TTACAGTGTTCCTAATAGGAAGTAATCATATGCTTTGTAATCGATATGGACAATGGTATCCGTTTTCTTTATCGGGACAATCGTACCTTTGCCATCTTTAACTCCATAGAAAGCCGAAACGGATAGAAAATCGTCAAGGACCTTTTCATCAACATGCAATGCCTTGGCAATCACCGGCAGCTGCTTGCGAAGCAGGACAGGGGCGTTCAGCTTGATGGAAAACATACGGCAACTCCTTTCGCGTGTATCATTTTGTAGCTTTGTGTATCATTCTGTAACTATTATACAGGGAGAAAAATAGAATTGCAATAAGTAAAACAACAAAAAAATACAAAAAAGTACACGAGGATACAAAAACGAATGAGGCAGAAAGGAGTTCGCCTTGTTTCCGTTCTGGACGAAGCAGTTTGGGATAGGCGACGCGCCAGGAAATTTAGATTCTGCCGCTCGGTAGGCTGCTAACGGGCTGCAGAAAGGAAGGCGGCAAGCCCGGTGACTGAAAATTTTCGTGTTCGTCGCTTGGCAGTTGCACATTCGTGCGAATTGGATACAATGGAGAATATAAGCTGATGTAGTGTATGAGCCGCAGAGATTCGTTCTCTGCGGCTTGATTTTTCTCGAAAAGAGGTACAAAAGATGTGGAATCGGAAGAAAGCTCAGAAGGCGGCTTCGCTCGTCATGGCGGTCATGATGACGCTGACCCTGGTGCTTAGTACGGTGGTGCCGGTCGTTTTGCAGACGGCAGCAGTTTTCTAAAATCTCATGGTTTGTTCTAGCCCCGCGTGGATGAAATGTCTGCGCGGGGCTTTTTTGTTTTTGCGGAGGAAATCATCATGGCGGAAAAGAAGCGGCAATACTCACGAACGCTCGCACAGAAACGGTGCTTGGAAGCGATTGAGCGGGCAATTCTCATCAATAAGAGCGAGGCGGAAAGACCTTTCGTGTTTCAGGTACAGGAATTGGTCGTGTTCGGGCCTCTGGTCGATACCGATGCGCCCACAGTCCACGGAGTAGATATCCTTGCGACTACGGCGCGGCATCACAGATACCGGAATCGGGACGAGGCATTTCACAGCGACAGTGAGGATTTTATCAATAAGTACGCTCCGTTCAGTATCTGTTCGTGGCGGTTCCGGGAAGAGTTCCCGGAAAAGGATATGCTGAACTACCTCAAAGGCCGGCACATGGGTATCGTGACGATGTACGGGAAGCAGGATAGGACTTTGCTCGATGATGGCAGATTCTTTACCATTATCCGAGACGGCAGGGTTCAGGCTGACCAGCTGGATGCTTTGAAGGAACTGTTCCGAGGTAAAGCATGAGCGCCGTTACGTTGATGCAGGGAGACTGCTGCGAGAAGCTGAACGGAATTCCGGCACATTCCGTGAACCTCGTCTTAGCGGACCCGCCCTACGGTATTACACATCAGGCTTGGGATACGGTATTGCCGTTTGAAGATTTTCTTGAAAAGAACGGCAAACGCCTAAGCCTGACTGAGTTTCTTCTTTCCTGCTACAAGACGGGGATTTCCTATTCTGAAGCAATGTCCGAATGGACCCAAAACAAACAGCAGGGGATTTGGAAGCGGCTGGATAGAATCCTGACCGAGAACGGCGCAGTGATTCTTTTCTCGGCGGGGGCATACACCAAGACCTTGATGGACAGTAAAGTCATACCGTGGCGATATAACCTCATCTGGCAGAAGACATCTCCGGTAGGGTTCCTCAACGCGAACCGGATGCCGCTGCGAGCACATGAAGACATTCTGGTGTTTTACAGGAAATTGCCGACCTATAACCCGCAGAAGACCTCGGGGCATCCAAGGAAAGTCTCAACGGCGGAGCACAAGCGGAACTCAAAGATGACTGAGGATTACGGGAAATACAAGGCAAAAAGCTACGACAGCACCGAGAGATTTCCCACGAGCGTTTTGACATTTGCCACTGATAAGCAGAAATGCGCAGCGCACGGCACGCAGAAACCCGTAGCGTTATGTGAGTGGCTCATCAGAAGTTACACGAATGAGGGCGATACGGTCCTTGATTTTTGTATGGGAAGCGGCTCGACCGGCGTGGCGGCAATGAATACGAATAGAAACTTTATCGGCATCGAAAAGGATGCCGATTTTTTTGTTGTTGCGAAAGAGCGAATCGCTGATGCGGCGCAAAGCCGTTGAAGATAACGCTATTTGTTTTCGCACAGCGACCAACAAAAAGCATCTTAAACACACGCGTGCGTTCAATAAATGAGCGCGTGTGTTTTTTGTGCATTCCGCGCTTTTAACGCTCATTTTTTGTAAATAAGTATCCGATGCGGAGCGATTCTGCATCGGTTCTTTATAGGACCAAAAATGAATAAGAACAAAGTATACACGCATGTTTCGCTATTTTCCGGTTCAGGTGGACTTGATATCGGCTTGGAGCAGGCTGGGTTTCATACGGTATGGGCGAACGACTTCAATCATGATGCCTGCGAGACCCATAGGCTGTGGAGTAATGCCACTGTCGTAGAAGGTGATATCGGGAAAGTAGACTACGATACCATCCCGGATTGTGATATTGCTTCCTTTGGCTTCCCGTGCCAGGGTTTCAGCCTGTCGGGACCGAGAAAAATCGATGATAGCCGGAATGTACTCTACCGGCATTGCGTCAAGTTGGTCGAGAAGAAGCAACCAAAGCTGTTTCTTGCTGAGAATGTCAAAGGCTTGCTGACGCTGGGTGGCGGGAAAATCAAGGACGCTATCATCGCAGATTTTGAGAGCAAGGGATATGTGGTGTCCATCAACCTTGTCAATGCTGCAGACTATCATGTTCCGGAAGATAGACAGCGAATCATTATTGTAGGCATCCGGAAAGACCTTGCTGAGAAGTATGGCGTAGAGTTCAAGGTTCCTGCACCGTTTCCTGACCGTATCAGTATCAGACAGGCATTAGAGGGATTAGCACCGGCGGCAGAGGATGAAATCTGCAAAGAAGCCTACTCCTCGCGCTACATGTCCCGGAACCGGAAACGCGGATGGGACAGCGTATCGTTCACGATTCCCGCGATGGCTAAGCAAGTGCCTCTCTGGCCTGGGTCGCCTGATATGGTGAAGGTCGGCAAAGACCATTGGCAGTTCGGAGAGAAAGGTAGTACCAGACGGCTGTCTTATAGAGAAGCAGCCGCTATCCAGACATTCCCGAAAGATATAGTCTTTTGCGGGAATCTGACGAGTAAGTATAAGCAAATCGGGAATGCAGTGCCTTGCGAACTTGCAAGAGTCGTGGGCACGGAACTGTACCGTATCCTGAATAAAATTGAAGAGCAAGAAAGTCATTGTCCGGCATGAGTGATTCGTGCCGGATTTTTTATTGGAGTCATCATGCCAGAGACAAGAAAATATACCGTTGCTGACCTGTTCGCGGGTGTAGGTGGATTGAGTTACGGGTTTTCAAGGAACGACCGCTTTGAAATCATCTTGGCAAACGAGATGCAAAAGGATATTGCGAAAGCATATACCCTCAACCATCCTGCGGTAAATATGCTGCAGGGTGACATCAAAGACCTGTCCGAAGACATCCTCCATCAAGCGATAGGAAACCGTACAGTTGATGTCGTGGTCGGTGGCCCGCCGTGTCAGTCGTACTCTACGCTCGGTAAACGCCAAATGGATGCGCGGGCAAATCTTTTCATGGAATACAAGCGCGTTCTCCGCATCCTACATCCGAGAGCCTTTCTGTTCGAGAATGTCAAAGGTATTCTGAGCATGGATAAAGGAGCCCTGTTTGAGCATGTCCGCAAGGAATTCGAGGATATTGGGTACAGCCTCCAATACAAAATCCTCAATGCCGTAGACTACGGTGTACCGCAGCTGCGAGAACGGGTCATTCTAGTTGGGTTCTTAGGCGAGAATGCCTTTCAGTACCCGGAACCTACACACGGAGAAGGACTACTGCCGTATGTGACGCTGCATGATGCGCTCAAAGACCTGCCTGCGCTCTCGTGCGGGGAGAAAAGCACCGTGTATGCCGCCCCTCCCGACAATACATTCCTTCAATGGGTCCGGCAGGGTGGTTCCGATGCGCTTACGGAGCATAAAGCCCCGAACAACAGCGCCCATCTTCGCAGAATCATGGCGGCGCTCAAAGATGGGCAAGGCAAGGATGATTTGCCGGAAGAACTCAGACCTAAGAGCGGGTTCAAGAACACCTACGCGAAACTCTGGTGGGAGAAACCCGCCACTACCATCACTCGGAACTTTGCCTGTCCGTCCTCATCAAGATGCATCCATCCGAGAGATTCGAGGGCACTCACGATACGCGAAGGAGCACGGTTGCAGAGTTTCCCTGATAGCTACCAGTTCTACGGCTCCGATTGCCTGAAACGCTTAGAAATCGGCAACGCCGTCCCGCCGTTGCTTTCGGTGGCGTTGGCTGAACAGATGCTGAAAGCACTCGATGCAGAAAAATAACATACCTACAGATTCTCGGCACTAAATAGCCGGGAGCGAGGACTAATACATGAATAATAAAAACGCCGAGTGGCAACGCGAATACTACTTGACACATGACAAGTACCGGATGCAGGGGCAAGGGACAGATTGCTATAAGGTCATCAAGAGCCTTACTCGTATCCTGCAGCTGCCTACCATTGCGAAACTTACGACCGACAATGAATCGGTCATCGGTGATTTCCGACTGAACAGCGGCGAGTATGGGCTTGAGCCTTACGATGAGTACGCTATCAAGGTAGATGATACCTACGGCGCATCATTCTATATCCTTGTCCATAGAAGGGCTGATACGACTTTCCTGTGCCCGATTCTCGTAGGCTTTGATGGCGAGAACACTTGCGCCATGGTCATGCCTACCGATAACTGGCGGATGCGGGAAATGACGGCATTTGTCGAGCTGAGAAGGGCTGAGAAGGAATTCGGCGTGGACGGGCTGATGATGGCAGTGAACACCCGGAATGGGGTATACGGCTACCTTTCCGTTCTGAACGAGTCTGGCAACTTGTTGGAACGGTGGCTGCGAACCGAGCGCGATTCCCTACATATACGGAACTCTGTGACGGCTCCGAGCTCAGCGGCGCTGATACTGCAAATCTGGCTGCATACGATATGTCTCTGGAAGCGGCGGTGTCTGAGTCGGAAGGTTGAGCAGCGCATCGTACACGCGAACGGGAAGCAGAAATCAGTCAGGGATGTCAGAGAGTGCCTGAACACCTCCAAGCAGACTATCGTGGACCTCAAAAAGGGCATTGTGGTCTATGTGAATGATGGTGGAGGGAAGCGGGCGTTTGCCGGGTTCTGTGTGCTCCAATCTGAGCGCTGCGGGCATTTCCGGCATCTGCAAAGCGGCAAGGTCGTCTATGTCCGACCAACGACCGTTCACTACAAGAAACTGAACCCCAACAAGGCTATCAGTCAGACTGCCAAGCCGGTAATCTATCGGAACACAGAGGATTTCCTGCGCGAGAAATCTTATCTCGAAAACGATGTGCTCATGATGCTCAAATGCAACGGTATCGAGTATCAGCGGGAGAAGATGTTCACATGGCTGGGAAGGAAGCGTCTGGATTTCTTCCTGCCGGGCAAGAACATTGCTATTGAGTGTCAGGGTGTGCAGCACTTTTACCCCTATGGCAGCGATGACAAGGATTTTGAGGCACGAAAGCAGCGGGATACGGACAAGTACAACGAATGTACCGGCAATGGCGTGCAGGTTCTTTATTACATGAGCGAGTTGATTCCGGTGCCTGACGAGATGGCAAGGAAATACCGGTATGTAACCAGTATCGATGAGTTGCTGGCGATTCTTAACGATAAATGAATTGACAAGACTGGTCAGCCTGATTGGTGGTATATGGAGGAGTATATGAGGAAAGTGGAAGAGCAAGTCAAACGCTCAACTCGGCAATTAGATAACAAATAATATAAAGTGGATTTAATCACCCACTCATTCAATAAAATGGCGAATTATCGATGTAGTCGTAAGAAGGGAAACATGATGAAATTAGATACACTACTAGAGGCGATAAAAGTTGCAATCGAACACATTGCAGATAAGATAACTGTAAACGGAGTCATTTTTTCGGCATCCTTCGGATTTGCATTGTATGGTTTTTGGGGCCACAGCAAAATTTCTCTGTGTATAGGTTGTGCCACATGTGTGTTTTTTGTTATCAACATTATATTTACTCATAGAAAGAGTATTGTTGATTGGTATGTGAGAAAGAAAAGCGAGCATTGTATAGAGAAAAATGGGAATCGCATAATAGAAAAGCGAACAAAAGAAGCAAAAGCAGTTATGGATACTATGTACTCAAATTACCCGAACGCAATCTTATTAGAACCAAACTGTCCACCTGTAAAAGAACTAGAATTACTAAAAATAATATATCCAGCAATAGGGGGAGTTTGCCTATACGATGGACGAGTTCCGAAACAATATTATTACCTTAACATGTGGGCAAAAGATATAATTGACGATAATAGAAAGAAAAAGAGAAGCACAAAAAAGTGATAAAATTTGTGCCACATTACTCTGACCGCAAATAATACACAGCCAGCGATGTGAAAGACAATGTTTAACCCTAAGAAAACTACCCGCAAAGTCATTCACGAAAGTGAAGCTACTTACTCCGGCACCGTGGCTGCTGTCACTCCCAAGACCATTGTGGTATTCATCCCGGCACTCGATGTTGAGGTGAATGCCCAGCGCAACCCCGATACATCTGTCCAGAACGGTTCTATCCCCGGAGTAGGAGATATTGCTACTGTGCAAGTAGTGCTCGGAGACGGCGACTTTGTTGTCACCGCTGCCACGTTCGTGCCACAGCAGGACATCAGGGAAGACATTCCCCTCAATGATGAAGACTTCTTTGATGACGATTTGGAAGATGAGGAAGCAGAGGAGTATGACTGGTACAACGAACCTCCCGTAGAGGATTTTGGCAACTTGGATATTGACTGAACAGTCTGCGGACACAGATGAAAGGATATGGAATCATGACCTTTTTACCTATCGAGGTAATGCTTACCGCAGGAATTGTATTGCTCGCACTAGCGCTCGTGATACTTTCTGCCATAGCAACGAGAAGAAAAGCCGTAAGCAAAATCAAAGAAACCAGTGCTAGGTATCTGGCGTACAAAGCCTTGCGCGAAAAGTATCAATATCTCAGCGTTGAAGGCAATGTCGAATACTACGAACGCTTAGAAAGCAAATATAAATTCGACCATTTTAATTTCGACAAATATGTATTCGGTCAAGTTTGCAAAGAACGCGATAAATTTGAAGAAATGCTGGATGCTGTAGAAATCAACAGAAGGCTACTCACTGAGTTTGAGGAAGAGTATAAGCTACTGCCTGACTTCACAGAAAATCCTCCGTCATGGTTGTACTCTGTGTTGGAGCGCACGGTAATGCGAAACGAGGAAAAGCACCGCAAATCTCCGACGACAAAATTTACGATAACCTGCTCAATCCGATATACATCACCTGCCGGTCGTAATCGTTATGCAAACCATCAAACATATTCTACTGAAGATGTTGAGGGCTTTGTAAATCAATCATACGCATTGGAAAAAGAACGCGAAACCAAAGAGTACCAGCGCAAAATCTTGACGCCGTCTTTACGATATGATATTTTAAAGAGGGACAACTTCAAATGCGTGATTTGCGGACGAACGCCAAAAAGGGACGGAATTACGCTCCATGTGGACCATATAATTCCGGTATCTAAAGGCGGGAAGACGGAACCTGAAAACCTTAGAACGCTGTGTAGTATTTGTAATCTTGGGAAAAGCGACAAATACGACGAAAACGGACTAAACTGATACCAAAATGGTAGAATACCAACAACCCAAACAAATCCCATCACGAAAGGAGCCATACCATGTCCACCCTCAAAAACGGCGAGTTCGGCATCGACTTGGACAAGGAGAAAATTCTCTGGACCGACCGAAAACGCCACACCATCTTTTCTCTGCCGCTGTCCTTTACAAAGTACACCCTGACCGAAACCAAACTCATCATCCAGCGTGGCTGCTTTAATCTGCGCGAAGACGAGATTCAGCTGTACCGTGTCCGGGACATCGCGTTCAAACAGAACTTCTATGAGCGCCTTTGCCGCGTCGGCAGCATCCATCTCTGTTCCACGGATGCTATGACACCGGAAATCGACATCCGCCGCATCAAGAACCCGCGTGATGTCAAGGAAGTGCTTTCTAAGACCATCGAGGCTTGCCGGAAAGCAAACGGTATCCGTACTTCGGAAATCATCGGGGACCATGGCCGCTTCCCTGAGCCTGACCCGCATGGTATGCCTCCTGAACCTTGCCACGAACATCCTCATGACTAATACCAGCCCGTACAGATTCAGTTCTGTGCGGGCTATTTTTTGTTTCCAAAAGAAATTTTCGGAAAATCCGGCCAAGCCGGATTTCAGGGCAGTGTGGTAGTTGACCGCCTATGCGAACGGCCTAGAATTGAAAGTATAGCAAGCACACATCAATACAAAGGGGAATCCATCATGGAAACTAACATCCTGAAATTTGAGCTAACCGCTACTCGTCACGTAGACGACAACACACCCGACACCATTACCGCCTCCATCGGTATCCCTATCGAGGCCGATGACGATGCGGTCAACGAAGCGATGAACAGCGATGAACTGATTACCTACGCTGTCGGCGTATTGTATGACCTTGCGGCCTATATGCGCCCGAAGTGGCTGGATGGTGAGGACACCGGCATGACCCTGGAAACCTATTTCGGTGACAGCATATGTCAGACCCGCAATGGCTTCGTGACGATGGATAAGAAAGGGTACAGCTTCGACCTCGAAGATTAAGCTGAGCCAATTAGGAGTCTTGCCTGCATCAGCGGGTGAGACTCCTTTTTGCTGTGTAGCTGCAAAATATAGTTGACGACCCATGCGACTGGCATACAATAGAACATACTGAACAGCGTTGACAGCGTTGCTTCGGTAAAGACGAATAGAGTCCAGAGCCGACTTTAAATGCTCACTGCGAAGAAAGACCTGCCTGCGGCTAACAGGCTGGTCTTTTCTTTTTGCGGGCGTTTTTTGCTTTGCCAAAAATGTATCTAATCCGTGAACATATAGCGTTCATCGTTGTATCCAATACAACTTCGTGGTATAATGCAAGTATCGAAACAAGCAAAACATTCCGTATCATCGAAGATATTTCAGAGGCATGTCTATGAAGCGATTCCTCTCGTTCATCCACAAAGCACTCTTTCTTTTGGCTATCGCAGCCATTTCTGTGGCGTTCGAGGGATGCAGTGAAGTGGCGGACAAGACGATTGACGGCATCAAGGACCTGCCTGCGCAAATCATTCGGATGGCAACTCCTGAGATTGCCGAAACGGTGGGTTCGGAGAAAAACATGACGCCTGAGACCGCAGCCACGGAATACAACTACATATACTTCCGGTACAATAATCAGTGGGTCACGAATAAACTCATCAGCTACGAGGTAGTCGATGACGGGCAGAATATAAAGTTTACCGTAGAAGGTAACAGTGTAGCCAGTTATTATACCAGCATGGCAAATGTCGTGCTCATGCACAAAGACGAAAACAACACACGCACACAGAATATATACGAAAAACTGGCGGAGGGGACAACCTATGGCTGATGCACAACGAGGGCAATTTGTAATTGATTGTAAAAATGGAGAAGCAGCCGGTATTATTCACGGTTTGATGCATGATAAAACCATGTTCCGCCCGGAACTCGACCTTGCAAATGCGCATCCGAAGGAGTTCGATAACGAGCATATTTTCCCACTCGACATGTTCATTAACAGCGATTATTTGCTTAAACTCAGCAGGGAAGAGTTTGCAAAAGAATTAAAGCGGCTGTTCGATGAAGATATAATCGGATATGCTCAGGTGGTTGTTGCTACTGACATCCATGATATGCATCGCATCGTGGTCCTGACAGACCCCACACAGATGGATAAACTGAGTCGGATTGCTGTATCTCTGTTCGGCGTACCGAAAAGGGAAGCAAGACGAATTATCGCCAAGTATCAGGCTCAGTAAAAAGCGAGGAGGATAAAAGAATGCTGGCAAATATCGCAGTTTTACGAACTGTTAAAGCAAATGTAAATGAAGCAATTATGGTTGCGTTACCCTCGATTTTGTTCGAGAGTTCGCACGACAAAAAAGATACACAGAAATACTATCTGCAGGGTCCTGCGGCTGAATATATTCCTGTTGAGATACCGGATACTTATGCCAAGAAATTCTCCAAGTGCGCTACGGCATTGGCGATGCAGCTTGTCCTTCTCAGCAACAAGACGAAAGGCTTCTTTGGTCCTGAAATCTGCAATGTGGAGGGCAAAGATATCCAGACTGCCCGGAGCATCATAAACTCCATCATGGGCGAGAGACAGGCAAGGTTTTATAGCGCAAAGCTGAACGATGAAGTGTATGATACGCAATATGCGGTCAGCGAATATGCGGTTGAGAATTGGGCAGATGACATTGTGCCGCCAGTTGTCATCAACAGCTGCATCTGGGCTATCGTGGCAAATACCGCAGCAGAGATGCAGAAGGACAACCGTTTCCTGCGCAGAAAGGAAATCTGCGATACCGAGTTTTTTGAAATCGCGACCCGCATTTACAATGAGTTGCTGGGGTTTGCAGCGAGAAAATACGAAATCTTAGACATTGGTGAATGACTATGAGTGTCAACCTTATTGAGGGCAATATCTTAACACCGCCGACTCGTAACGAGAATACTATCATCTGCCATCAGGTGAACTGTCGTGCCGCAATGGGTGCGGGTCTTGCCAGACAGATTCGGGATAAGTGGCCCGTCGTGTTCGATGAATATGTGAAAGTTTGCAGTCCAAAGAAACTCGGTGACTTTCAGGTGGTTCAGGTCGCCCCGCAGCTATATGTCGCCAACCTGTTCGGGCAATCAAGCTTTGGCAGAGAAAAGCGTCAGACGAACTACGCGGCGCTGGGAACGGCTCTTTTCAGAGCAATGAAAGAACATCCTAATGCAACTTTCCGCGTTCCTTACGGTCTCGGCTGCGGGTTGGCAGGCGGAAACTGGGTAACGGTGCTGAATCTCATTGAAGAAGCCGCCAATGCTTGGAATGTGAACGTTGAGATTTGGGCGCTGCCCAAAAAGTAAAGGATTAGCATGTACAATACCAACTACAAATGCGTCAAGCCGTTCGATGTATGGCTTGATGCCATCGGTCAAGATGGCAAGAAAATTCCATATCGGGTAAAGCGTGGGACCATCTGGCGTCTGGTTTGGTGCGGTGGCGAGCAGAGCTTCAAGGAATTCACCGGACCGGATAAGATGCACATTACACTGCCGGATGAGTATGTCGAGAAATATTTCAAAAAGGTATGAGTTTGGGGAATTATTGTCCATATACGAACGGTAATGTCGTATACCTTCAGTGTAAAGAATGCGAAGAAAAACTCTGCGAGAAAGACAGGTTCTTTTGCGGAGTTGCAGGAACGCCGTTATCGATGACAAAGTCTCACAAACAGATGTCGGAATACCTCGACAAAATGCTGGCTAAGCGAGACAAGGTTGTCATTGCTGCAGAATCCGGTAAGAAGATGGCTGCTTTGGCAGCTATGTACGCCAACGAACGCGACACTCTTTCATTCCCGTCACAAACTATGATTTGTCCACATACTTATCTAAACAGCAGCAAAAAGGCTGCGTAGTTTTTGAAGGAGTCACAGATGAACGAGAAATCGAAAACACCTGTCGTGAGCTGCGCATACCGCTGCGGCACTGTAGATTGGAAGGAGCGTAAAACTATGATGTACCAAAAGCTGGTTCGGGATAATATCCCGGCTATCATTGAGAAGAACGGGGAAACCTGTGTGACGCGCACGCTGTCCGACAAAGAGTACGAGGACGCTCTGATGAACAAACTGCAGGAAGAGGTCGCCGAACTGCTGGAAGCCTACACTGCCAAGGAGCGGAGTGCTCTTGACTGCGCGGAAGAAATGGCAGATGTGATGGAGGTCCTGTACGCTATGGGCAAGACCTGCGCTATTTCCACGAGGGAAGTGGAACAGGTCAGAAGCCAGAAGGCAGCAGAGAAGGGGACTTTCTCCAAGAAAATCTTCTTGGTTTCGACTGAGAAGTGAGAGGAGCGGTTTGTGACGCAGCAAGACGCAGTGCGGTTAATCAGAAAACTGATTTTTGCCAAAAACAGTCAGGATTCTACGCATTTTTACCGGTGTGTAGACGAAATTGCTGAAGTCTTAGACAAACAAGGCGATAAAGAAGGCGCTCGCGCTATTCGCAATACATCCCGTGATGGCTATGTAAAATCGTACTACGAGGCAAGTCGGCAAGCACAGCCTCTCGGTAGCCCCTTTGTCAGCTACAAGCCTGCGTTCGTCATCGACAACAAGGATATCGCGTTGTGGCACGCGAGGAACGATAATCCGCAAATGCGTGTCCGACACATTTTAGAGTATATCGAAAACGGGGAAATGGTCGGAAAAGATGTGCTGGAATACGATGCAAGCACCGATAAATGGCATCGTATCGAGGCGGAATCTATCGAGTTGGTATAGGGACACTACATCACCCATGCTCATCTAACCCCTTTCTGCTGACGGTCAGAAGATGAAATAAAATATACAAACAGCGATTTTTATCAACAGCCCCTTGCACATTTGTGCGAACTGCATACAATCTAAATTATAGACTAAAAAATGTACCCTGATGGCTGTTGTGATAGCTGTCAGGGGCTTTTTGTTGCCTGCCAATCTACTATTCGGAGGGATTACAATGACGCTCAAAGACTTGTCCAGCGAACAGCAGGACCTTGTACGGCTGGCGCTTGACGGGAAAAACGTGTTGTGCGATGCCTGTATCGGAAGCGGTAAGACGTCCACCATCAATGTTTTGTGCAACGAGTTTGATTCCTCTAAGGAAATTCTGTACCTAACCTATAACCGGCTTTTGAAACTCGATGCACAGGAAAAGATTCTGAACGATAATGTCACGGTCCAGAACTATCATGGATTTGCCTCGAAAATCCTGTACCGGCGCGGCATCAAGAATGTCGGACAGGGCGAGCAGATTGGGATGGTCTTGAGGAAGCGTATTCCTGTCGGGCACTTTGATGTGCTTATCATCGACGAGTATCAGGACATCAACGAGGAAATCTCGAAGATGCTCGAATACATCAAGGAATCGAACCCCGGTCTTCAAATCATCGCAGTCGGTGACATGAAGCAAAAAATCTATGACCAGACCTCGCTGGATATCTGGTCGTTCATCCATAAGTTCTTAGGCAAGCACACACAGGTCAATTTCACGCAATGTTTCCGCTTGTCCCATGACCTCGCACAGCGGCTCGGAAACATCTGGGGCAAGGATATCAACGGCGTGAACAAGAACTGTAAGGTATCGACCATGTCCCGTGAGCAAGTGGTAGACTATCTGGATACCAAGAACCCGAAGGATGTCCTGTGTCTCGGTGCCAGAACGGGGTCTATGGTAAAGGTTCTGAATGAACTGGAAGCAAGACCCGGCAACCTCTATGACAAGAACCATGTATATGCCAGCATCAAGGAACCTGATGGCGAAAAGCATGTAGCACCCGGCGCGGACGTTGGTATCTTTACGACCTTTGACGGCAGTAAAGGCATGGAACGCCCCATCTGCGTTGTCTTTGATTTCACGGAATCCTACTGGTGCTCTCGTGTATTTCAGCCTATGGCGCGGTATGAGATTCTGAGAAACCTTTTCTGCGTTGCGGCGAGTCGCGGTAAGGATGAGGTCATCTTTGTAGAGCCTCCGAAAAAAGAGGACAGATTTGGGCTGGTCAGCGATAAAACCCTGATGACTCCCGTCAAGATGAATCAGGAGTTCAATACAAAGTTCGATATCTCTGAAATGTTCGATTTCAAGTTTGATGAGGATGTAGAGCACTGCTACCAGCTTATCAATACGACGCCGGTCTTCCATAAAGATGTACATGAAATCGAAATCAAGCATTCGGACGCGATGATTGACTTGGCTCCCTGCATCGGCATCTACCAGCAGGCGAACTTCTTTGACTACTACGATATAGACAGCGCGATTGCCTTCTACATGTACCTGCATAACGACAAGAAGGTAGCACTGCCTGCCAGCTGGAAATCCGTGGAGGAGAAGGTCCTGTTCCTGACGATGCTGATGACGAGTCAGGACCGGTACGTAAAACAGGTCGAGCTCCCTTTCATTACGAGAGCGCAGGAAACAGACCTGAACAAGCGTCTGTCTATGGTGTTCACTCCAGACGAGTCCGTACAGGAACGCTGTGAGTTGACTGCCATAGTAGATACCAAGGCGAAGAAGAAACTCGTTATCAGCGGCATGGCAGATGTCGTGAAGGACAACAAGGTCTATCTACTGAAATTCGTGTCTTCGCTCGCTCACAAGCATTTCCTGCAATGTGCCTGCTATATGCTGGCTACCGGGTTAAAGCAGGGTGTTGTCTGGAATATCCGCGATAACATGATGTATGAAATCGAGATTCCGGAACCTGACAAGTTCCTTGACGCGGTAATCACCTGTATCACGAAGCAGGTCTTTGCCAAGGCAGAAAGCTATACGATTTCCAAGGATTATACGCAGGACCTCGATACCATCATCGAGCAAATCATGACCGATGATTCCCTGCCGGAATTCGATGTCGGCGGCAATGTCAAGGAAGAAAAGAAGACGGCTGATGAAGGTATCTCTATCATCCGCCGTGGTGAGCAGTACATCATTGTGGATGCTGCAAACCGTCAAATCGTCGATAACAGCGCCATGAACGGCTACGATTCGATTCTCGCTGCCTGTGAGGATTATGTCAGGAAAAACAAGCAGCTGGCAGAGGAATCCATGTCCAAGAAGGAACTGCTCAGCGTTATTGAGGATTGGCTCGACAATCACAGGGATTTCGAAGCAGCTATGTCCAAGACCGAGGTGGATATCAAGCACCATATCGGCGAATATGCAAACTACGCTTCTCTTTCCACCTATGTTGTTCGTAAGATGCTCAAAGACCGTGGTCTTATCATCAATTTCAGCGAACGCCAGCTGTTGAAGGTCTGGAAGGAGCGGAAGAAGAAGGATACGAATACCGTGGAGAATACGCGGTACGAGACCCTTGCCTCTACGCTCGAATCCCTCGTTAAGGCAGGGGTCGATGTCCAGCTTGAAATGCCGGAAGAGGAGAAGGCCGCAAAGCCCGAACCGGACCCGGAAGAAGAAAAGCCTCAATTCGATAAGCGCATCCCCTATACCGTTATTCGTTCGTCCCGGCTCTCTAAGCCCAACGATGTGCGGTATATTGTCGTCAATCTGAACGACAAGGACCAGGTGCTGGACGATGCAAGCGGATACGGATACAAGTCGATTTCTGCCGCACAGAAGGGCTACGGATATAAATGCCGGAATCTCACCAAGTACGGTGAAGTTAAGCACTCGTCAAAGCCCAAAACCAATATCCCGGTCTCGCAGAGCCGTCAGCTCTCGTTCGGTGATTTTTGAGAAGGAGGGACTATATGACCTACAGCGAAGCATTCCCTTTATGGGTGGCGGAAGTGTACCGGAACCATGGCTATGAGCCGGATAAGTGGTACGGGTCAGAGGTTGCAGAAACGCTGTACAACGAAGCGATGGCGACCTATAACGGACCTTCCGCCACGATACAGGACTATATCGAAGCCATCCCGTCTGCAGAAGAATTCGCGTATTTAGACTATGCGATTGAACGGCTGCGCCGCGATAACATCAACCTGAACGCACTTTCCGACAAAGAGCGCTGGGCTTTGATGGATAAAATCGTCGCAGAGTATCCGCAGTACAAGAACGCTCACACATCCCGTGCCAAGCAGGTACAGCAGACCTCGATGCAGGCGGCGCTCGATGCCGAGCGTGATGTTCTCTTGCAGGCTGCAAGGCGCAATGCGAGCCGGTACAGTGAGGCAGAGGAAGCCACAAAGGATTTTGTAATCGAGTAAAGGGGGCAGTAAAAGAATGGTCAAAATTTGCGGCTACAGTGACGATACCGTTTGTCTGGATAATTCCAAATACTTTGAGGATGAAATCGGGTGCTTTGATGTCGCCGGTGTTAGGCTCTATTTGGATGACGGCACGGTGCTTTTTGTCTGCTACTCCTCCGGTGTCTGGCGTATTTTCATCGAGCAGGAAGGTTCCGCGCCGCACCAGCACAAGGTCTGTCAGGAGACGAATGAGGACGACTACAGCGATGAGTTTTACACCGAAGCTGATGTTGTTCGGCATGAAATTGCATTAGCGAGAAACTGAGGTGAGGTGAGAATTATGAATTTCTCTAAAATCCGTATGATGTTCTTCGATTTCGACGATACACTTCTCATTCATTATCGAGAACAGAAACTCGATGCGACTGCCGATGCGCACAGAGCACGGCTGCTTCGGTATGAGGCGGAGAATCGAGGCGGGTACAGGGTATTCGACGAAATTGGGGAAGCCAATACGCTTGTTAAGCATTTTCTCGAAAACTGCGACGGTATCCCGAAATACTGCATCACCCGCGTACAGGACAGTATGACCCTGCCGTATAAAAAGCAGTGGCTTGAAATGCACTATCCGGGACAGTTCCTCGATGTCATCGGGACTGCCACCCCCGAACGGAAAACCTCCGTCATGAAACTCCTGACCCAAGCTGCCGGTCTGAATGCTGCGCAGGCTCTGTATGTAGATGACTATTACGAAGCCCTCAATGAGGCGGCGAAGGAAGGCTTTACGGTCATGACGGTACAGGAACTCATGCTGCGGCAATATACGGCGGAGCAATAATAAAGCGCTAAGCCACTAACAAACTAAGGAGGACTACCATGAAAAAGATTCTGAAATTTCTTGCCGCTGCGGCATTTGCCGTCGCTGTGTACCAGCTTGTTTCGCTGCACCGCAAACGCCGTAAGATGGTAGAGATTGGTCAGCAGATTTTCCGGTGATACCTGATGGCGAAAACTCAGCTGACCCGCGATATTGAGGCCGCGCTTCATGCGTGGCATCCTTCCAGCTACGGCGGGTATCGGGTGGATTCGTTTCGTCAAGGGTTCGATGCCTTAGAAGTGCCGGTCGAATGCGGGTCTGTCAAATCCGGATTGGTCGATTTTGTCCGGGTGCAGGAATGCTTTACCGCTGAAACCAAATACGGAACCTGTAAACTAGCCTCGCTTATCGAAACGGATACGGATGTTCCGCCTGTTGTGATACAGGAAAAGGCGAAAGCAGCAACCTGCGTCAAGAATATTTCATCGCCGGATTTTTGCAGGGAGCACTGTTCCGAGCGATGGTGCCACTTCCACAAGACGAATCATCTGTATACGCTCGATGCCGTCATCACTTGTGTGGAAATCAAGATTTCCGTGAGCGATTTTCACTCGGCACACGGGCACAATTTCGTCGGGCACTGCAACTACTATGCGATGCCCACAGAGCTATATAAGAAGGTCAAAGGAGAGATACCAGAAGATATTGGTGTCCTGCTCTATTATGACGGCATGAGTACATGCGGAATCCGAAAGGTGAAGGAATGTAAGCCGCACATTCTCTCGGAAAAAACACAAAAATGGCTGATTATGTCCGTTGCTAAAAAGCTGCCCCGGTTCGACATGAACTGAGGGCAGCTTTTTTATATATTTTTAGTTTTAGAAAGGATAAACTCATATGCGGCGAACCAAAGCACTGATACTCGTTGCAACATTGGCTGTGCTGACCAGTGTTGCAGCCTGTTCATGGCAAGCGGAACCTCTGCCTGCCGAATCAGCACAATCCGAATCCTCTCTCAACACTTCTGAATTTGCGACGCAAGAAACAGCAGAAAAAGAACAGCAAATCCCGGACTTATCCGGCGTACCGGAACCGAGCCCGGAACCCGCTGCATTTCCTGAACCGTCTCCTACACCGCAACCAGAACCTTCCCCGGGTCCGACTCCCGAACCGACGCCTGCGCCGACTCCCGAACCTGCGGCAGCGACCTCTGTCTGGGGTGATGTTGCCCCTGCAGCCTGGGGTCAAGCCTACGGCACGATTACCTGTGACGCGATTGGCCTAAACTCTTCTCTTATCTGGGGCGATGACCAGAGTCTTTTGAATCAACGCGATGGGGTGTATCAGTATCCCGGTTCTTATCAAGTCGGTGTGACCGGAGGACATCTGCTTTGCGCACATAACGACAGCGTGTTTTCTTTGCTGCAATATGTCAGCATAGGGGATAACTTTGTTGTGGATACCGATTACGGCGAGTATGTGTATTCCGTCACCCTGGCAAAACCAGGCTATGTATCCTCGGATGCGAGCACCGTGATTGCGGATGACGGCACTGTCCTCGTTAATTTCACAGACGGAATCGATAAACTTATCATGTATACCTGCTATCCGTTTGGGTATTACAGCCCAACGAATCAGAGATATGTGGTTCAGGCTGTTTTGCAAGCATGATTGGAGATGTAGTTTTAGGATGCAAAAAAGAAAAATCCGAAAATTCCTGCATTACACAGGAACTGTCTTTATTCCGCTCATCATTGCTATGATGGGCGTTTTGTTTTGGGTGAAAGTAATGAACGACATCGAATGGCTCCTTCTTTCCCCGAAACATGTCGCGTTCGGCTGCGTTGCGAGCCTAGGCTTGGTTCTTTGCTGTATTTATGCGGACAGGATGCTGTGCCATGAGGTTTCGGATACGGTTTGAGTATTGCATGTTCTTGCGATACCGGTAAAATAGAATTGTACGATAGATACCAGATGTCTTACAATTCACAATTTCGTTTTTAGCGGACTTATCCCTTTCGGGGGATGGGTCCGCTTTTTTTATTTGAAAGGAGAACAAAACCCATGCAAACCAAACACGAATTTCTTCGGAGAACTGCAGCGGTAATTGCTGCGTTCTTCACACTGACATTCACAGGCTGCGGTCAGACACCGGAATCTCCGGGAAGCCTTCCTGTATCCGGGGTCGTCTCAGAAACTACCGCACAAAGCGGTCAGGAGACGGCTGGCGTATCGGAAGGCGGCAGCTTTACCATCCATTTCATCGATGTTGGACAGGCAGATTCCGCCCTCGTTACCTGTGATGGGCACTCAATGCTCATTGATGGCGGCAATGCCGATGACTCGAACCTTGTATATTCTGTATTACAGCGTGAGACAGAGGGACACTTAGACTATGTCGTAGGAACACACGCCCACGAAGACCACATCGGAGGTCTTTCAGGTGCCTTCGAGGCTGACACAGCCGATGTCACATTCTGTCCTGTGACAGAGTATGACAGCAAGGCATTCCGGAACTTTAAGGCTCGTGCGGACGAGAAGGGCGGTGGTATTACCGTTCCAGCAGTGGGGGATACATTCACCCTAGGGGAAGCCTCCATCACCGTTGTGGCTGTCAATTCCGTGCTTGAGGACACGAATAATACTTCCATCGTGATTCGCATTGTCTACGGAGATACATCCTTTCTGTTCACCGGTGATGCCGAGCAGGAAACGGAAGAGAAGATACTCAAATCCGGACAGGACATTGAATCCACAGTCTTAAAGGTCGGGCATCACGGGTCCAGCACATCCACCTCTCAGGCATTTCTGGATGCCGTGAGCCCTACTTATGCGGTCATATCCTGCGGCAAGGACAACAGCTACGGTCATCCGCACAGCGAGACCCTTGCAAAGCTGACCGGCGCGGGAGTTGAGGTGCTCAGAACGGACGAACTCGGTGATATCTACTGCACCTCTGACGGTACGGAAGTCACCTTCTCGTATGGGGAGTACCATAAGGACATCGAAACCTCTAGCGCCGAGGTGGAAGAGCCGCAACAGCCTGACACAATTTCCGAGACCTACATCCTGAACACGAACTCTCGCAAGTTTCACCGTCCAGACTGCTCCTTTGCATCTCAGATAAGCGATGCAAACAGAGAGGAGTATACCGGCACAAGAGAGGAACTTGTCGAACAGGGATATACACCTTGCGGTTACTGCAATCCGTAAATATCCAATCGGCCTCTTATCCATATAAGCCTATTTGAGTAGTACACGGAATGTCCCGCTCTGGACGAACCGGGTTCAGGAACGTGCTCTGGCTGACTCGAAAACGGCAAACGCCGATAAGGTACTAAAACGATAGCAAGTAAATCAGTCGCTGCCTACACAAATGGGCAGCGATTTTTTCTTGCCAAAATGTGCGAACCGAATAGAATGGGTATTGTACGATAGATAACATCCATATCGTAAAGGTATTGTGCCTTTCGTACAATTCACAATTTCGCTTAAAGGGCGGACTTCTCGTTTCTGAGAGGTCCGCCCTTTTTTGCGTCAAAACAAAAAAGGAGTGTAAACACCAATGTTAAGAGTTTTTACAATCGTCGCCAATGAGGTCATTGGCTTATCCGCAACGGAATGCACACTGATGCAATTCAGCTACAATCTGGAGCAAATCCATGACCCAGAAAGCGTCCTGCGCAGTGCTGTCATGGACTATCTCAAGACGGACGAAGGCAAACGACAGCTGGAAATCAACTGTGGCTGCTGGAACTGGGGCGATGTCGATGACATTCCCGGCTCGTTCTTCTTGAACTATGGTCTGGCTAAAATTGCGCCGCCGGATGTGAATGTTGTCGTTGACCGCAACGAGAGTTTCATGGATGACTACGACGATTGCACGGAAGAATAACAGAAAGGACATGAAAAAATGCGTATTTATAGCGCAAACAGCGTATTCATAGAAGTTACGCGTCGGTGCAATATGTGCTGTGCGCACTGCCTGCGCGGAGATGCCGAAAGCATCGATATTCAGGAGAAGTACATCGATGCTTTTCTCGACAGCTTTGAGACGGAAGCTTATATCAGCTCTCTTACCTTTACCGGTGGGGAAATCTCTCTGAATATACCGGCAATTCGATACACCTTGAAAGCTGTCAAAGAGCGCGGTATCGCCGTTGGAAGCTTTTATATGGTCACTAACGGAAAAGCCGTCGATAAGATGGCTGACCTTGCTATGGCGAGTCTGGAGTGGTGGAATTATTGCGATGACAAGGATGACTATTCGTGTGGTCTTTGTATCAGCAGCGATGATTTCCATGAAGAAATTTCCAGCGAAAGTGCAAGTATTCTCAGTGGTTTGAAATACAACTACGATGATAAGGTGACGGACTTTCACAAAAATTATCTTCTCAACGAGGGACGTGCTAAGAATCTCGATTCGAATATCTATAAGAAACGTGAACCTTATGTAGATAAGCTCGAATACGAATTCAGCAAAACCGGCGGCATCGACTTTTACAGCGGCGAGCTGTACTTGAACGCCATCGGTGATGTCGTTTCCGGCTGCGATTTGTCCTACGAGTCGCAGAAGAAATATCGTTTTGGTAATGTAATGGATGAAAAATGGTTGGAAAACATTCGTAGCAGCAAATTGTGCATCGAAGAAAACAGCTGAAAAATAACAAAAACAGAAAGGAAGAAATTATGACTATCAATTTAACTCGTGAGGATTTTGAGCAGGCTATCAAATCCGGCGCATCCGTGTTCGAAGGCAACACAATTCTCGATACCGGAAAACCGTCCGGGCGCTACTACCGTTTCATTCGTGTGCCGCTCGCCAATGGCGAGCACAAGGTAGATGCCTTGTACGGGCAGCGGTTTTATGGAACCTTGGAAAATAAACCCGTAACATTCAACCAGGAGATACGCTTCCTTTGCCTCGTTGTCGATAATGCCAAAACCGTCAATGAAACATTGGACTTCAAAACGATTTTCTGCCGTTCTTCTTTTACCTCGGATTCTGTCATAGAGGAAATGGCACCGAAGCTGTTCGATATGTTCCGAGAGAATGTGACGGAAGAAGACAAGAAGAAAATTCTCAAGAGCAGTCATTACGACAAGATAGCACGGCAGAACGCTTTCTGTCGCATAATAAAGGGGTATAAGAATTATCGCAGCCCTATTGACAGCATTGTCGATGAGATTGGAAACGGGTCTTGCTTTGGCCTGACATCCACAAATGCCGATGAACTGGTAGTGGATTATCTTGCTAATCCCACCGGCTGGGCTGAACGGACGATGGAGAAAATCAAAAAGGCAAATTCCGGGCGGTCTGGACGCCTATACGGGATTACATTGGCTGTGGTGGAAGAGTTGACGGAAGAGTATATGAGAAAGTACAATAGTCCGAACACTCAGGAAATCATGTTCAGGCTTCTTGTGGAACTTGCTAAGCAATACAAAACCGTTCGCCTTGTCCTGAACATCAACGGTAAAACGACCGAAGTAAAGTATCCGGTCAAAGGTATGATGAACAGTGATATCCTGTACGGTGGAGGTTTCTCGACTTGCAACATCACCCCGCGCAGTGAAGAAAATCGCATCGAGGAGTTTATCGCGAACAACGATTCGCAACTCGAAGACAATCGCAGAATTCCCATCAAGTACATTCCCGAAGTCTATTACGGGAATAAGTTGATTTGGAAGAATCCGAATTTTGCAAACACCTGATTCCCAAAAAGGAGAAAATCGAAAATATGATTGCCAAAATCGGTAAAATGATGACCAAAAGGGAAGATAAATCGTTTTCCTACGAAGAACTTGCCGCAATGCTGAAAACCAGCCCCGAGGCACTCGAAACGTTTGAGGGCACTTATAAAAGGCAGGTACTGGACAGCGGGGCATTATCCGAGAACTTTTTACAGTGGGATACCGCTACTGTCAAAGCTATGCTTGACAAGAGGGTGCCGTTTACGCGGGACCTTGAAACGCTCATTGACCGTATCGTAGGTGAGTTAACAGATGGTACTCGCCTGTACATCTACGACGAAAAACGCGGCGGATACTATGTGAACTATGCAGCATCTCGATACGCTGTGACGGTAACGAACAATGACCTGAAAAAATACCCAGAAGAGCTCAGACCTCAGCTTACAGGAAATCTTGTGAAGGTCGATATTTCGGAGCCGTCGTATAAGATTCTGCTTCAGAATTACGCCGAGTACAAGGATGCACGCGATGACCGCATGAAGAAGTTCTACTACAACCAGTTCCGTCAGGGTCTTGATATTCTTGACCTCGACGACTTCACCTACCAGATGCTCGAAATGAATCCCAACACGATGGGATTCTGGCTTCCGCCGCTGGCAAAAGCGTTGTGCGGGAACAAGTTCTTCAGGATTCCTGATACCAAGATTTTGCGTGTTCCGCTGCCGATGCTGCAACTCACTCGCCTTGGCTTTGAAACCCTGAATCCAGTGACCAAGGAAATCGTGAACCGCTATTGTAAGCGGATATTCAAGCTGGATGAGCACGAGGATTACTTCATCAAGACCGGAACTTATTCTTCCAAGTATGAGTTCCGCAACGCTCATATCCATGACCCGAATGAAATCAATGAAATTGGTGAGTATTTCCTGTTCCTGAATCATCTGACCTGTTCTATGGCTTCGCCGTTGAACAATACCTGCTTCTATGGTGCCAATACAACGAACGAGTGGGTGCTCAGGGAATATATCAAGGACAAGGAACACAACCCGACCATCTACAACGGTTTGCCGCTGCATACTGAGTACCGCGTATTCGTCGATTTCGACGCTGATGAGGTGCTGGGTATCAGCCCTTATTGGCGTGCCGATGTGATGAAGGGTAAGTTCAAGAATGCAAGTACGCCGCAGGAACGCCACGACTATGTCATCTATCAGATGCACGAGGATATCCTGCAATCTCGATATGATGACAGTGCTCGGATGATTCTGGAGGAAATCAAGAAGATTCTTCCCGCCGTGGAACTGGTAGGGCAGTGGAGTATTGATGTGATGCGTAATGGTGATGATTATTACATCATCGACATGGCGCTCGCTGAAAACTCCGCTCTGAACGATTGCGTGCCTAGGGAGAAACTTCGTCCCTACCCGCAGCAGTGGTTGCCTATGGCTTCGAACAGCTGAAAAAGGAGTCTACCCTATGGATGCTATAAAATATTTGGATGCTGATACGATTCTTGACTATCTGCACAATTCAAGTGAAACCTATCTCGAGGGACTTATCCCTCAAAGCCACGGTTTTCCACCAGAAACGGATAGGAGTGTATATGTTCGATTGCTGAAGGTTCCCGTTAGAGATAAAGCGTCCGAAGTATACATGCAAGCTATCCCATACAAAATGTTTGAAGGTGACAGCAACCGTCCGATAGAGGAGTTTGGGAAAGATACCAAATTTGAAAAGGTCGGGGTTATCATTGATTCGTCTCGTCTTTGGCTTATGGAGCCGCTTTGGAGAATTTGCACTCAAAGTAGGCAGAAGTTCGATGATGCTGATTTTGTGTCTGAATTCTGGGATGCGTTTACCAGAAAGGTTTTGAAGGAATACGCCGTTGACGCTCGCGTAGAAAAGAGCGAGACCGTTAAGAATCTGGCAAAACAGTACGCGATTTTGGATATGCTCTCTAAGCATGAGAAGCCGGTGTATTTCGGCTGTATCGAGAACGCCTTGCAAACTTTATATCCAGTCAGTGTACTTGGCTACTACGAGTTGGGTCTCAACTATGCTTGTGACCCTGAAGGATTCACAACTTCTTTGTTGACAAGTCTCAGCAGAAGGAACTTTAAAACGACATCAAAGGAAACGCCTACCGGTGCATATATTCCCAAAAAGGTTGCGGCAGCGAGGCTTGCAAGTAAGATGACCAACATGTTCGTTCCGACCAAAAACGAATCCCAGAAAGCAGCGAGACATCTTCTGAATTCCCATAAGGGAACTGTTTGCAAAAAGAACATTGTCGATGTAACGCTGTGCAACAAAAGCGCCGGAAATATGCAGATTAAGATTCCTCTTGATAACTTTCTCTACTATGAGCCGGAGACAAAAGAAATCTTCGTAAACATCTGCGATATTAGAGAAGGCGAGCGTGAAAAAGTAAACCGTTATGTCAAAGATTGCGGCTTCTCTGTGTGCGAAAACCTCGTCCCTATGATGCTTGTACAAAGGTTTGAAGCATAAATCCGCAGCGATGGTTGCCGGGAGCAACGACTGTTTCCTGATTTTTCTCGCTGTTTTGTTGCCAAAATGTGCGAATAGTATAGAATAGGTATTGTACGATAGATACCAGCAATCGACAAAGGCACTCCGCCTTTCGTATTATTTACAATCCGCAATCAGAGTGGACTTTCCCGAAATGGGAAGGTTCACTCTTTTTTTGCGTACAAAAGCACTTTCTATCCAACATAGTAGTGCATTTTTCTTGCGAACATGGTATAATAAAGGAGGTAAGAGACATTGGAAGGTCTTAATACCGTCGGACATGCCATCAACAACGAAAAATCTTATTTGGATGCCGGATGCAAGGCTTTGCTTGGCTGTACTGCTGTTGCAGCTTTTATTGTAAAGAACTGCATTCCAGAATTCCATGATATGTCGCTTGAAGAAATTCAGGAGTATATCATTTATAAGAAAGCTAAAAGCCAAATAACGCCGGAAGAATTGGCTGAAATTCAAGCAAGCAATACTTCGCCGGTTGAAATTGGATGTCACATTGTTGATGACTTACCTGATAAACTGAACGAAAAGAATGTCGAGTCGAAAAGCACAAACGAGGGAACGATATACTATGATGTTCTGTTCGACATCGGTATGCCGGGTGGAGAATCACCTCCAAGCCGTGTCATTGTAGATATTGAAGCTCAGAATCACTTCAATCCCGGATACTCAATGCTGAAACGCGGTAGCTTTTATTGCAGCAGAATGATTTCTGCACAAAAAGAAACTGTCTTTCGTAATTCGGACTACAATAAACTACAAAAAGTATACAGTATTTGGTTGTGTATTGCGCCCGATGAAAAAATTCGTGGTGTGTGCAATACATATTCCATGCGCGAAACCTGCTTAGCCAAAGAACATCACTTCCCTAAAAAGCAATATGACAACTTCTGCATCATCATCGCGTGTTTGCAGGACAAACAATCCGCGAATAACATGGTACGTTTCTTTTCTTCGGTATTCGATAACAATATGCCGGTAGAGAAAAAGCTGCAACTCGCCACTGAATGTGGTTTGCAGGTTACAACCGACGTTAGGGAGGGACTCAATCAAATGTGTAATTACAGTGACTTTGTGGAACAACAGGGAATTGTAAAAGGTCGTGCGGAAGGGTATGTTGAATCTCTTTCCGCGAGCGTTGCAAACCTTGTTCGCTCCGGCACTCTGACGCTTGATGCAGCATTGGATGTGCTGCAGGTATCTGACGATATCCGTGCTACCGTCAAAGAAAACGCCGAAAAGGCTCTCAATCAATAACATATAATTTTGTCGCTGCCTATGCTGGGGGCAGCGACTTTTTTCTTGCCAAAAAATGCGAACGGCATAGAATAGGTATTGTACGATAGATAACATTCCATATCGAAAGGGTTTTGTGCCTTTCGTACATTCACAATTTCGCTTGAAGAGCGGACTTCTCAATTCTGAGAAGCCCGCTCTTTTTGCGTCCAATACGAAAAAGGAGCGTAATGACATGTTTGAAATTTGCAATGACAAGACCTATTTTCTGGCCGAAACGACCACCAAGAACAAAACAATCGAAATCACCCTTGCAAGGGATAGGCTTCGTGCTTACACGCAGCACCGGGAGGTAGATGCCACTGCGTTTGTCCGTACTATGTACGACGAAATGTAAATTCATGATAAGGGTTTTAGCTGGTTCCACCAGTGTGGCAGCAGTCAGGAAGAGGATAGAAACTACTACGGTAACCAATTTTTTGAGGTTTGGTCTGTGACCGATGAAAACAATGCGAAACGCATGGCTGAAATCATTGCCAAGAAAATTGGTACAAATATTGAAAACGGAGGATGAATTATGGAAGCAATAAAAAACGTGAAATACTTGAACAAAGAATGTATTTATCAATATTTCCACAATCCAAACGAAGCCTTTCTCGAAGGCTTTATTGTAGATGAAAACCCCATTTTCTGCCATCGAAATTGCGAAAGTGGGGTATATATCAAGATTTTTAAGGTGCCGGTCAACAGTAGAGTTGACGAGATATATATGCAGGAATTTCGGTGGGAAGCGTGGAAAAACGGTTACAACACACCGCTTCCCAGTGATTACTCGAACAGTTTCAAAAAAGCCGGTTACAGCATTGACTCTACTCGGTTTTGGAGTTTACCCAGCTATCTCCTCAGCGTGTGTCCAAAGCTTAAAGCAGAGTTGATAGATTATCATCAGCAATTCGAGCAGGCATACTGCAAAAAAATCATTGAGGAATTAAGCTTCTGTCATGCTTTAAGCGATGGCAAGGAAACGAATGAGCGGGCGGAACAATATGCTATTTATACCATGCTCGAAGGCAGACCGGTTCACTATAACTTTCTTCTTCTAAACGCGAAAAGTATTGTGCGTAATATCAATTATAAGAGCATTGTGAATTACATCATTGACGAGGATGGTTATCTTGAAGGTGCGATGGAAACGCTCAAGGATTATGTGCTAAGAAGTTTGGCGCTTCAGGGAGCCTGGTATAGCAGACGAGCAAATGAGTTTCCCAAAAGAGTTGCAGCAGCAAGAATGGCTGATAAAATGAGCCCTGCGTTTGTTTTCGATGATAATGAGTCACAACGCATTGCAAAAAGCGTGTCTGTATACTGCGCACGGACGCTTGACGCAAGAAAAAATATAACTATCGTAATCGGAAACGGCAACGGTAAGGGCATCACTGTCAAGATTTCTTGCAGCAGCTTTTTCTTCTATGAGCCGACCACAAAAGAGGTTTTCATCAATGTTGAATCCGCAAACGAAGAGGAGCGTGAAAAAATCAATCAATATGTAAAAGACAACAGTACCTCAGTTAGCGAGAATCTTGTTCCGCTAAAATTTTTGCAATCCATTATTTCCTATGGCTGCGAAAAATGGAATCCCAATTATATCTAACGGCATTATAATCTGGTCGCTGCCTATGCTGGGGCAGCGACTATTTTCTTGCCAAAACGTGCGAATGGCATAGAATAGGTATTGTACGATAGATAACATTCCATATCGAAAGGGTTTTATGCCTTTCGTACATTCACAATTTCGCTTGAAGGGCGGACTTCTCGATTCTGAGAGGCCCGCTCTTTTTGCGTCCAACACAAAAAGGAGCGTAATGACATGTTTGAAATTTGCAATGACAAAACCTATTTTCTGGCCGAAACGACCGCCAAGAACAAAACAATCGAAATCACCCTCGTGAAAGACAGTCACGGTGGTCTTCTGAATGAGCACGAGATTAAGCTTGACCTCTGCCGTGCAATTCTCGAATTGCAGCGGGGCGGCTATATCGTTACGAAGGTCCGTGCCCTTGACTACGACATCGAGAATGTCGTGGATGTGTTCCATCTGCCGGAGTTTGAGGAGGCTCGCGAGAACCCGATGCCCGATATTGTATCCGGCGTTATCACCTCGAACTTTGATTCCGGTGCATCGTTCCATCTGCCGTGCAAGGTGAACAAGAAGACCCGCGAGGTGTTTGCTGTGGAAGTTCCTGCACAGCCCTGCGGAGATGACTCGTTCAAAAACGCAACCGTGAATGTCGATGACGTTGACCGCAGTCTGCTCAATCTCAACGACATCGTGAGCGAGTATGACAGCGATGACTACGACGGAGTTCTCGATGCTCTGTATCATGTTCAGGCAAAGAACGATTACTGGGAGAACGAAGGCGAATCTCTGACGGACCTCATCCACAAATATCGCTGGTATATCCTGAAAGATGCCCTGATGCAGCGTGGCCGCGATGCCGTCACGGATTTCATCGGCACCGACATCAGCAGCAGCGAGTTCAGCCGTGTCCTCGATGAGACGGAAATGGTGATGCCGGACGAAACCTTCGAGAAATTCTGGGAAAAGTACATCTGACAAATACCAATGCGGTGGGGCAAGACACTCCACCGCCTTTTTTCGCAAAAATACGCAAACGAACCCACTGTATAAATCAGACAAGAAGGAGAACTATATGAGCATTTCGCCGAAAAACGAAGCATCTCAGAACAACACCGCCAAACGCCGCGACTATATCTCGTGGGACGAGTATTTCATGGGCATTGCGATGCTGTCCGCGATGCGCAGCAAAGACCCGAACAGTCAGGTGGGCGCATGTATCGTGCGCGACAATAAAATCCTGTCTCTTGGGTACAACGGTATGCCGATTGGCTGCGATGACGATATCATGCCTTGGGGCAGGGAAGGAAACGAACTCGAAACCAAGTACATGTATGTCTGCCACTCGGAGTTGAACGCTATCCTCAACGCCGGGAAAGACCTGCACGGGTCTACGATGTATGTCACGCTTTTCCCCTGTAATGAGTGTGCGAAAGCAATCATTCAGAGCGGGATAAAGCGTATCGTGTATCTCGACGACAAGTACCGAGATGCGAACAACAATGTCGCTGCACGACACATGTTCAAGATTACCGGGGTAGAGACTAAGAAATACGAGCCCAGTGCCCGCAATGTCACCCTGAACTTGTAATCATCACAGCCGGTCTAAAGACCGCCACAAAAATAAGGAGTACAACAATGAAAATCCATCATACTGCGCTTGGCGTATGCGACACCTACGAGGTCGTAACGGAACCGCCTCTCGGCTATATCATTTGGAATATCGGCGATAATGCACCGGAAGGCTACCTCCCGTTCTGCAGACTCAAATTTATGCAGCCGTTTGAGGGCGGACGCGAAATTGACTCGGATACCCTGAAAGCCATGAAGTGTGACGGTGCAAGGGTAATCTTAGCCGCCACCGGACTGGGTGCCGAAACCTCCGCCGAGATGAAGAAGTTCATCAAGAAGCACGAACGCAACCACCGCAAGAGTTGGGAGTGCGAAAGAATGCGTGCCGCTATCCCGTATCTTGAGAGAATCGGAATGTAATACCATCGAGCCGTCTCCGTCTTGGAGGCGGCTTTTCTTTGTTTATCGTCAGATTCCTGTGTCCGGTAATTTCTCTCTCAATGTTGCATAATCGTGCGAACCGGATACAATAGAAAATATCGAGACGACGCAAAGAGGTGAGAACACTTTGGAACAGCTTGAAATAATCATTCCGGGCGGTCAGAAACTCTCCGTCCGTGATTTTATTGAATGGGAATATAACGGCGGCAAGGCGGATTTTCAGCCGGATGAACACTATCCTCTATGGGGGACTGTTCCTATTGAGGATAAGCTGCGATATATTGCAATCAGTGTGTTTGGTGATTTGGCGAGTTACGGAAAATACGACAACCGAATCGGCGTTACGGACGGTGAATCGGAGCATTACTTCTTCTTCACGGTTCAGGGCAAGGATGAAGATATTCTTCTCGCCTTGAATGTCATGCTGAATGTGATATATACGAGCGCAGAGGGGAAATGCCGCAAGGAAACCGGCACATCTTTCGCGGAACTGCCACTGATGCAGAGATTCGATGCCATCACCCGATACATCGAAGACGAGTTAGAGACCTGCCTTATGATGCTTTCAGACATCCCGTACATGCAGTGGACCTAAATTCGCAAAAAGTTGTTGCACATTCGTGCGAATTGGGTAAAATGAAGACTGTAAGGTGAATCAGTGGGTGAGTTTTTTGCCCGCGTTACGCGAAAAAAGTGAATACTGAATACAAGAAGCAAGTTCTTTCGGGAGCTTGCTTCTTTTATTTTGGGAGGTTTCTATGACGCATAAGAAGTTGCTGGAACGCAATCGAAAAATTACCGATGCACTGCAAAATGGCGCAAAGGTCACGGACCTCGCGCAGGAGCACGGACTCAGCCCGCAAACCGTCTACCATATCGCACAGGCGGAGATGGAGAAGCGGCGGAAAGTGACTTTCACAGAGTGGAAGGATAACCGCAACGACGAGATTCGCAACCAGTATCAGGAAGGCATTTCAGCCGAAGAACTGGCAAAAGCTTTTAACCTTAACCGCGCCACGATTTTTCGTATTCTGAAAGAAGGCGGGGACTCCTACCACCGGCACCTCGACACGAAAATCGAGACCTCTACTTTGCGCCGCATTAAAGATTTCAAGCAGGGGTTTGTGGACTACGCGAAGAAGAACCCCAACACGCCGGTCGAGAACCTTGCTCGGGAATACGGTATCAGTCCCTCTTCCGGATTCAAGTATCTTCATGAGGCCGGTATCTATCGCGGCAAGGGACGCAAAAAGAAGGCAGCAAAGCCTAAGAGGTGAACCAGTATGAGGAAAAGGAAAGCAACCCGCAGCGAAATCATCGAGCGAAACAGGAAGATTGTCAAAGACTATGAGGACGGGCTATCGTTTGAGCAGCTGTCCGAGAAATACGGGCTTTGCGTCAGGACCTGCTATCGCGCTCTCGATGAAGAACAACAGGCGCAGCGCATTGCGGAAGAACAGGACCATGCCAATCTGGTCGATAAAATCGTGGCGGAGTATCAGAAAAATACGCGTGTCCGCGACATTGCCGAAAAGTACGGTGTTTCCATTGGGTATTGCAGTGCCATTGCTGTTCAGGCCGGAATCAGCAACAAAGAACTCAGTCACCGTCGCATCACCCGCCGTCAACAAAAACGCAACGATGAAATCTTCGAGAAATACCAAAACGGCATCGACGCCAAAGACCTCGCTAAGGCATACCATTATTCCTTGCCGGGTATTTACAGTATTATTCGGCGCGTCCGTAAGCAGAAATGTAAAAGAGATTGAGTCCTCTGCAGAATGTTGCAGAGGGCTTTTCTTTTTATGAGGGAGGGAAATTAAGTGAACGAGAATGAACGGGCATTGCTTCGATATGTAGTGGAAGGGGATATTCGGAAATCTCAGCAGCAGGCGAAAATCGTGTTGGAGGGGCTTACTACTGTCAAGGACAAAGCGTTCAAGGAAACCTGTCTGCGAACACTTGCAAGTAAAAGTCCTACACTCATCGAACTGCCGTATAACCTGCAGGGGCTTTTGGTCGCGGAGGATTCGAGCGCTTTCCGAGAAGACCGGTTCCTCATCCGAGACAGCGAGAAGGCGGTCATTGATAAAATGTGCAAGACGCGCCGTGCTGCGCTGCGGTTACAGGAAATGGGGATTCACTATACGAGTTCTCTTTTACTCATGGGCGAGCCGGGAACCGGAAAGACTGAGTTGGCGCGGTATATCGCATATACGACGAACCTTCCTTTCGTATACACGAATTTCTCCGGTCTGGTGAATTCCGCTCTGGGCAAAACGCAGAAGAATATCGGTATGATATTCGACTATGCGAGAAAAAGTCCGTGCGTGCTCTGCCTCGATGAGATTGACGCTATCGGGACACGGCGCGGCGGCAAGGATGATGTTGCGGAAATGAACCGTGTGACGATTGCCCTGATGCAGGAGCTTGACCGACTCGGCAACGACATCATCCTTGTCGGGACCACGAACCGTCCCGATACGCTGGACGATGCTCTGCTCCGGCGCTTCACCTTTGGGCATACGGTAAGACCTCTGTGCCGGGACGATGCGCGTACCCTCGCAAGGATGTTCTTTGCATCAGTAGGGTATTCGGCATCCGATGCGGAAATTGAATCGCAGCTCGATGACACTTCACAGTATTATACCGCAAGCAAAATCACGAATCTTTGCATCGACCATATCATCGACTGGGTAGCAAATCAGGAGGATACACCATGCATCGGAAAAGTTTAACCGGAGAAGCAAAACTGAACCGCGATAAGGCAATGCTGAACGATTATATCGCCGGTATGCACATCGCGGAATTGGCTGAGAAATACGGTATCGGCTGCACGAATGTTAAGAAATCCCTTGAAGTGTTAGAGGGTTTTGATGCTGTGCGCCGCAATGACCGCAAAAGCCCGAATCGGAAACCCAACAATCAGAAACGATTGTCGAAAGCCGACATGGAGCAGCGGAATATTGAGATTGCGCAAGACTACAAAAACGGGGCCTGGACCTTTGAAATCGCTGAGAAATACAATCTCTCTGGACAACAGGTCTATCATATCCTGCGCAGAAGCCCTGATTATACCCCGCACAAAGAGAATATCGGGTCAGCTGTGCAGTTCAAGAAACGCCAGCGCAATGCCGAAATCGTTGCGGATGTCAGGGCAAATCCGTACATGACTGTCGGAGAAATCATGGATAAATATGGGTTATCGGAATCCACCACCTATCAGGTATTTCGAGAAGCAGGGCATCCGATTTCTGGTGGTCTTGTCCGTTTCGGTCCTGAACCGCCCATGAACATCCCGGAATTCAAGCACAGCCCGAAAGTATTGGAGCTACGGTGTGAAGCCTTGGAAGACACCAAGACTCCGGAGGAAATCGAAGCGCGGAACAACGATATCCTGAAAGACTACAAAGCGGGTATTAAGGTAGAGAATATCGCAGTACGGTACAATGTCACACCGCGATTCATTGCGGGGCTTATCCAAAAATACCGGGCACATCATCCCCTCTACCGCAAGAACCTGCGCGGCAATGCTAAAATGAAGAAGAAGCTGCCGGAAGAAGTCTGCGAGGGGATTGCGGTAGAATACCAGAACGGGAAAAGTGTCTCCGACATTGCTAAAGACCATAAGATTGCCGTGGGTCAGACCTGTAAGATTCTGCATGACTACGGAAAGCTTTCTGAATCGCTGGCTGAAGCCGAAACCCGTAAAGCCACGCAAAGCCGTTCTCCTATCACGGATAATGTAAAAGCCAGAAACCGGGAATTTGCGGAATTTGCACGGATGAACACCGGCAAAAATTTGCGTGACCTTGCGGATGTATATGGTATCTCCTATAGCACAGCTGTAAATATCGCAAAGTCCGAAAACATCCATAAACGGGCAGGGGTGGTTGTACCGTGAAAGATTTCGAGTGGCGGTATCGCAGGCATCGTGGCACGGTAGCACAGGAATGTCCCCGTGTTGCTGCTATGTGGCATCCAACAGCCAATTCTGTATCACCAGAGGAAGTCACCTGCGGCAGCAATCGCAGAATCGCTCTTATCTGTCCGAAATGCGGATACGGAAAGAACGGCGAATGGCGTCCATCTATCGCCGGTGCCTGTTGAACAGGCGGCGGATGCCCGGTGTGTTCCGGAAAAGTCCTTGTCGAAGGCGTCAATGATGTAGCTACCGTTCATCCCGAAATTGCTGCACAGTGGCATCCGACACTTAATGAGTTCCCGCCCACGCGAGTGACTTCCGGAAGCGCAAGGCATGTATACCTTGTCTGCAAGGATTGCGGGTACGGCGCAAACGGAGAATGGCATCCGATGATTGCTTTTGCCTGCGGGTCCGGGGAAGTACATACCGGATGTCCCGAATGCGCCAGAAACTCACTGAGAAAGGTCATGAGAGCCCACTACGCCAAGACAGCAAGGAAACCTTTAGTATCAGTTGCATGCCCTCAAATCGCCGCTTTGTGGCATCCTGAAAACGAATTCGGCCCCGACATGTATACGACCGGCAGCTGCAAAAATATCCCGCTCGTATGCACCGCATGCGGGTACGGCAAAGACAAAGACTGGACGCCTTCGATTGCTGACATTTGCCGGAAAGGCGCAAAGTGCCCGTTTTGCGGTAACATCGTGAGGTAATACCCTTGTACAGACAGAAAAACAAGACTCCCTATAACATGGCGGGTCAGATGAAGGTGGGTCTGATTGGTGAATCTGTCACCATGCACTATCTTGACTACTATTGTGAAAAGCACAAGGACAGGATTGCAGGATTTTCGGATGTACGAGATGACAAGAAATATCAGGAAGACGACATCGACTTCGTTGTATACCGGAAGGACGGCTCTTCGTTCACGGTTGAAGCCAAGGCTGACACCTACAAAACCGGAAATGTCTTCCTCGAAACAGCGGTGAATAGTTTCGCAATCGGCGAAGATGACAAGCTGCTGCGGTTTGGAAAATACCAAAAAGCAATAGCCAAGCACTCGAAGGGATGGCTGTATAAGGAAGCTGACTATATCTTTTATTATTTCACCGAGACCAGGCAGATATATGTCTTTGAGCGCATGGCGGCAATGCACTATCTCGATTTCGCTCTGTGCTCGGATACGGTGTTCGTCCACGATGAACGAAGACCTTTCGGAAGGGCTGCGGAAAATAAAGAGCAACGAAGTAACTACATGCAATACTACGGTACAGGCTTTTGCGTGAACGCGGAACAGATGCGCCGTTCTGATGTCATTGACCACAGGATGCACCGCGTCGGCAACAGGAGTCTACGATTCCCGGAACGCATCGAGCCTGGGAAAGTGTTTGAACATTTTGTAAATCATACTTGTATTTGATACACTTTCGCGCCAAAATATGGTATAATGCAAGTACAGAAACAGAAAGTACTATATGTTGTGCTTATGCACAACATATTCCGTTCTGGACACTGTATGTGGCGCTTTTGTGTTGACAAAATATGCGAATTGCAGATAATTGGTAGTAGGGTAATTTACCCATTTTTTTCGGGAGAGTTACTTCTCCCGAATATGCTTCTGTAGCTCAGATGGCAGAGCAGCTGTTTTGTAAGCAGCAGGTTGCAGGTTCGAATCCTGTCGGAAGCTGATGCCGGGAAGATGACCTCCACGCGGTCGGCATCGGGCAACAGGCTTAACCTCCCTTAGCTTGGCAAACATCTTCGCAGATAACATAAAACTCTTAGAAGATACCAGATATGCTCCGAAACAACATCATAGTTTTACACACACTTACATACACATCTGCTTGCAGCTGGTTGTAGAGCGGCGGCAAGCATCGTATCTGGTATCCCATAAGAGTTGCCGCTCATAAAGACAGCCTCCTCGCGGCGAGCGGCGGTAACACGGGTATTGAGCTCCCCGTGGCAAATGTCTTTTCTCTTGGGTCGTTAGCTCAGTCGGCAGAGCATCGGACTGTTAATCCGAGCGTCGCTGGTTCGAACCCAGTACGACCCGCCACGCGGAGTATAGCAAAGGTAGCTTACCAGCCCCATACGCTGGCGGTTGCAGGTTCAAGTCCTGTCTCCGCACCCATCGTCCATGCCATGACGTTAAACCGGCTATTCATGTCAATCGGTCGGACGTAAAATGACCGAAATATTCTGGTATCGAATACGAAGGTTGCAATGCACCATGGTTAATTCGCCCGCAGCGCACGGGAAAAGGTGGTTCAACTCCACCTGCCAGAGCCATGACCTGTTGGAAGCGATTCTAGCAGCTCAAATAAAACAGGGAGGGCACTCCGATGCAGAAGTAATTCTCGTCCGAATGCAACATCTGAACAGAAGGGACACTCCGATGCACTAACGCACGTCAATTTGACAAACAAAGTGACGAAAGGGTAACTCCAATGTACTGATGAACCTGATGGCGGGCAGCTCCCGTCTTAAAACAACATGATAGGTAGCGCCTATCTGAGTGCGTCCGTACACCTCGGCGTACTCAGCCACCCGATGGGACAGCCTCCACGCGGCGGGTGGTGGACAGCGACTATGCTTGTCACTGACGAATGTCCTTTCAGGAACCGCATTGCATTCCCTGTGCAAACGGTATCCTAAACGGTCAGGAAGCCGTGTGGGCGAGTGCTTCCTCTTGTGCTTCGGCGCAGAAACAACAAATCTCGTCCCGCTAAGCATGCATCGTACGAGCATCCCCGTTAAGCCGGGGCGCAGCCAGACGCGACATAGCCGAAAAAGGCGAGACTGCTGCGCGGCATCTGGTAAGTTTGCCGCAGTCTTACACAGCCCATAGCATTCCGTTGACCCGAATTGACAGGGAAGTAACGGCAGGGCTTGAATTGAAGTTGACCAGTGTCCAAAATGCTTTTCCGGATTCTTTCGTATCGTCCACGCAGAGATTCGCGGAATCGCTAAGAGACATAAAGATGATGTTTCGGGGATGACGACCTACTAAACGGACATCATGGCGGGGCTAAGAGAGGGTTCACCCGCTTTTTCTCATGCAGGCATCGTATAGGGGTTAATACACTAGCCTTCCAAGCTGGTCACGCGGGTTCGAATCCCGCTGCCCGCTCCACCGTCGCCGTCACCGTACGCCACGACATTAAATTTGGCGAGCATGGTCCACTTGTGGTCCGCTGTCGAATGCCAACGGACAGCCAAAAAATCAATCGGCAAACAGGTGCTGCACCTGAAGGTATCCGAAAGTCTCGGCATCAGTCGCGAATGGTGCTGAAAAACATCGGAGAGGATACAGCGCAGAATCCTCCGGGGTTGCTACCGGATGGTGCTGGACGCGAGGTTGGCTTCCTCGCTGAGGGGTGATAACCAGCATAAAACACCCTACCGTGCTTGGTTAGCTCAGTTGGTAGAGCAGTGCATTCGTAACGCGCAGGTCGGCAGTTCGAGTCTGCCATCAAGCTCCACGGTCCGATTGGGTGACGCGCTCTTTGAGAATCCGCCCAAGAAGCTGTCAGCGGGGGCATGCACTTGCTGACGGTTGGCTAAGTCCTTCCGAAAGTCGTCGGAGCCGGAACCGAACACGAATGGGCAACGTAAAGCCCCGCACGGCAGAGCGTTATCTGCTATAGCGCATGACAACTCTAAGTAGGAAGGAGATGATTCCGATGGAGCAGGCAATTATCAACGTCGAAGGCACATCAACGATTGAAACCGCAGCGGCGGTTAAGAAGCTGATTGAGACCTTCGGAAGTCAGAACATCCGTGCTCTCTCGGTCAAGCGCTTGAACGAGAATAGTAACGAAGTCGTTGTTGAACTCGATTTTGTACCGGGTCTGGCACCGCATCTGCACGGCTTCGCTTTGCAGGTCAATGGCTTGACTGCGGGTTGCGACGGCACCGGCCCCTCGAACCTATACGAAGTTCTGCAGGCAGCTGGCGTCGATGAGCGCCTTCTGACGCGTGAGGATATCACGCAGAAGAGCGCCAAGACCATTCCGCTGCATCTGGAGCGCGAGGTCAAACAGTACGGCGAACTTCATTACGCGTAATTACTGGCGGGTCTTTCCCGCCATCATGGGGGCATAGCTCAGTTGGGAGAGCACCTGCTTTGCAAGCAGGGGGTCGAGGGTTCGAATCCCTTTGCTTCCACCACCAGACACATCTCCATCTTGGAAATCGTCTCTGGGCGTGCATTGTACTGTTACACAAGCGCAGTACGGTCATTTATTTGGTGCGGTACTCCTTAACTACACCACGAAGACGATAATCCTGCCCGCACCGCCCCCATCTGAGGGTCATTTACACAGGGTTACGTCAAGCCGAAAACATCATGCCGAGTGGCGAAAACGGCTGCGGCATGGGCGAGACAAATTCGTCTCGTCAGTCATCTTTTGAGAGCGACCTCCACGCGGTAGATGGCGGGCAACGCAGATTTCTGCGGCTAACACTCTCTGATTCTTGGATAGGTGTCCGAGTGGTTTATGGAACTGGTCTTAAAACCAGAGATGCATCCGCGTCCGTGGGTTCGAATCCTACCCTATCCGCCATCAGCAGTCGGATACACTCTGTACCCGGCTGCTTTTTACATATTTGCGCTTCTTTTCATCGTACCAGAATCGTTTTTCTCCCGATGGGAGCCTCTCGGATTCTGTTGCGATTTGTGAACATTACGTTAATCATGGTTGTACTCAGTACACTTTCAAGGAAAAATGTGGTATAATGCATATAGAGCGACAGGGAAAACGAAATATCAGAAGTCCTCCGCTCTTCACATCGTTTCGTTGATGTGGGGACTCACCCCACACAGTAAAAAGGAGAAGTAAAATCATGCGCAAAAAGTCTATGATGAAGAATGTGCTTGCAGTTGCCATGGCTGCTACAGTCGCAATCTCTGTTACCGGATGTAAGGGCAAGAAGAATCAGGATGCTGCCTCTTCTGCTCCTTCCACCAGCCTGAGCGATTCCGCAAGCACCGCACAGTCCGAAACCCCCGACACTGCCGAGAAGGAAGATACCAGCGCGGCGGCGTCCGAGAGCAAGGCTGAGAGTGAAGCCGAGAGCAAGCCCGATTCCAATGCTGCCAGCACCGAGAACAAGACCGCTGAGTCTGAGGCTGCTTCCGACAAGGCTGAGAAGCCCGCTGCCAGCCAGAACACGAACCCCGACAATGTTTCTACTAAGGATGGTCCCGCCAAGGCTCCCGTCTACAACACCCATAAAACCACCACCGGCACCAAGACTCCTGCCCAGAAGCCTGCTGCTGTGACTCCCGCTGCCACTCCCGCCGAGAAGAAGTCTCAGCCCGTCTACACCTTCACCGTGCGCCATCATGACGCCACCTGCACCACGCAGGGCTATGATGAGCATATCTGCAACGAGTGGGGCGGCATGAACTACAACGACAACTATGTTGCCGCCAAGGGTCATAGCTGGGATAACGGCACCGTGACGAAAGCTGCCACCTACACCGAGACCGGCATCAAGACCTTCAAGTGCAAGGATTGCGGTGAGACCCGTACTGAGGAGATTCCTTCTCTGGACAAGACCTACCACATCCTGCAGGTCGTTGCCCCCACCTGCACTTCCGAGGGCTATACCATCTATGAGTGCAATGAGGTTCCGGGTCTTACTTACAAGGGTGATTTCACCGACAAGACCCCGCACACCTATGATGAGGGTGTCGTGACCAAGGAAGCGACCATCTACGAGAAGGGCGTCAAGACCTTTACCTGCTCTGCTTGCGGTGATACCTATACCGAGGATATCCCGATGGTGGAGAAGACTTGGCACAAGGGTGATACGGTTGCTCCCACCTGCACTGAGCAGGGCTACACCGTCTACATCTGCGACCAGGACGCTACGCTGACAGAGAACCGCGATTTCGTGGACGCTCTGGACCATGATTGGGGCGAGGGTGTCGTCACCAAGGCTGCTACCTGCACTGAGGATGGCGAGAAGACCTTTACCTGCTCTCGTGACGGCGCGACCAAGACTGAGGTCATCCCGGCTGTGGGTCACAAGTGGGATGATGGTACTGTCACCACGCCCGCCACCTGTGAGGCTTCCGGCGTGAAGACCTACAAGTGCCTGAACGATGGCTGCACCGAGACTAAGACCGAGGAGATTGCCGCGCTTGGTCATAACTACGATGACGGCGTTGTCACCAAGGCTGCTACCTGCACTGAGGATGGCGTCAAGACCTTCACTTGCCAGAACGACAAGAGCCATACCTACACCGAGGTCATCCCCGCAACCGGTCACGATTACGATGACGGCGTTGTGACCACCAAGCCCACCTACACCGAGAACGGTGTCAAGACCTTCACCTGCCACAACTGTGGTGATACCTACACTGAGAGCATTCCGGCTCTGGGTTACACCTACAACGAGACCGTGGTCGCTCCTACCTGCACTGAGGACGGCTATACCATGCACGAGTGCGTGGAAGATGCCACCAAGTCCTTCAAGGACAACATCGTCCCTGCACTGGGTCATGAGTACAAGGAAGTCACTACTCCCGCCACCTGCAAGGACGCTGGCAGCGTAGATAAGGTCTGTGAACGCTGCAACGATAAGCATCATGTCCGCGATATCCCCGTCAATGAGGAGCATCAGTGGGACGAGGGTGTTATCACCAAGGAGCCTACTGCCACCGAGCCGGGCATCAAGACCTATACCTGCACCGTCTGCAACAAGACCAAGACCGAGAGCATTGCCAAGGTCCATGTCCATGAGTACACGGGTCTTGGTGAAATCGTCAAGGAGCCCTCTTGCGAGACTGAGGGCGAGCGTTGGATGTACTGCACCAATGATGGCTGCGACAGCAAAATTCTCGTTCCTATGCCCGCTATCGGCAGCCACGACTGGGACTTCGAGCACACCGAATGCCTGAAAAAGGCTACCTGCACCGAGCCGGGCACTATGCTGATGCACTGCAAGCGCGATGCTTCCCATACCATGACCTACTCCTACGGTGGTACTGGTCATATCTGGGATGAGGGTGTCATCACTACCCAGCCCACTCATGACGAGTACGGCGTCAAGACCCTGCACTGCAAGAACTGCGATGCGACCATGACCGAAAAGGTCCTGCCCACCAAGTACACCTTCACTGTTACCGTTGTCCCGCCGACTTGCACCGAGGACGGCTATACGATGCACAAGTGCAATGAGGATGACAGCTTCTCTTACAAGGACAACATTGTACACTCCACTGGTCACCATGCCGAGATGCGTGTCATTGAGCCTACCTGCAAGGAAGAGGGTCGCACCGAAATCTACTGCACCGTCTGCGGTGAAGTGAGTACCGTTCTCTCTACCACGCCCAAGAAAGACCATACTTGGGATAACGGTGTCGTTACCACCGAGCCTACCACTGAGCATGAGGGTGTCAAGACCTACACTTGCACTGGCTGCGGCGAGACCAAGACTGAGTCTATCGCTCGTCTGCCCGCGAGTGCTAAGGTGGCTGCAAACCCTATCGTAGCCGGGGCTGAGCCTGTTGTCGAGGTTCCGGCGCAGGAAATGAGCGCCGAGAGCATCAACGCCGAGACCTATGTCGCAGAGACTCCGGTTGAGTCTGCTGTACCTGCTGAAACTCCTGCCGAGCCCGTTGCTCCTGTTGAGCCCGCTATACCTGCTGAGACTCCTGCCGAGCCTGCCGCTCCTGTTGAGTCTGCTGAGACCGAGAAGTCTGCCGAGACTTCCGAGGACAGCACCGACACCAAGCAGGAAGATGCCGACATGCCTAAGGAGACCGAGGCTGAGGTCGTAATCGTTGAGGGCGCTGCGGAGTAAATCTTCCGTTTCCAACACTACAACAGAGGTCCGCAAAGACCTGAATCTATCGAGGCTTGCCGGGAAACTGGCAAGCCTTTTTTATTGTCCGGCAGACCCGCGTGGTGCTGATTACGACACAAAGAAAGGTGATACGAATGATTGATTATATTGAGAAAGCAAAGGCATTCGCCATGATGGCGCACAAGGGCCAGACCGACAAGGCAGGGGAAGACTACTTCACGGCGCATGTGGCCGTTGTCGCAGACGGCGTTGAGCCTGACCCGCTGGTGAAAGCTGCCGCCTACCTGCACGACACGGTGGAGGATACCGGCACCACGATAGATACCATCAGAGCGGAATTCCCTCAGGAAGTGGCTGAGGCGGTCTCTGTACTGACTCGGGAAAAAGATATGACATACGCAGAGTATATCTGGCGTGTTAAGCAAAACGACATTGCCGTCAAGGTAAAACGCGCAGACCTCGTCAGCAACATGGACCTTAACCGAATCCCGTATCCTCTCACAAGCAAAGACCTTGCGCGAGAAGCCAAGTATCTCCGTGCCTACAAGATGCTTGATGGCAGAAAGACAGTCTCTGCCGTAAACCCCTATGCTCTGTATGACTATCTCATCACCTGCGGATGGGAGAATGACCCTACTGAGAATTCAGCATCCGAATCTCCCGTTCTGAAAGCGCCTTCCGGCTCCTACAAGGTGCTGGTTCCCCTTGATATGCTGCGTACAGATTACGAGCAGCGCCTCAGAGATGCTCTGGAAACGCTTTGCGTCTTCGAGGCGGCACCGATGTGCGATATCCTCGGAACGCTCTTATACTGGACGCCAGCGCCCGCAGAGAGCAAGTCCTGAGCCGAGGAAAGCGCTATTTCTGAAACTTGCAAAGACTCGCGTTTGTGTTGCTGTTGCTTTTGCCTGTTTTCTGACGGGGCAGATTCGAGGCAGATTCAGCACTGATTCGCGCCAGACGAATACGACAAGCAAGCGCACAAAATGCGACTCGCTCAGATGTTAATTGTTTGTGAATCATACTTGTACTCGCTACAAATCCGCGTCCAAATATGGTATAATACAAGTATAAAAACAGCGATAAAATGTGATATTCGCTGTAAAATCAAGCCATGCAACTGTCGTCTGCTTTTGCGGATGACATACTATGCTCCAGTGGCGAAATTGGCATACGCGGCAGATTCAAACTCTGTTTTCTCCGGGTTCAACTCCCGGCTGGAGTACCATTTTTGAAATTAACTCAGGGGGTGATTTCGTGAATAATATAAGCGCTGTGGCCATCGGAATGCTCATCGCCGCGCATCGTGAAGGTGACGAGGAAAAATTCAGGGCTTATGTCGAGCTCATTGCCGAAACCTATGAGCAACAGGGAAATGACCATGCCGCTAACATCATCCGCAGCTACTATACGGGTGATTATGGCGAGCAGGGAAAAGTTATTCTGGATGAAGCAACAGAACAAACTACATACTACGAGACAGGCTGGTATGAACCTGATGTTTTGGGGTCCGGTGGCTCCTATCGCGGAGTTACAAAGGCAACTTCCGAGGAAGAAGCATTGCAGCGGCTGCTGAAACACTCTGCCGACTATGCACAGCGAATCACCTTATACAAAAAAGACGGCAAAATCGTAAAGCGGGAAATTTCTGAGTATGACCAATGGGAAAAGAAGTGGAGGACAGCCGAATGAAGTGGAATGTATTTTCTCTCAAAGCCGTTAAAGAGGCATTAAAACCCAAGTTTGTGTTGGAGAAGGTCCGTTATGTGACGGATGACGAGGAGTACGGTGAAGGCGAGTCTACGCGCCTTGTCTTCCGTAATGTGGAAGAGATGCCGGAAATCGACTATATTAAGCGGACCGTCTGCACATTCATTCAGGACACCTACATTCACTTCAAGGACAAGAGCCTCAAGCCGATGCGCCTTTGGCAGGATAATCTCAACGAAAGCGAAGACCATATCCGTTATTCCACGAACAGCCTTGTGTCGCCGCCGCTGGAACTCATTGGCGAAACATACATTTCTGACGAAAGCTACACACACAAGTGGCTGGTAGCCCAAGGAGGAATTGAACTTCTTGAGAGAGCGTCCATCACCATCGACGTAGATGTCATCTATGCCTATAACAATGTCGATAAGGTTGAGAAAAGTTCCGAAGACGGCGAAGTACATGGCGTTCTCATCAACAGTACAATGTATCTGCGTGAATCGGAAATCAAACAGGTTGCTCGGCTTATCAAGGACGAAAAGCTCCGTAACCGCGTATTGACGCTGATGCGCTCTCATCGCCGCATTGTGTCGGCTCCCGAAAAAGAGAATCGCAATATTCGGGAAGTTGCTTCTGCGCAGATGCTGAGTCAGGAGTAATCGATGGAGCATAGAATTTCAGAAGTCGGCGCTCAGATGCTCAAATATCAAGAGCAACTCGCCAGAGATTATGGATACAAGCCTATCCCACGCACCTTTTTCTGCGATGTGAGAGCCGAGTTTCAAAAGGCATTGCCGGAATGGTGCAATGTGTCCGGTGACACGATTTCGCTCGAAACCGCTGATGGCACAGTCATTACCAACGGGTACAACCGTATCGTGATTGGTGACTATGGTGCATTTGTTGAGTTTTCCCGCGTCCAAGCCTGTATGCGCCGCCTCAAAATCAAAGAAGGGCAAATGTATCGCGCAAAAGACCCTCGCTATGCTGAGCATGTCAAATATCTCTGGCTTACGGCAGATGATGGTTCGAATGTGAAGGTTTATGAACAAAAGCGTCCGGTAGAATACGCTGATTATAAGTCGGGAATGCTGTATGTCAGTGTATATGAGGTGTTCCCACACATCTAAGAAAATCAAAATATGAAGTTTTACCCAGTTCAGGGTTGGTTTTTTTATCGAGAGTGCCGTAAAGACTACTGGCTCACGGAGGTAACCGACAATGACTGACTCAGACAAAGCAATTGCATTGCGCCCATCATACTGGGCAAGCGTATCTGGCGGAAAAGATAGCCTGTATATGCTCAATTACATACTGCACCATCTGGACAGATACCCGCTTGACGGCGTGGTTCACTTTGAACTCGAAATCGACTACCCGTTTATACATAACGTTATCGACTATATGGAAACGGAGTGCAAGCGAGCTGGCATCCAATTTGTGCGAATCAAGCCGAGGAAAACGTGGGAAGAATTGTATGATAAATGCGGTTTCCCAACAAGAAAAGTAAGATGGTGTAACGGTCACTATAAACTTGATGCAAAGCGGCAACTATCCGAATGGCTGAACGAAGTCGGTTTTTATGTAGTGCATTACATAGGCTATTGCGCCGATGAAGAACACCGTTTTAACAAGCGGTTGAGTTCCAAAAAGTTAGAGATATACCCTCTCGCAGAAAACGGCATTAACGAGGATGTGATTTTGGAATGGGCAAAGACACAGCCGATTTTCAACAACTACTACAAAACCAACAAGCGCTGCGGTTGTATGTATTGCCCCATGTCCTCGTATTTGAATTTCGCATATCTGTATAAATACTACCCCGAAAATTTCCGGTATATGCTCGAAAAAATGCGGGAGACGGAAGAATTGAGAGAGAAAGAGCTTGGTAGACCGTTCTCTGTGATTTCATCGAATCCCAAATATAATGCGGATTACTTGGAACACATCGTCAAAACGAAATGGCTCAAAAAGCTCATTGAAATAGAGATGACCAACAATGACTATGTCGATGCGCATTGCGTCGGTGTGGATGTGGATGGTAACATCACTGTCCACTGGGTTGCATTAAAGAGTATTGGCAAAACGGTGTTTTCCAACGCAGTTGACGCTGCCAAGTATGCCGCAGAAATGTCGGATTATTATGATAAGCACTACTCCTTTGGCGGCAAGCAAATCAAAAGAACACAGTGGGAACATTTTCTTGAGAAGGACTAGGCATGGGCAAGCACAAGAATAAAAAGCGCACACCAATAGGTTCACTTCCTCAAATCCTCGCGTCTTTGGCGCAGATAAACCCAAAAAATCTCAACCATAAGTTGGTTCCGGCATGAAGAAGTAAAACAGGAGCGGATATGAGTTTACACGGAGAGCCCTTGTTTGAGGGACTGAATTTTAAGGATTTGTTCGGGAAAGAACTTATTGTCGATAAAGTGTTCTGGAGTTATGACGGCATTTCGCTGCTCTGCGTATGCAAGGATGAGGACGAAAAATTGTATTTCTGTAACTGCACAGAAGTGCGAAGCGAAGAGCGTTGGGTCCTGTATCCGGCAACAGAGCAGCAAATCGAACAAATCGTCAGTAAAAGCAAGACCCCGGCCGAAGTATTCCGGGATAGCCGTGTAGTGTATATATATACCATCGGCTTGGATACAGACCAAGGAACATTGAGGGAACTGACTGTCGATGAACTGTCAGATGCAGACAAACTTCCGGAAGGAGAGTATGTGTAAATGAGCAAGCACGAACTCGGCGCAGACCGCGTTTTCCACGAAGGTGCTGGTTACTGCGAATAAACATCAACCACAAGTTGATTGACCAGAACCACAAAAGTGGTATAATGTAAACAGAACGAAACGAAAGGAGACAACCGAAGATGCTGTGCAAGACTGTTAATGCTATGTCGTTTGCTGAGTATAGTTATGAATCTGAATTCGAGTCCTACGAATCCAGCTTTGTTTCCTATACCCATCGACAGGCAAAAACAGACCTCGAACGGCTGCGGTGCGTCTTCTGACGGCATTTGCATTCCGAACGCTGCTTGTCGATTCATTTCGGCAGGCAGCGTTTTTTTGTTGCCTGCAATACAGAAAGGCAGCAAAAGAAAATGAACGTTCCAACCATCGATATCCAGCAAACAGGTGCCAATATCAAGGCACTGCGAAAAGCGGCAGGCATCAAGGTAAAGGATGTGGCGGATACGCTCGGTGTCTCCACACAGGCGGTAGCCAAATGGCAGGCAGGCACTGCACTTCCTACCATCGACAACCTTGTGATTCTCGCCGCGATGCTCGATACGAAAATCGATGACATTCTCGTCATCGCATAAACCCTCGCCGCAGGATTGCGGCTATATGGCCGAATAGACGAATTGGTTAAGTCGCAAGCCCTTCAAGCTTGAGAGTGTGGGTTCAAGCCCCATTTCGGTCACCATCTGCTTCTGTAGCTCAGTTGGTAGAGCAGTAGGTTGAAGCCCTATGTGTCGCTGGTTCGATTCCAGCCGGGAGCACCATATGCGCCGGTATGCAAGAGGTTAAAGCAGGCGGTCTGTAAAACCGTTCCGTTACGGTTCGTAGGTTCGAATCCTACCCGGCGCACCATATGTGTCGGTATGCAAGTGGTTAAAGCAAACGGTCTGTAAAACCGCTCCGTTACGGTTCGTAGGTCCGAATCCTACCCGGCACACCATAAGGCCCCTTCGACAAGTTGGTCTAAGTCGCCAGCCTCTCAAGCTGGAGTCGGCAGTTCGAGTCTGCCAGGGGTCATACAAGCACCCACAACGAGATAGTAAAGTTTAGAGTTCGGTAGTCAACTTTATTGTTTAACAAAACGGGTGCATATCTGCAGAGGTCGCCCAAAGGTAGGGCAACGGATTGCTAATCCGTCGTCGGGTCAATCCCCGGCTTGCGAGTTCGAATCTCGCTCTCTGCGCCATATGCTCATGTGGCCGAGTGGCCGATGGCAGCGGTCCAGAAAACCGCCGGTGAGAAATCGCCCGAAGGTTCGAATCCTTCCATGAGCGCCACTGCCTCTAAAATCTTCGATTTCAGTCGAGGATTTTAGGGGCACTTTTTTGTTTGTATCTTATTTGTTACGAATCAGCGTTCATGGTTGTACTGAATACACGTTTGTGGTATAATGCTAATAAAGTAACGGAGGTGCGCCATGATTTTCGAAATGACCGAAAAGCAGTATCAGCTGTTTTTGTATGTCATGCAGGTAATGCAGACATTCTACGGCAACAACTTTTCTTCCATCTGCAAAGAGGTCGGGGACGCCTACGGTGTGAATGATGTGGATATCGAAAAGGCATATATGATATTCACCGACTTCAAGGTCACGGCTCCCGTGCCTACCATGCAAAACGCAGCAGGGGAAATCTATCAGACTGCGCTCGCGGCAGCGGATATCGAGGCAGGGAACAAGGAGACCCCGTATACTAAGCGCATCGACATGAACGAAAGTGCTTGGGTAAAAGCTGCTGCCATCCTCGATGCGTATTCCAGAATCCTAATGGGACAGTTCAGCATCATCTATGAGGTTCTCGATATAGCTGATACCGACAACAAACCGCAGCTGCAGGCGTATCATGACGCTCGTTGGGGCGGCATCGGCATAGCGGAAGCCCGTGACCTTCTGATTCCGCAGCTGAGAAAACTCCGGGTTGGCTGGAATGGCAATTTCGGCATCTCCAACGCAGGGCTTGCCTACAACAGCAAACTTGCCTATGAGATGCTCAAAGCAATCCTGTATGCGTGCAGGCAAGGGGACGGCACCGTTCTGAAAGTAACGGACGAACCGCTGATGTATGCGCCCGGCAAATCAAATATTCATGCGTTGTAAAGCATCTTTTTAAGAAGGAGATTTCATGAAAGCCAACTATAAAGTCGTAAACAACCGTCAGGCGCAGCTGAAAAAGGTCATTCAGAATTTTGAGCCTACGGGTGTGTGCGCGTTCCTCATGTTTCGCTACTATGTTATGCAACTGATGGCCGAATCGGAAGCTGCAGGTGGGCTGAATGTACCGCTTAGCGATTCCGCTGAACTGCGAGTGAGTGACAATGTCGATGGGTTCTTCTCCAGTGCGAAGGATGAGGCTGTTTCGAATTATCTTGACCCTGACGACGAATCTAAGGATGTCATCATCCATTTCGATGGCACTCCGGAAGAATTCTCCAAGGAACTTGAATCGTACATTCTCGTGGCTATGGTTAGCAACTTTGAGCACGCATTCCTCGATTTTTCGGATGTCACCGGTATCAGCCGTGGGCACTTCGAGTTGGCTGTCGCAAAATTTATGTCCGAATACGAACAGACAGAAGGAAAGGTCAACAGCTTTTGTGACTACGAATATGAGGAGTGATGAGTTGTGACGGTTCTCAAAAATGCACTCGCGGTAAATGACGGCAAAGCGGTCGTCATTTCGATAAAACGCGAATGGCTTGCTAAAATCATGTCGGGTGAAAAGACGCTCGAAGTCCGCAAATCTCGGCCTTGGGAAATCTCGTTTCCATTCGCTGTATTCTGCTATGAGACAAAGGCAAACGGCGGTGCAGGGGAAATCATCGGGGCTTTTACCTGCGAGGACATCGACCAGCTGAACTGCCTGACAGGATTGTCTCCTTACTATGCAGACGGCGAAAAGCTGTCCGGTATGGCGGATAAGTTTATTCGGGAAAGCTGTATCGATATAGCCGCGCTGTTCGAGTATGGCAACAAAACCGGCATGCTGTATGGCTGGAATATCTCAAATGTCCGCAAACTTTCTCTGCCCATGCATCAGCTGCACCTGAAACGCGCCCCGCAATCGTGGCAATACATCAACCTGAACGCAGACGACATAGAAAGCGTAGCTGCCGCCAGCGAGTGAGCAGGAAGCGTAGCTGCGAAGAAATTGGCGAAGGCGAAAGCGTAGCTGCATCTTAAAATCCCCCTTGCACAGTTGTGCGAATCGAATAGAATAGTAAGTGCATGATAGATACCATCTTCTGATTCCCCATACCGGTAGATTCACAATCTGTTATGTGCTTAGAGCAGACTCTCGAAATGAGAGTCTGCTTTTTTGTTTCCATTTTCAGAAAAGGAGGTAAACCTTGAATACCAGAACATTTACGCAATTTGCAAAAGCAGCCGAAAACTGCCGCTACAAGAACGATTTTCAGTTTGATTTGGTGCAGTGCGAGAAAGCGTATCAAATGGGCGGCGAGATGCGGATTGAAGCCGAATGCTGGCTGAATCTCTTTGAGAGCCTTGGAGAAGACGACATCAAATCCTATGTCAAGTCGGTCTATAGGCCAGGAGACCTTGACCCGTTTCGCAAGAAACTGCCGAAGGAGTAAGTCCCATAATGCAGATACTATTTCATCTCATGGCGAATACCGGATGCTTGCCGGACAAGGTCGTTCCGCAAATCCCTACGAATCGGATGAAGGGGGAGGACCAGGAAACACCGAGAATCTGTACCGGACACACACTCGATGACTGCCTGACCGGCATCGGTATCCCGCATTTCATATCGAGTTTCCTGCTATCGGAAATTCGGCAGGGGAGAAGCGCGAAACACGCCGCCGAGACGATGCTCCTGCCGTTCGTCGGAAGAGTGTATTGTGTCGAGGATAACAACCCAGCACTGATACTGGACGATAAGACAAAGTATTTCGTGGCGGATTCCGTTGTCACGCACGAATGCTGGCTGACGGAGTACATCGACCCCATCAGAACGGAAAAGCTATGGCTCGTGGACGGAGAAGTTCAGTTCATACCGTTTTCGCATAACGGCAAACAGTACGAATACCCTGTCGTTCTCGATTCTCAGTGGTCTTCGATTCCGATGCAGCCCGCTCCTGAATTCCGAAAATGCCTTCTTGACATCACCAAGAAATGGCTTGAGGAAGAATAAGATGCGAGAAATGTGCCGTGAATAACAACACTGAAATGCAAAAATCGCACACAAAACCATGGCGGAGTCTTTTTCGGAAGACTTCGCCTTTTTTTGTTTTTCTCTTGCGTATCCTTGCGAACGGCATAGAATTGGTATTGTACGATAGATAACATTCTACACAGCCGAATCTTTCGGGCGTACATCATTCACAATTCTGTTTTCAAATTAGGCAGACTTACCATTCGTGGTAGGTCTGCTTTTTTTGTTTTCAGAAATCCGTATCCATCTTTTTGAACGCGACTGCAAGGAGGTCCGCTATGTTTAATCGCAATCCAAAGAAAAACACCCGCTTCGCCATCTATGCCGGTAACCCAGGTTTTTCCGGCATGGTTATCTGCTCCGATTTTATCGGGTATGTCAAAGCCCCGTCGCTCAGCGATGCCTATGATGCAGCGTATCGGTATCTTGCCAACAGCGGATATACCGCCATCGTAGTCCGTGAAGCATGAAGTTTTTCCGACAACCGAACATCAATAACATCCCGCCGAACAGCTATTGTCGGCGGGAACTTTTATTCAAAGGAGTAATCACAAATGAAAATGAACGACAAACAGAAATTCTATGCCGGGACCACCGCTTTCATGCTCAGCGTTATCACCATCATAGGCTGCTTAGCCTGCTTTTTCTCGACGCCTGCGTATGCTGCGCCGGTAAAGCCAGCTGATGATTCTGATATCGAGTATGTCACGCCGTTGGAGGTCCATTTTAGGGAACTCAACGCTCAGCCGCCTTTCGCGCCGGTACTTACTGTACCTGAGCAGGAGGTGGCCAAGACAGAGCCCGAATCCGAGCCTTCTGTCGAGACGGCAGAGACTGCTCAGGAACCGGCAGAAGAACCTGTGACGGACACGATGCCTCAGAACCTTTCTGACAATGAGTACGCCATCTATACAGCGTTGCGGGATGCAGGTCTTTCTAAGGCCGGCACTGCAGCTGTGATGGGGTGTATGGCAATGGAGAGCGGGCTTCGCGTTACTGCCGAGAATCCGAACGATGGAGGCTATGGGCTTCTGCAATGGACGCACGGTCGCAAGACGAATCTCTTGAACTGGTGCTATGCATCGGGTCTGGATGCAAGTTCCGTGTCCGGTCAGGTCCAATTCTTTGTCCATGAGCTCAATGCCACCTACAGTCAGGCAGCGGGGTACTCGTATCCGGTATACGAGACACTCACCACGAGCGACAGTGTAGAAGATTGTCTTGCGATGTTCTTCTCGCACATGGAAGCCGGTGTGAATGTTCCTATCTCGTCCAGCAAGGTCTATTGCGGGAATCTGACGACCTTACAACTCTACAACAAGCGGCTGAACGCTGCTTACAAGTATTTCTAAAAAATGAGGCGATTTACTATGACAAACACTGCGTATAAGACTCGAAAACTACTGTCTATGCTCTCCAGCGCTGAGAAGGAGAACGACGGTCTGATGCTGACGCATAACCTGCAAAACATGCAGCGCAACGGCAAGCAGACGGGCTGCTACGGACACATCATGAATATCTTGAACGGAAAATGCGTGTATGTGACCACAGAACGGTCTTGCTATCAGCCGATTGCCGACAAGAATATGGTTCGCTATGCCGCCGATATGAAGGATTACTCCTCTGTATCGCTCGGTGCCAGGGGCCGCAACCAGTTCGTGACCAATGATGAGTTGGTCGGAAAAATCGTTGACATGCTTCGCTAACCGGAGCAAGAAAAGGAGTATCGCCATGAACAGAATCATCTATACCATCTTCAAAACCTTAGCCGCCCTGTTTGTTCTCTTCATCATCCTGAGCATCAGTGCTTTGGCACAGTCCTTCACGCTGCACAATATTGCGCTGCTCGTGTTCAGTGTCATCTGCCTGAACAAATGCTGCGGCATCCTGTTAAACTAAGGAGAAAAAATCATGAAGAATAAATACAAAGTTGTTGCCTTGGTTCCTTTGGAGTTCTCTGTTGAGGGAAACTCCGATTCCAAAGAGGCAATCGAATCCGTCAAAAACATTTTCAAAGCGTGTCGGGATGATAACGACTACGCGGACATCGTTTTTGATGGTATCGAAGAGTCACTTCGTCACGACAGTATCGAGTACAAAGTTGAAGCCGCCCAGCCTGAACCTGAGGTGAAGGCAAATTCCGATATCCGTTCTGTTGCCTCCGATATCTGCGACGTCTTCGAAAACTATCTCGATGAAAACGGTGTCTGTATTGTGTGTAACGATGCAGACGAGGAACAAGACCGAAAAGCAAACGAAAGCGGCGCAATGTTGTATGGCATGGAATATTGGCATCTTGTCGAAGATGTCGAGTTCCGTGTGAATCATATAAATACACAATACAAGCTGTTCACCGTCTTTGATATTATGGAGGCATTTGATAAACTTCTCATTTCCAAAAAGCTTGGTGACTTTGTACCGAGCGGCGAAACTCGTTACCGTTTGTATGAAAAAATCCTGAGCTGTCTGCGTTCTATCAGGGAGGAATTGTAATGAGTACGAAAGGTTGGAACAGTCTGAAACCCATCACAGCCCCTGACCAGATGCCAGCACCCATCCACTGGAATCCAATGAGTGATGACTTGAAACAATGGATGGACAGCCATCAGGTATATAACGGCGAATCGAGATTCTCCAAAGAGATGCTCGATGCCATGAAAGCACTGCATGACAAGATTCTCAGCTTCGGCGGAGACGAGGTCTGTATGACTGCCTACGACGAAGACGCCGTAAAAACACTCAGTCGGGGGCAGTTCTTCTATGGCAGCAGCTATATGCGCAAGGGTCAGCCCAGTCAATGTCACGCGAATTCCGCTTATCTTTGGGATGCAAACCGTGGTCACTGCTCTATTGCGACCGGGTACGCTCTTTCTGAGGACGGGCTTTGGCGTTGTCATTCCTGGGTCGTACAGCCCCGGAGTCGCACGATGCGCGTCTGGGAAACGACCGTTAAGCGTGTGGCGTATTTCGGATTCGTGATGAACGATACCGAATGCCAGGAGTTTTTGGACAACAACACCTGACTACAGAGGGGTCATTTGCGTGAACGAATCTAACAATATCCAGAAGTTATCTGAATACGGCATGATTGCTCCGGACGGAACATGGTATCCCTGTGAGTTCGGAGAACATGCGGCTCTTGCGGGGCGCATCATCATGCAAAACAGAGTACGCCTGAACCTCTCTGATAAGGAAGTCTTGGACATGGCCTATGATTGGAGCGGGAAAGGTCTCGATTACCTGTACCGGCGCGGCTGGATTGCTGTTCGTAATCCGTCTTTAGGAAAAACATTCCTCGATATGGACACTACCAAAACCGCCACGCAGGCACAGATGAACACCGTTTTCGATTACATCCACAAATATGAACGCTATGACATGGATATTTCCAAGCTCACAGCGTTCTAAAAGGGGAATTGAAATGAATAATACTATGATTCCGATTTTACCGGAACTGAAATCTGCGATGAAGCAGGTAACAAAACAATATCAGTCGGACTTTGACCTCGACACAAAGGTCATTCAGAAAGCCGCAAAGGAAGCGAAAGCCGACGGTAAACCTCAGACATTTCTGTGGTTTTGCCGGGAAAGCGGGACCTACATTGCGCGGGAATCTAACGCGTATTTGAAGGAATCGCCGATGTACATCTCCTACCACTACTACGCGGACCAGCAGAGACGGGAAGCAAAAGGCATCAAGGCATATGTCGTCACCGTTACGGGACTTGATGGCAGAAAACCCTTGGGATTCGCAACGCCCATCAACTACTTCAAGGAATGTGAGCGACAGAAACGGTATGCCGTTCCTGCAAATCGGATTGCTCTGCATTTCGAGAAGGAGACGGTCGTTACGGAAAGACCCAAGACTATCCCGCGCCATCATAGCGAGTACGGAGAACTCAAATCCGTCACCTATCTGCCGGATGATGCTGCTGCGCTCGACTATGCGCTTTCCATGGTGCATCAGAGCCGCGAGAAGTCCAGCCGAAAGGTAGGTGCCTGAATATGGGTAAGATTATCGAGTTGTCCCATGACGATGTTCAGAACAAACTTGCCTATGCTCTTATCTGCGAGACTATGGAGGGTGCATACTGGAATTCCGGGCGCAGACGCCGCATGTTCAGCAAAGCCTTTACGCGCAGTGAACAGCAGCGCATCTCGAACATCAAGGCTAAGGCACATAAGTGGTATCTCGTTACAGGCGTGCCGGAAAAGGTACGCATGAGTTACGATAACTACTTGCTGTGGCAACGCCTTGCGAACTTCTGTGCAGCTATCTGAGTATCAGCAATGCAATACAATGGGCTTTCCTTTTGGGAAGGCCTATTTTTACTTGCATGTTTGTGCGAACCGAATAGAATGGAAGTGTACGATAGATAACATTCCACTTAGCAGCATTTTCCACCGTACAATTCACAATCTGTAAACAACAAGCAGACCCACCATTTTGGCGGGTCTGTTTGTTTACTTGGAAAGGAGAAATTGCCTACGACAAACACATTAACTGTAGATTTTAGCTATGTTGCCGAATTGGACAACGGTTCCAACCTGAGCATGGTATACGGCGAGGATATCGCCGAGAAAGTATGAGGTGAAACTATGATGTATTTGAAGCAATTCCCGGATATTTGCCGGGAGATGGGGCTTGCCATGAAGGAAAACTCCAAAATTGTCACTCTGAGTGTCCCGGACATTTGCTACTCTATTGCCATCAACAAGAAACTCTTCTTGGAAGACCTTGAGTTGGTGGTCGATTCCTTTGACGATGTGCATGAAGCAATCGCCATTTTCGAAGCCGATGTGGATGCTGGAAAATTCAACGACATGGGTGTGGATGACTTCCAAAGACTCCAATCCGTCTTTGAGAAAGCCAAGGAAACTGGCCGGCTCAAAGATGACACCGGCCTGTTCCAGGCAGAGGTAGGGTTCTACGCTCAGCACGCCGAATGTCTCAAGACTGTTCTTGAAAAGCTGCTGGAAAAGCTGAAAAAGGAAGTCGATAAAGCGCGTCTCTATTCCACGTCTTCCCATGACTTTCCGATTGTCATGAAACAGATTGATGCATCCTGTTACAAAGCATATGTGCCCACGAAATCTAATAATGGGTTCATTGTTCAGGAATACATCTTTGACCTGGATGACATTGGAAAAAACAATGAGCAGAAAATCCGTGCTCAGTTCAATGAACTTTTCCAGAAGACGAACGCTGCTGACAGCTACCGTCTTTTGGCGGAGCTTGCCATCGAGGTTGGATACTTTGACCCGGCCTGCGGAATTTTTTTCAAAAGTATGGGCGACGCTGTGTCGTACATCAAAGCAAAAACCGGTGTTGACCTGAAAGTTGTGCAGCCTGATAAGACGAATCTCGATATGATTCGAACCGTGGACAAGTTCCATTTGGCAATGTTGCTGAATCATATTTGCGCGGATAGCAAAAATCGTCCCTCCTCCACCACAGGCTGGTGTGAATGGTTGGGCAATAACTGGAATTCTATGACTTGAACCATTTTTTAGAAAATCGAAAAACAGGAGATAAAACTATGGCACGGAAAGAAATCAAAATTTTCATGGATTCCAAGGAAGTATCTAACTTCCTGAAAGTCATTGACTGGTCCTGGCTGTTCACCTTCCTCAGTGAACGCTACAACGTCTCGCTGAGCCCCCGCAAAGAACTGAAAGAACTGCGCGATGGTGCAGCAATCATCAAAGTCGAATGGCCTGATGAATTGATTGAAAAGTGTGGGATGATGGCTGATGTATTTTCGTCGGTCAAGCTTGCTACGTTTGATTCGTGTTTCAAGCAAGTCGTGGAATACGATGAAGATAAATTCAATAAAGAACGTGAAGCATGGTTTTCCCATCCGACAAAGATATTCAGCTATCTTGATTGTGATGGCACCGTCAAGGAACGCACTCTTGCGCTGAACATTTCACTTCGTTATACGCTGTATGACGGAGGCTATAATTTTGCAACACTGCTCTATGCGGTTTATTCCGACGTGAACGGCTGGACTGTTCAGATGGAAAAGGAGTGATATGAAGAATGTGCTCTGGAAAAATCCGAAATTCGAGGGCTTAACGAAGTAAGTATTTAGGAGGAAAAATATCATGGCAAACAATATCAACCGCGAGGGATTCAAAAGGTTCCTCGAGCTCGGCGCTCCTTCGTTCGAAGGCAATATCATTCTTGATTCCGGTGAGCTGTCCGAGTATTACTACCGTTTTATGCGCATACCGCTCGCCTATGGTGAGCACAAGGTAGATGTTCTGTACGGGCAGCGGTTTTATGGAACCTTGGAAAATAAACCCGTAACATTCAACCAGGAGATACGCTTCCTTTGCCTCGTTGTCGATAATGCCAAAACCGTCAATGAAACATTGGACTTCAAAACGATTTTCTGCCGTTCTTCTTTTACCTCGGATTCTGTCATAGAGGAAATGGCACCGAAGCTGTTCGATATGTTCCGAGAGAATGTGACGGAAGAAGACAAGAAGAAAATTCTCAAGAGCAGTCATTACGACAAGATAGCACGGCAGAACGCTTTCTGTCGCATAATAAAGGGGTATAAGAATTATCGCAGCCCTATTGACAGCATTGTCGATGAGATTGGAAACGGGTCTTGCTTTGGCCTGACATCCACAAATGCCGATGAACTGGTAGTGGATTATCTTGCTAACCCCACCGGCTGGGCTGAACGGACGATGGAGAGAATCAAGAAAGCGAGCCTTAAGTATTCCGGGCTCCAGTTCTGGATTACATTGGCCATGACGGAGGAGTTAACGGAAGAGTACGTGAAAAAGTACAGCAATCCCGATACTCCTGAAGGGAAATTCAAATCCTTGACAGACAGCATCAAGAACTATAAGAACGTCCACCTTGGCTTGGACGTCAACGGAGAAATTGACTCTGTCAAGTACCCCGTTGACGGAATTTTCAATATGGATGCCATGTATGATGGATATCTCGATACATGGAACATTGCTCCGCGTAGTGAAGAGGAACGCATTGAGGAATTTTTAGAGGAAAACGATGCTCTTCTTAAAAACCAGGATAAGATTCCGTTCAAGTATATTTCGGATATCCGTTACGGAAAGAAAACGGTCTGGAAGAATCCAGATTTCGAAAACTAGGCTACCCAACTTTTTTCGGGGGTTTTATTCAAATTGACTCGACAGCAGCTACTCCAGAACGGAGCGGCTGCTGTTTTTTGTGCCCTCATACTTGCCGGAATGTGCGAGCTGGATATAATACTTAAAAAGGCATACGGATTCAAGAACCAAAAAGCGAACCCCGAAATAGGTGTTTTTGGACTTACACTATTTTCTCGGTCAGAACGAAGGTTCAAAACTTAAAGTCCCCGTTTTATAGTGGCAAATTTATAAAGGAAATGCACTACACAAACGTATAAACAACTACTAATCACGGGATAAGGAGTGAGTGGACTGTTCTCCACATCTAAAATAACACTCTTCGCCACTCGTCTTCGAATGAGCAACATTTTTTACTTGCCAAAATATGCGAACTAAGTAGAATGGGTATTGTACGATAGATACCATTCCAAATCAAAAAGGCTTTCTGCCTTTCGTACATTCACAATTTCGCTTAAAGGGCGGACTTCTCGATTCTGAGAGGTCCGCCCTTTTCGCATCCAAAACACTTAAAGGAGTTTGTATCATGAACAAAACTGTACCAACTATCGAAATGAACCCCATCGATGACATCCAGCATCTGCTCGAGGAATCCGGCTGCTATGAATCGGAAATCGAAATGATGAAAACTGCTGGCACCTACGATGCGTTTGTCCGCAAGGTCCACGATGCCATCGACTGGGGTTACCTTTGCACACAGATGACTGAACTGGAGAACAACACGATTGCCGCCGCCATCGACAAAGTCCATGGCATGACTACCAAGACGGAGGATGATGCGTGATGTTTAAGAATCTGGTGCGTTCGGAAAAATACCTCATTACAGCTGTGCTTTACCTGCCTAAAAACATGGACACCAAGATGGTTTCGTTCCTGTCTTCGGGCGCTGGCACCGCAATGCTCGATGACTTGGATAAGCGCGGATACCGTGTTTTCTGTGTTTCGCTCAATTTCGAGCTAAACGCCGAATTGACCAATACTTACAGCTGCAAGCCCGCCAATTCACTGCTCGAATTGATGAAGCGTGACCTGCGCCTTATCTCCGAGCCGCACATCTACATTGCTGGGTACTGTGACCGGAACGCATCCGAGTGGCAGATGGTCAAGAACTCGACCACAGGTCTTCCTCTCGTATCGCTGGTAGACCATCCTACCGATGCACGGACAAAGGAAGCATTCCTCTATCGGCTCAATGAGAACGGAGAAGCCTGCATGGTGTTCGATTCCGCTTACTTTGGCTCCGAGCACACGCCGATTGGCAGCTACCAACTCACCGAAAAGGAAATCCGCGCCGTTCAGGCAGCGCTTCGCAGCGAGAACTATATTTACTAATCACAGGAAGGAGTATGCAATCATGAACCTTATCATTAACACGGTCGGCGGTCAGCTTCTGACTCTCACCCCGGAAATGCTTCAAAAAAAGCTCGGCCTCAAATCAGACATTCTTTCGCTCGGTATTGAGGTATCTGACGGCAATACCGCAATTACCGCTCAATCCTATACCAAATGGGAGTGCGCAGGCAATACAATTTGCCCTCTCATTGATGTGAATGTGAAGAATGGCGGCAAGGAAATGCAGGCAGCAATGTTCCAGCTTCCGACGCCCGAAATCCCCGCTCCGTTCTGCCGTCTGTATGACGAGCAGGGCAGCGATGAGGAAGACTGGTTCGCAGCCGCAAGCTTCTCGCCCCGTTCTGACAATGATGACAGCAAGCATCCTGTGTTTGTGGACGACGGTTTCGGAAAGCCTGTCCCGGCATCCGATGTCATCCAGAACCGTGACGGAGAGTTTTCTTCACGGTGCTCGACCAGCAAGGAACTGTTTGACTTCAATGTCAAGGTTGCACAAAATCGCTGAGTTCGCTTTTAGTACAGCAAATCTATGTATGACAGGGAGTTGCCTTCGGGCAGCTCCTTTTTTTGTACCTTTTTCGTTGCACATTCTTGCGAACCGCATAGACTGGTATTTAGGGAGGTGTTTTCATCCTTGAAAATCAAAAGAGAAATGCCCGTTTCAGTATCACCTACACTCAAATCCGCGTTTTCACTCGGGACAATCGTTAAGGTTCGGCAGGACGCCGACCAGAAATATATAATTATCGGTTATGCAACCGACATCGTGCCCTACGCCTATTATGCTGCGCCATGGCCGCAAGGATTCATTAACGGTGACAGCGTTTTCCTCATCGAGCCGAACGAGATTTCCGGTATCGTTGCAGCTGGGACGCAGAACACCGAATCCGTCCTGTTCCTAGAGGCGCTGGATGAGGTCATGCAAAAGGAGACAATCTATGACAGTTAAAGGACTGAAAATGATGCTCAACGATATGCCGGACGACGCTATTCTGTTGACCCGGAGTGCTTTGGACGCATCGGAATTCGAACAAGCCACGGCGCGGGAGATGACCGTTGTGAGTGTTCGTGGACGCATCATGCTCCCGCGTTGGGCTTATGCGTGTGACCTTACGCCGGACGGACCAGCAAAGACAGCTGTATTGTTTGACTGAGAAAGAAGGTGAAAAAATGCGTCCCATCAACCAAACACCTCAAAGCGCCGATGGTGCCTACGAACGCGAGACCATCATCAATTTCTGCGATGCAGAGAAAACCTGCTCGTACTATACGCGAAATTATTCGCGGGTGAACGAGTTACGCAAACTCGCGGCAGAGCATCCCGATGAGGTAAAGCTGACCATCGATAAGGAAGATTGCGTAGAAGCGGAATTTCCGAAAAAGTGGGTGAAAATTCGCCCTCCCATGTTTATCTCGGAAGAACGCCGCGCAATCCTGGTCGAAAGTGGCAAGAAACTCGCAGCACTGTCGAAAGAAAAAGCGGCACGCAAAGCCGTGCAGGAAAAGGAATAAGGCCGATTGGCTTTATAATATAAATTTTTTTAGGAGGAATCATTATGTCCTACGGTTCAGAGGCGGCGGCCCTCAACGCACTTCTCAGCATCTTTGCTGGATTTTGGCTCATCATCCTGGCATTCTTCGTTCTCAACATTGTGGCTGGCTGGAAAATCTTCGAAAAGGCCGGTCAACCCGGATGGGCGTCCATCGTCCCGTTTTACAACAGCTACATCCGGTACAAAATCTTCTGGGGCAACGGCTGGCTGTTCTTTGTCCCCATCGTCTGCACTGTACTTGGCGGCATCCCGCTGCTCGGCACGCTGCTGGTCATCGTTGGCGTCATCATTAGCATCGTAACCCTGTACAAACAGAGTGTCGCGTTTGGGCAGGGAATTGGCTTCACCATTGGCCTGTTCTTCCTGAACCCCATCTTCAACATGATTCTGGCGTTCGGTCAGTATCGGTACTTCGGTATCCCGCAGGATGGCTATTCTTATGACCAGATGAAGCAGAAGTACGATGTCTACAAAGCTGCTCATCCGGCTCAGTATCAGCAGCCGACTCAGGAACAAACCCAAAATCCTAACATGACTTATCAGGCACCTGCGCAGCCTCAGCAGCCTACCGCGCCTGTTCAGCCTCAACAGCCCGCTGAACCGCAGCAGCCGACTGAGAATCAGGGTCAATAATTACGGCTTTAGCGGACTCTCCGAAGCGGGAGGTCCGCTTTTTTACGGTCATTTTCCGCTATAATTTCAGCCCCTTGAACATAATTGTTGACGCGATATGCGAACCGAATAAAATAAGAATTGTACGATAGATACCATCTACTAATGCGCAATTTGCGTTCGTACAATTCATAATTTTGCTTTAAGGCGGACTTTCCGATTTTGGGAGGCCCGCCTTTTTGCGCTCAAAAAAAGGAGAACAAAAATGAAAGTAGCTTTTCTTAACTGTACCGACGAACTCAACCCGAAAGCCGGTTCCGAACTTACCTGTGTGTTTCTTGACAAGATACCGGGAACCCTCGAGTTTTGCAAAAGACTCAAATTGAAGGACCCCAACCTGTATTTCGATGCGTATGTCCACAATGGGCAGCATGTGAATGCGTCTTACGGGTATCTGAAGGCAGGCGTTCCTGCGACGGTCGAGGAGTATACACCGCTGCTCAAAGAACTGTACGCTGTCGGCTATGACAAAAACAGCATCGAAGTGTGTCAGGACTTCAAATTCTGATGGGAAAAAACGCATAGAAAGGAAATAAAACATGGATAGTAGTTGGAAGAATCTGCAGATTCGTATGGAGGCTGCTTGGAACATGCGCACGACCCCAAAAACCAAGCGCCCTAAAACCGGTGATATCATCAGCAGCGCACATTCTCTCGATTGGAACAAAAAGAAGGTGCGGCAGCTTCAGCAAGCGTGGAACGACGAGGTAGCAAAACTGGTAGCTGACCGCAACGAAGCTGTCTCGGATGTCATGGTTGACATTCTTGCCCTTATTCAGATGGATGTAAAAAGCGCTTCCTCTGTTCTTATCAGTGAAGAGACGGCAGAAATGGTCTGGGAAAAGGCGTATGAGCGTGGTCATGCAAATGGGTTTTCTGAAATCTATTACGCCATCGAGGACTACGAAGAATTGGTTATCGAAGCTCTGAAAGGAAAAAGGTGAAAAAATGGAACTCGAAGAATATCTACAAAATAACAATGTAACCCTTTGGCGAAATAACCGTGCATTAGGACCTCAGCAGACGAAATCTCTTGCGGATTTTGATTACGCGGAAGGACTGGAAAACATTACGGGAAAGATGGTTTGGATTTGCGACTATCGAGCAAACGCAGACCCAACCAAAAAACCAATTCGTGGAATTGAGCCCACTCCGGTGGTGGTGACAGATGCCAAGGAGACAAATAAGACAATTTATTATTCTCCTATTTATTTCCGACCTGTAAAGAACGGTCATGTTATGTCCAAGGTGATTGCTCCAATGGATAATACAGGTTATCGGGGATATACGGGTGAATCTGTAAACATCTTCTACACGGTTGAAGACTGTGTAAAGTGTTACCGTGAACAGGTGCGACAAGCAAAGGCAATCTACCACAAGGAACTTGCTCGTATAACCAATCTCTTTAATGCAAGAATTGGGGAACTGAGCGAGTCTTTGATTTCGTTTGCAGGTTACAACGTTTCGGAAAGCACTGTAACGGTAAAGGTTCGTGCATGGACTACAACGTACCAAACTGCAGACTTTACCTTCAGCCAAGAAATGTACCCCACAGAAGAAAAAATAGACAACCTCAAAAAGCAGGCGCTTCGTCTTTTGCCGGAGAGGATTCGTCGAGAAACTGACTGGCAAGCAAAAGGACTTGTTTTAAGGAACGTAGATATTTACGTTCTCGTCGATGGAATGAACGATAAGAGCGCAGAAGAAAAAGTTGCGCTCGAACTGAAAATTTGAGATTGCCATCGAAGCTTTGAAGGGTACGAATAAGCAATAAAAATTAACGCTGAAAGGAAAATTTGAAATGCTTTCTGTTAAAGCAGGCGATTATCTCTGGATGGTCGAGTTTTGCTTTGGGGTCCCTTATCCCGAAACGATTCGCAAGATGGTGGTCACACACACGGATTCTGATACCAACCGTTTTGAATGCATCCCGACTTCCGGAACCGCAAACCGCTTATATGAGTTCGATGCCAACGGTGTTGAGTATCGAGAAGATGCCGCAGTCGGCTATGAGCAGTATTTGCTGATTTTCGAAAACAAAGATATCATCTACGATATTTGCGACGCCGTCAGATGCACAAAAGCACTATATCTGGCTGCGCAAAACGATTTTAACAAGGCTTCTCTCGAAACCCTTAACGCTGCCGCTGAGATTCTCGGCGTGAAATACGATAGGGTCAAAAGGAAGTAAGTGCAAAGCAGGTCTCATCTCATTTTGGGACCCGCTTTTCTAATGTTCGATATTGCTAATGCCGCTGAGAGTGTTGTATGATAGATACTATAGCGGCTACACTGAAAGGAACTCATTACAATGACTGAATATATCAATACCTACAATGAACTCTGCGAGAAGGTCAAGCGCTGGAGCGCAGCTTACTACGAGCAGGATGCTCCTGTCGTAACGGATGAGGAGTACGACCGTGCGATGCACGAGATTCGTGACCTCGAAGCCGCGCATCCGGAACTCGTCACCTCCGACAGCCCCACACAGGTGGTTGGCGGCAAGCGCGTTATCGGCATTCCGGTTGAACACCGTGTCCCGATGCTTTCGCTTCTGGATGTCTTCTCAGACGACGAGGTACGCGATTTTACAGCTTCCGTGGTGAAGGAATACCCTGATGCCACCTTCTCTATTGAGCGCAAAATTGACGGTCTGAGCCTGTCTCTGGTGTACGCTAAGCCTGCCGGTTCTGACGGAAAACTGCGGCTCGTACAGGCGTCCACTCGCGGCGACGGACATATCGGTGAAGATGTTACCGACAATGTCAAGGTTCTTGGCATCCCTGTCAATATCCAGATGCCGGACGGTATCTGGAAAATCGAATTGCGCGGCGAGTGCTACATGAGCGAAGAGGACTTTGAAGCAACCAACGCCAAGCAGGAAGCAGCAGGGAAGAAGCTGTTCGCCAATCCCCGTAACTGCGCTGCCGGTACGCTGCGTCAGTCTGACCCGGCTGTCGCAAAGGAGCGGAACCTGAAAGTGTTCATTTTCAATGTGCAGAGTGTCAATGACGGGGAGGATTCCTCTGAGTTTGCTGACTCTCACTGCGACCAGCTTAACTATCTGCGCGATGTTTGTGATTTCAAGACCACCTACTACGCGCATTGCAATGATACCGACAGTATCCTCGCCGCTATCCGCGATATCGGGGAGCATCGTTATGATATCGATTATCCCATTGATGGCGCTGTCATCAAGGTAGACGAAATCGACATCCGCAAGAAGATGGGTGAGCGGACCAAAACTCCGAAATGGGCTATTGCTTTCAAGTATCCCGCTGAGGAGAAGGCTACGGTTCTTCGCCGTATCGTGTTGCAGACGGGTCGTACCGGCCGCGTCACTCCTGTGGCGGAATTCGACCCGGTACAGTTAGCCGGAACCCGTGTTGAACGTGCTACGCTGAACAACGCGGATTTCATCAAAAATCTTGACATCCGCATCGGCGATACCATTGTGCTGCATAAGTCCGGTGATATCATCCCGAAAATCACGATGGTTGAGAAGGAAAAGCGTCCGGCAGATGCTGTGCCCTATGACATGTCCAGTCAGGTTTGCCCTGTCTGTGGCGAGCCTATCGCTTCCGTGAACGGGTCTGTTGACCTGTATTGCACGAACGATTCCTGCCCTGCCAAGACGGTCAACCGCATCATCCATTTCGCATCCAAGGCGTGCATGGACATTAAGGGGCTTGGTCCGCAAATCATTCAGGACCTGGTCGATAGTCGGTTCATCTCCAACCCCGTAGACCTGTACTGGCTTTATGAGGAAGAATCCGAACTCATCGACATGTACGGTGAAAAGACGGCTAAGAAGCTGCTCGCAGCCATCGAGAACTCCAAGACCCAGAACGCAGACCGTGTTCTTAAAGGTCTTGGCTATCGTCTTATTGGCGGTCATGTTGCTCGTGCTCTGTTTACCCAGTGCAAGGCAACGGACGGAAACCTGCTCGGCTTATCTGCCCTGTATGTGGGTAACATCAAGGATTGTAACATCCCCGGTTTCTCTGATGCAATCTATGCCGCTCTGGATGCAATGCTCTCTGACCCTATGTTCAAGCAGGAGGTCACAGCCCTGTACAAGGCTGGCGTCAACCTCGATTACCATGCACCGAATGCATCCGCAAACGGTTCCGCTGAGGATGCTGTACCGCTTTCCGGTAAGACCTTTGTAATTACCGGAACCCTGCCCACGATGAGCCGCGAAGAGGCTAAGACCTTTATCGAAGCACACGGCAGTAAGGTGACCGGCAGCGTATCCAAGAAGACCAGCTATCTGGTCGCCGGTGAAGCCGCAGGCTCTAAGCTTGATAAGGCCAACGCTCTGGGGATTCCCGTTCTGGACGAAGCAGGGCTTAAAGCTATGGTAAACGGGTGAGGTGGCATCATGTACGACACTAATCGTATTGCTCGTGCTGCTGAGCCTTGCGCGTACCATGAAGCATTTGCTGAGGATATGAGACGCTGCGACAATGCGCTCGGTATGGGCGGACTCATGGGCATCAACGCCGAATGCTGGCTCGATGTACTGAACGGTATGACGGATGCTCAGATTGCTGAGTATGTCAGCACCAAGTATAAGCCTGGTATCCTGAATCCGTTCAGGGACACCTCGCTTTTCATCAAGCACTAATCTTATCAGCCGTTCCACCTCTCGGGGTGGGGCGGCTTTTTCTTTTGAAATATTGTCTTGACGGCATTTTCGAACAGCATAGAATGAGTATTGTACAATAGATACCAAACCACGACCAAACATTTATAATCTGACAAAATTCAGACAGGCACCAATCAGGTGACCTGTCTTTTTTGTTGCAAGACCGCGCAAATGCGGAGAAAGAGAGTCTGAAATGAAAGCCATTAAATCCATCATTATTTTACTTGTTGCGATTCCCGCAATGGCTGTTTATGCACTTTTCGAAGCCATCATCGCATTGGCAATCGAGATTGACTTGGTTCGTATCCACACCATGATGCGTTGCTGCCGTAAGTTTAAGACGCTGTAACAGCAAGTCGCTCATTTTTATTTATCACAAGCCTCGAAAATACGAGGAGAAAGAGAGTTTACTATGAATGGCAACACCATCAATTCCAAGAATGTCATTTCCGGCGTCAACGATTTGGCTACCAAGTGTCCTAAGATTTCCGCTATGTGGAGTTTCAAGAACACATACACCCCCAGCGAAGTATCTGTAGGCAGCAACAAGAGAGCGTGGTTCGTATGCCCCAATTGTAAGCAGGAGTTTGAAGCCCGTGTTTTCCATGTCGCAAGGTCCTTGATGCGTGGTAATACCGGTTGCCCTGTTTGCGCAGGTCTTAAGGTCGTCCCCGGCATCAATGATTTGGCTACCAAGTGTCCTAAGATTTTCGCTATGTGGAGTGCAAAGAACACATACACCCCCGGCGAAGTATCTGCAGGCAGCAACAAGAAAGCGTGGTTCGTATGCCCCGATTGTAAGCAGGAGTTTGAAGCTTCTATCTGCAATGTAGTTCATACCGTACAAAATGGCAGCACAGGTTGCCCTGTTTGCGCAGGTCGCAAGGTTGTTTCTGGTATCAATGATTTGGCTACCAAGTTCCCTATGGCCGCTTCCATGTGGAGTGATAAAAACGATTGCTCTCCCAGTGAAGTATCTGCAGGCAACAACAAGAAAGCATGGTTCGTATGCCCCGACTGCAAGCAAGAATTTAAGGCTTCTATTTGCAATGTCGTTAAATCCTTGATGTACTACCATACCGGTTGCCCTGTTTGCGCAGGTCGCAAGGTTGTTCCCGGAATCAATGATTTGGCTACCCAGTGTCCTAAAGTTGTTCCTCTGTGGAGCGACAAGAACGATTACACTCCCAGCGAAATTTCTGCTCGTTCGGAAAGAAGAGCTATCTTCGTATGCCCGGATTGTAAGAAAGAGTTTGTGACAAGCGTTCGCGCCGTGACGCGGGCTATTGCATCCGGTGCTACCTGCTGTCCCGACTGCAAAATGCGGATGCGTACTATCAGTGCAGCTCGCAAGGATGAGCACGATTATGCGAAATCCGTCGGCACTACGATGGCGATGAAGGATGGCAGCAAAGCCACCTGCACCGCTTATCACGGCGTTAATAACATTACCGTTGAGTTCGAAGATGGTTTTGTTTTGTATCATGCTCGCTGGAACCAGTTTGTCCGTGGCACCCTTCACCACGACGAGAAAAACATCAACAAATAACAGAAAAGCCATCTGATACACAGTTGGCTTTTTAGTTGGAAAAATCAGAAATTAGTGTTGACAGCGCTTGCGAACGGCATAGAATAATAATCGTATCAAAGATACCAGTATCATTACCTGTATAGGTAGTGCAACAATAGCCATATTCACAATCCTCTTTTCTTGAAAAGGACAGACACTCGTCATGGGTGTCTGTCCTTTTTCTTTTGGAGGTTTTTTGCGGACTATCTGTTTTTGGTCATGCGGGAACATTCCTGCATCGTAGTACACCACGATACGGTGATTATAATAGATTTCCTGCCTAAAAAGCGGGACGTACACGCTGCGTTAATGCGAAAATCGTTGTTTTGCTGCAAATACAGCAAAGCATCCTTTATACATATCCCGGCCGCGAACGCCGCGTTAGAGCATCTTTTATACATATTCCAGCCGTGGGTACAACGATAAAGTGCGTTAGCATACATAAAACGAATATCAATCAAAAAAGGAGAATTATCATGACAAATTTCAAGAAGATATTTTAGCAAGTAAGCGCTTTTTTCAGCAATCATAAGATGCTATGTCGTCTTCTCTAGCTGCTGTTAAAACGCGTGATACTTGCGCTCATCGAACAAATCCCAGTCCCTGTAATTATCGTGATTGTAATTGCGATACTTGCGATAGCAATCTTTTACGCTTGTCTGCTTCCTGTAATAACAGACAAACACACAAACAAATAACAATAACCCCCTATCTTGGGGCTCTACCTGCTGTGGAGATGATTTCAAGAGCAGCACGTTGGCCCCACGATACGGGGTATACTATGAAGGCACATATTCTCAATGTTGGTATCACCAAGAACTACTTCAATGCCGTTTCCAACCAGTTCCTTCCGATGCAAAGCGCCGCTTGCGAGCCTATGGACAACATCCTATCGAACAGCACTGGTCCTGTAAACGCTCTGGTTGCGTTCGTACCGGGCTCCGAGAAGGACCTAATCGGCATGGTTACTGCCGACTGGGGCAACGGCATGGACATCGACGAGGTGAGCGAAAGCCTGCAGTTTGGCTCTCGTCACACCGATGAGGGTCCTCTGTGCATCCACGGTGTAGGTCTCAACAACTTCCTGCTGGTCGCTACCCGGAACAAGTATCCGTGGTTCATCGCTACCAAGAAGCCGGAAGAGGGTTCCTACCACCTCGTTGACGGCCCCTTCGACACCAAGATGAAGATTGTTGAGCAGCAGGATATCCCTCTTGCCGACATCGTCATGCGGGATGCCTACAAGCCTCTCGGCGCTCCCTCCACCATCATCTATGTGGAGATGGACAAGAGCACCGCGAGCACTATGCTGACCCAGAATGGCAGCTGCGCTCCGAGCAAGGTTTCCAGCCTCAATGTGCTGCGCCGTTCTATCGCGGAGCACTTCGGCGTCAAGTATCGCAACTACCTCAAGCCCGATGATTCCGGTGCCGCTCCCGCCCGTATCCTGATTCCCGACTATCAGATGGCGAACGGCAAGACTTGCGATGTTTTCGTCAAGCCTATCTTCCAGCGCTACAAGGCTGTGACCGGGACGCATCATCTGAGCGTGAACTACAATGGTCACGATATCCCTGTTTCCGTTGAGGTCGGTCTGCTCAATGCAGCCGCTACTCAGACTCGTGCAGTGACCGGTGGTTACGCCCTGAAGCACTATTATCAGGGAAATATGAGCACCCAGGGTGTGGATATCCAGCTCGGCGACCGCGTTATCGCTACCGCACAGTTGGATACCATCTGGGACCGTGCTCGTCATCCCTCCTTCAATCTGTTCACCGGCACCATCGCCATCGATATCTCTGACCTGCCGCGTGGGTTCCTGAACACCCTCGCAAACAAGTCCAACATCGATTTGAGCGATGAGGGCTGGCGTGCCATCTTCGATGCTGTGAAGGATGCAGTTCCTGTCGTTGAAGACAAGACCTGCCCCCTCGAGGAGTACGCCAAGCAGTTTGCTGAGCGTATCATGAACAACACCGGCAACAAGGTCGAGCTCCAGTTCCCGGTATATGCGAACCGCACTCGCATCGATGTTCTTGAATACATCGACGAGAACCACTGCAACATCTATGATTTCATGAGCACTGCTGCTAACATGAAGTCCGTTGCTGAACTGCGCACGCATTGGGACGGTATGGTCTCTCAGGGTTGCCAGCCGGTTTCCGCTACGATGTTCACCACCAGTCGCGGTCCGATGCTCAGCCACACCTGTGAGGAACTGAACAGCCTTATCCAGTCCATGCCTGATGACAAGATGAAGGCGGCTCTCAAGGTTGCGAAGGGTGATGTTGCGAAACTGCCTCACTACAACCTCGAAATCGTGGTAGACAAGAACCTGCCTCGCTAATCACACCAATACACTTAGCCGTTGCCCTTTGGGGTGACGGCTTTTTTCGTTGTCGTCTTGGCAAACAAAATGGTTCCTGTCCTCACCCACAATATAATGCGAGGTATAGCATTTTGTGCAAATATGTGCTATAATTGGCATAAAAAGGGAGGGACCAGTATGGTTGAAAACAATAATAACAATGGCAAAAAGAGAAATGACATCTTCACCAAAATCAACGATACTATATCTACTTTTCTCGATGGCTACCCGCCTGCCGTTCAGACCGCTGCTAAAGTCATCGTCTTTGGCGGTATGTTCCTGCTCGTCATTGGTATTCTCCATCTTATTTCACCTATTATCGTAACGGTTGTTGGCAATCTTCTGAGTCTCATCTTCACCTACGGCATTTTGGCACTTATCGTCATTTATATCGTGTACAGAGCCAAACTCACCATGACCCGCGATGAAAACTCCTTTCTGCTGAACGAACGCTTGAAGTATCAGAAGAAGGAGTACGAGGAACGCGAGCGCAGAAGAGCAGAACAAAACAAAAAACAGTAAAATTCAATAGCATTTTCGCTGTCCAGCTTCGGTTGGGCAGCTTTTTCTTTTTGTAGCGATAATTTCCTGTTGCCAATACTTGCGAATCGCATAAAATTAAACTCGTAGGAAGGATGTGGTTGCTTTGAAGCTTTTAGAATCCGTATTAGGGAAGGTAGCTACCATCGGAATGGCTGGCTATCTCTTTGGCTGGCTTTGCTTTATTGCCTGCGTCATCTGCACGCTCGCAAAAGCCGCACAGTGGCGCGATGTGGTCGGCTATTGCGCGTTTCTTCTCGGAGGCAGTTCGTTGCTCATTGCCGTTGGCTTTTTGGGGCTTGCGGTCATTGGTCATATTCAGCACAAACAATACAAAAAAGGAGGCAAAGCACTGCCTAAAAAATAAGACAGTGCAAAAACAGTATGCAACACAAGAAAATTCTATTCGCCGCAGCTGTCATGATGGCATCCGCAATGATGTTTACCGGCTGTGCATCTCAGGAGATTCAGGACCGGAAAGCTGCTTCTGAGGCAGCGGCTATCGCCGCCGCACAGCCCACTGCCACACCGGCACCGACTCCTGCACCTACGCCAGAGCCCATCAATGCATGGTCATTGCTTGACAATCTTCCGGAGTTCGCTGTAGGGACTCTGGATAAGCCCGATATGACATGGACGGATGGGTTGCCTTTGGGTGTAAATCCTCTGACCTATGAGGATGGCGCATTCGTTTCAGGACTTTATTCCTCTGCATCCGGCAGCTCTACACAAATCAAGAGCGTGTCCGTGAAGGATTTGAACGAGATGCCGATTTCCGGATACCTGAAATTGTCCGTTCTGGAAACGGGGGAGACGGTCATCGACAGTATTGAGGATGCCGTGACCGGAGAAGGTCTGGAAAAAGATATCTCGGATTTCTGTGTCTGTACCGAGGGTGAGAATGGGGAATCCGCCAACTACTACCAGATTGGCTTTAATGGTGGCCCGGTATCGAATGTCATGGACAGCACCACGGCTGCTTCTGACGGCATGACTATCGGGAACGCCTTTGAGAATGGTCTTTTCTATTCGACGATGAAGCCTTCCGCTCTGATGGATTTTCCTGTTGACGGCACGCCCGAGGAGAAGTTCAACGCCCTATATGCGGTGTTCGGCACCCCGAATGGTCTTTATTGGAAGAACAGCCCGACCGGCACGCAGTATACTTCCTTTGATGAGTTCCGTGACGCGGAGTACAATAAGGAGACCGGGGCCAAGTCCTTCTACCTCGTCTGGAACTACGAGGACTGCACTGTTGTGGCATCCTGCAGCGACCAGTTTGACAGTGCCGATGTGAAGGGCACGGCTATCATCGATATCTATGAGTTCCCGGTATTGCAGGGCACCGAGTACATCAATGAAGCCAGCACAGATACTTTCTGGGGATATCTTGGCTACGGTGATGCGCCTGTCCGTCTGACGGGTCTGTATGCGACTATGCCCGGCGTACCTGCTGAGGACGCTGCCGCTGTTCCGGAATCTGCTACAGCAACCGAGTCCGGTGCTGCATCTGACGCTGAAAACGCTGCGGATTCTGATGTAGCCGCGAGCGAGAGCACCGATTCTTCGTCTGAGGCTGTAAATTCTTCTGTCACTGTCCAATAATTTTCTCAGATTTCACCTTTAAGCCCTTGCGCGAATGTGCGAACCGCATACAATGAAAAATGTACGATGGATACCAACCGAAAGGTAATTCACACATTCACAGTTCTGAACCGTTAAGGCAGACTTTCCAGTCACATGGAGAGCCTGCCTTTTTTGTTTTGAATTTGATTGCAGGAGCCTTTCGGGGTATGCATCGTAAATTTATTTTTTAAGGAGTTTGTTCAAAATGGACGATAACGCTTACCTCGACACTATCAAAGACATTAACTGGGATACCTTCTACCAGCAGAAGATGGCTCTTGAAAGCCTTACCGATTACCTACACCGCAACAAGGAACAGGAAAACGGTATGTTTGGCAGAGCCGCTGCCTGGATGGAGGGTATCCTGACCATGATGGACGGGTTCACGGATGCTGCTGCAGACGAGAACGCGTTCAGTTATCCCGCCCGTGACGAAAATGACCGGCACCTAGATTCCCGATTCAACGATGTTCTTGACCAGTACCCGCAAGCTTCGGCTTGAGATTTCTGATTAAGGAGGAATTTACAAATGCGAATTCGGGAAGGGTGTATTTTAACCGCCACCAATAGCAGCGACGAAAGAGTCAAGTCTCTTATCGGCTGCAAGGGTGCCTTGCATGTCGTAAACGGCGAGCCTCTTCGGTTTGTCGTGGGGACAAATGAGAACGCTCGCTCTTTTACGACTGCCACGACAAAGCGCCTCGGCGTGATTGGCGTGAATATTTTCGTTTCAACCGTTACCGGGACCGAATACACATTCGAGTTCCGTTGATTTCACCAAATACGGCTGCTGTTTAAGAAGAGCAGCAGCCGCGTTTTTTGTTAAAGGAGTTGATTTTTTTTGAATATCATTACTCGTGCTTCCGTAAAGGAGCGCATCCATGTCGAACAAATCATTCGCAGCCAGCCGCATATGCACAACAGCGGCCTTGTCGATATTGTTACCATCCCGGTTCGAAAATGTTTAGGACTTTCTATGGATGTCTACAAACCAGTCGGAGAGGTCAAAGAACCACTACCCATCATCCTGGATATTCATGGCGGGGGCTTGATTGCCGGCCGCAAAGAACAGAACAGGAATCTCGGTATCCAACTAGCAAGAAGAGGCTATATCGTTTTTATCCCCGATTACCGTCTGGTTCCCGAAACGGATATCTTCGGACAAATCTCGGATATTCTCGATGCGCTTGCAGTCATTGAAGCGAAAGCGGCAGAGTTCGGCGGCAACATCGAAAAACTCTTCGTTACCGCAGACAGTGCCGGTGCTTTCTTGGCTTCTATGGCCGTTGCTTCGTTACACCATCCTACCGAGATGCAGCCGGTCATCCGCCGCCTTGAAAGGTATATCCCGCAAAAGGTTCAGGCTCTCCGCGTAACTGCCATGGGTTTTCAGAGTGGGATGTTCTACCTTTACAAAGGTCAGGTTGGATTGCTGGCGGACAACTACATGCAGAAGGGATGGCGCAAAGAGAAGTACGCTTCCTATATTCGTCCCGAATACTATTGCAAGCTGCTGCCGCCGTGCTTTCTTTGTTCCGGAAAAGGAGATTTCCTGAAAGGACAGACAAAACGTTATGTGAAGCTGCTGAAAACCAACCACCAGTACCATCAATTCGTATTCTGCAATGTAAAAGAAGCCGACCACGCTTTTGCCGCACTTCATCCGGAAACGGCATGGGGGCAGATGGCAAACGATGAGATGCTGGCGTTCTTTTACCGCTGCGCACGATAAGATAAGGAGAAATCATGGCACACAAAAAAATTATCGACTCTGTGAAGAAACAGGGTCAAGTAACCATCAAAGACCTCGATGAGTTCCTTCGCTTCGTTATCAACGAATACGATATGCGGACATTAAATAACAACTATATCAGCATTCTCATTTCCATGCAGCTCGATGTCAACAAGGTGTTTGGACTCGATGTCTGCAAAAGAAGTGATGACGACTATGTAATTTTGTATTCATGCTGGTATCTGAACAAGGATGTTTTCGGCAGACAATTTGAAATGCGGCTGTACCACTACGACAACTCTAACGACGATGACGACCTCGGACTCGATATTGTTATGACACAGAGTCAGTACGATGCAGTCCTGCAGAGATTTGAGGAGCAGTACAAAAAGGCTTACGGAGTTGCCATTGAAAGGGGCTGGAAAGACTCTCTTTTTGACTGCGGCGAAAACGAGGAGGAAGAAATTTGAATATCAACCGTTACGCACTTTGCAAGGAGCGCTCCTTGCAGAAAATCATAAGCAAGCAACCGAAACCCAATACCACCGCAATCGGAGTTTGCAGCGAGACGCAGGTCACACATCACATCATCACGAAAAGAAGTGATGAGTGCTTGCCCATCTCTGCGTATGTTCCGAAGCACAAGGAAGGCGACGGCAAGAAATTCCCTGTCATCATCGACATCTACGGCGGCGATTTCGTTGCAGGACGCAGTGCCCTGAACCGGAATTTCGGAACATGGTGTGCGGAGCATGGCTATCTGACCTTTATTCCGGAATACACCCCGGTTCCCGAAACGAATCTGTTCGGGCAACTCGGCGACCTTTTGAAGGCGTTCGTTGTCATCCACCGCTGTGCAGAACGGTATGGCGCAGATATGTCCAGAATGTATCTGGTAGGTGACGGTGCAGGTGCTGCACTGGCTTGCCTCGTATACGCTCTTCTCTGGAACCCTGTATCCATGCAGCATCTCGAAGATGAACTGCCATTCGATGTACCGCAGGAAGCAAAACTTTCGTTCAAGGGTGTCTGTTTGCAGAATGGTATTCTTGACCTTTCCAGCAGAAAGATGAACGCTATCGCGCCTTATCTCATCGAAAAGGATTGGAAGAAGACCAGCTACGCTGAGTGCCTGTCACCTAAGACTTACGCCAAGATGCTGCCTCCGTGTTTACTCGTCACGAGCATTACCGATGCTCATAAGCGTGACACGAACCAGCTGGCTTGGCAGTTGAAGTTGAAGGGTACGAGGTATTCGGTACATTCCGCAAACAATCTCTTTACGAAAGAAAGTTTTGCTGCACGGCATCCTGAAACGCGGTATGCGCAGGCAGCTAATACGGCTATGCTTGCATTTTTCGAAAATAAATAACACCAAAAAAAGGAGAAATCACAATGGCTAATTATCACAAAAGGAACAGCATCCGTGCGGTCCAGTGGGCCCCCGAAAACGCGCAGAGCTTCGAGGACATCAAGAAGCTGATTGCCGAAAATCCCGGTATTGGCTGGAAGGCAGATAACATTGTCCGTAACGACGCCAGCGACAACATCATCATTCGCAGCTTTGGCATGATTGTACTGCGCATCAAGCCCTACGAATATCTGGTGGAGGGCAAGAAAGACAGCCTTTTCACCGTTTCGCCTGAAACTTTTGAACTCATGTATAAGTCCGACGAAAGCAGAAAGTGGTGAAACACAGTCAATAACCCACGACTAAAGTCTCGGGCTTGCTCCGGTAAGTCTGCACTTTAGAAGTGTCCGCAAGGATATGTTGACTACCCTTTGCACATTAAGTTGTGCCCCGTTATAAGCGAATAGACAGTTACCGTACGGTGTAAATCCTAGCCGTGCGCTCTAAGACAACAACACATCACGTAAAGCTGAGGTAAAGCCGACAGGTGTGGCTGTATCAAGCCGTTTATAACCTTGGGGAAGGATTTTTACCCTCTTCGGAGTGATGTGGTAGATTTGCTTTCCACGCGCAGGCAAAACCGCCGTTCAAGACGCTATCATAAGACCCGTTACCGTGCGCCAAGATTTGATGCAATTATATGAATCCAAACACAGTCAAAAAGAAGGAGTATTTGCTTCTTCACGCTTTTGATTAAAACGCAATGGTGAAAAAAATAAAAAATTAAGGAGAACAGACAAAATGGTTAATAATTCTAATATCGTTAATGCAATGGTTAAGTATCACTTTTCCGATGGTATTCACACTTTGCCCTGCAAAGTAAACAAACAGACGCATGAAGTCTTTGACATCAGTGGAAAAACGCAGCTCGTGAAGGAATTAGTCGAGGATGATGATTTTTCCTTTGATAGTGACGAAGAAGCCACTCTCTTTGAGGTATACGATGACCTAGATTATGCAGAAGTTGAGGTTGATGGAAAACTCTATCCGTTCCAGATTCTTGAAATGATTGATGAAGCACTCCAAGATGGTGGAATGAATCCTATTGAAGAGTACAGTGCCGTCGAAAAAAGCGGCGATTACTGGGAAGCAGTGGATGGAATGTCGCTGACTCAGTGCATCCGTTCTTGGCGTTGGTGGGAACTAAAAAATTCCATCGAACACAACCGTACAGCAATTGCTGATTTTATCGGAGCCAATCCCGGAAGTGCTACCTATGTTAAGGTCTTGAATGGGAATACAAACCAGACCGAGATTTGCGATATGCTAGACAAAGCTGAGGCTCAGATGCCGGAAGACAAATTTATGCAGTTCTTTAACAAGTACGATAACCCGAATATTTGGGATATTAACTAAAACTGCGATTCCAAGTTGTTTCAGCCAAAAATCAAGGAGAGTAAAAATGGAAAGAAGCATCAGAGCTTAAACAGCAACGATACCGTTGGGCAACATCTGCCGGATATCCTAACGGTTCTTCCGCTAAAAATACAGCACTGTTTTGGAGCAGACCTTTAAAAGATGAAAAGACTATCTTTATTACAGAAGGTGGTTTGAAAGCATCTGTTGCAAGTCATCTGTCTGGTGATTTGTTTGTAGCAATCCCCGGTGTAAGCTGTATTGCAACATTCAAAGACTTGCTTCAAGTTTGCAAAAAAAACGGAATTTGTCTTGTCGAAGCTTTCGATATGGATGGCAAACTGCTTCCAAAAGAAGTTGAAAAAGGGCAAGAAGGAAATCACATTACGGTTGAATCTGCGAGAGAAAAATGACATCAAGAAAAGCCATGTAAACGATGCCCGTTGTATCAGCAAGCATCCATTTGCTGAACCATGCAGTGTTTGCTATCGCACAAAAGCTATAAGGCATCACAATCGTCAAACCCATAAAGCAAACTTCTCAAAAGGTAGCATTCGCAAAAGAAGCCAAATGCCTTATGTTGTCGAAGGCTATCGTCTTTGGGATAAGGTTCTCTACAAGGGGCAAGAGTGCTTCGTTTCCGGTCGTCGTGCATCAGGAAGCTTTGCTCTCAGAAAGCTTGATGGCACTGTCGTTACAAACAGTATTTCATTCAAAAAGTTGCAACTATTAGAACCTGCAACAAATTATCTAATAGAAAGGATGTGAATGGGCAATTCCTCCCACGCCTAAAGTCGCGGGTCTCCTTGCCCTGATTTACAATGATTGAATTCAACAAACCTTACGACAAAGCCTACGGATTCTGGCATGTCACCACGGAGGGTGACTGCGAGGGTCGCTCCATCACCGACCTTGGTGTCTTTGAGGGAAATATCGATACCATCGCGTTGGCGCTCGCCGACAGGTGCTACTATTACACCCTTTATTTCACTGCCGTAGACCCCACCGCCTATGACAAGACCCCGAAAAAGGATGAAATCAACATTTCCATTTACGGCGCATCCGGCATGTACGACATGACGAAAGAAGAGCGTTTGGACGCGATGCGGAATATGCTGAAAGACCGTCCCGTTTTTGTGCGGGATGGCGACCGCGCCGATACCTTCATCATCAGCACCAAGCAGGAATCGCGGGAAAAGCGCAGGCAGAAGGTTCTCGATAAACTGACTGCCGAAGAGCGCGAACTGCTCGGCGTTTAACGAGGCTGTGTAAATTATGAAGGACCGCAACCGGGAAATTGCGTTAATGCCGGAATTCGATAGCGAAGAGGCGTTTGACGCTTATTTTGCAGAGAAAACCGCAGCAGTGGCACCGTATCGCGATAGGCAAGGACGGCTCGTTCTGGACGATATCCATGACTTGCCCGAGGTCGTTGAGAAGGTGTTTGCCGGGCATCCGGAATTCACGCATACATTTTTCCATGAGGGCAATTAAACATTTGCATCTTCGTGCGAGTCGGATATAATTGAGATTGTACGATAGATACCATTCTACTAAGGCGCTGACTGCGCTCGTACAATTCACAATTTCGCTTTAAGGCGGACTTCCCGATGTTGGGAGGTCCGCTTTTTTGCGTCAATTTCAAAAAGGAGTGTATTAAAATGACTAACGCAAATGAAATGGCACAGAAAGGCTTCGACACAGGTTTCACCGATGCCAATGACAACGAACTTCATGTGGGTGACTATGTCCGTATCTGCGGTCATATTGGAAAAATCGTTTTTTCCTGTGGCGCATTCGGCATCTTCATTGCAGATGAAGTTCCTTGGGATGCCCTTGAAGAACTGGTTCGGAAAGACAGCGGTAACCGCCCCTCTTTCTTGTACAATGACACCTTCATCAGCTTTTGGGAGATTGTATGGAACTTGAGTGAGGACACGGACGAGCCGTGCTTGCCCTATGTTGAGAGCATCACCGTGACCGGCGGCATTTTCACCGACGAGAACGGCAATAAGGATGTCTTCATGGGCTGCATCAACGGTTGCTCCGCCACATTGACTCAGTGCGAATACACCTGCGGACGCTACTACACCTGTGATACCGTAGCAGTGGCAAACGACCTTCTGCGCGACGACGAGAGGCACGAAAAAGAAAACAACTGACGGTTGGGACGTTTCTCAACGACCGCCAAAAAAGAAAGTGAGGCATTACCATGGCAAAAAGCCGTACTAAAGAAATTGCTCGGGAGAAAACTCCGCAGGAACGCGTAAAGGATAGCTACTCTTACGAGAAAGCCTGTAACGCAGCAAAGAACTCTGGAACACCCACATACCATTTTGCTGTGGGAGACAGGGTGCAGGTTGGACATCTTCCTAACTGTGTTGTCGAAGAAGTGATGGATGATGGCGCAATGTATCTCATCCGCGTCACCACCAAGAACAATGTCGAATATTCCTGCTGGGCTTGGACGAGTGTTCGACCGTTGGATGACGACAAAGACACGCATTTCGCAAAGCGTGACTCTGCACTATCCCGTCTGCACTACTCAAATCGTAGCATGTACTCTCTACTCAGCTTCCATTACCTGTTCGGCGTTGATTTCAAACCCGATTATCAGCGCGGTTCTGTTTGGGATGAGGAGGACAGAGAGAAACTGCTGGACAGCATCTTCGCAGGACGCGAAATTGGTCGTTTCGTCTTCAAGCAGTTGCCCTTTATTCGCGCAAACGACGATGGCAACTACTACGAAATTGTTGATGGCAAGCAGCGTATGTTGACCCTGCTTGCTTTTTACGAGAACCGATTCCCGTACAAAGGCGTATTTTACAACGACCTTTCCGTTCTGGATAAAAACTGGTTCATGGATGCTTCCATTGGTGTTGCTGAACTTGACCAGAATACGACCCGTGCAGAGGTTCTGGAGGTCTTCCTCGCTCTGAACGAAGGCGGTAAACCTGTCGCAAAGGAAGTCCTCGACCATGCACGCGAGCTTCTGAAAGGGGAGACGGGCAATGGCAAAATGTAACTACTGCGGACGCGAAATGCTGACGGCCAACGGTTGCTCGTATAAGCGTGTGGTCATCAAAGGCGAACACAAGAAAACTTTTAACCGTATCAAGGTCGGTGCCCCCGGCGACTGGTACGAAAAATCCGTTGGTACTCCGGAAGAGAAAGATATCCGCTGTGGCGATTGTGGAGCCAAAATTGGCTACTATCACCACTACGGTTGCGACATCGAGAAGTGCCCCATTTGTGGAGGTCAGTTCTTGAGTTGTGACTGTTTGGAAAACTTCGATTCTGCTGTGCTGACCATCTAAAGAGAGGTAGTATAAACTATGTTGACTTTTACTGTTGAGGAACTGATTCGTTTTCTCTCAAACTGGACCATGACCTTTTTTGAGGGAGCAAAACGCAGCGGTGACATTGTGTTTTCCCGCTATTACTCGTTTTTCAAACATCCGGTTTTGGTTAGAGAACATCAAGTTGAATCGCTCTATGTTATGGTTCAGAACCGGGATTCGTCGGACAATAAGAAGCCATCCTTTTCACGATTCGCAAAATGGGAATTTGGCGGCTTCATTGTGGATAGCAAAACTATTTACATGGCCTCCAAACCCGTAAAAGCGTTGCTTCAAAGCAGCGATTTCATCGACGATATGGATGTCTTCGAGAAACTGGACAGTATCCGTATTCCGCTGTTCCGAAAGAACATTCCGGCAGACCCCGCAATGTTTCAGGATAAGGATACAGTGGATAAAGCAGTCCGCAATGCTTGCTCCGCCTTTCTTTTTGGAACTCGATGCAATGAGTTCTCCAACCTGATTCGAACTATGTATCCTCTGAACGATGACGATGTGATTCACTATTTGTCATCTCCATCGGATTGGGCTGAAGAGACAAGTTCTGTCATTACGGCAAGCAACGGAACGGCATCCAGAATTTATTACATGGCCCGGCTGATTGCCATTGATAGGATGTCGGAACTATTCCTTACGTTTTATGAGCACGACAGTGCCGACCCTAAGGACATCACCAATGTGTGCAAAAGCATGATGGATGCTGTCGAACCTTATAAAGTCGTCACTCTCGTCATGGACTATATTGACGACAAGAAAATGGGTGAGCATCTCGAAGTGGATTGTCCCAGCCACCTTATTCGCGATGCGGATGTACTGCGCAGGAAAGGAATCTCCGTGACTCGTATCAGCGCCTTCGCAAAGCCGGAAGACACTCAGCGATTTGTTTGCAAGCATCCCAACCTCATCAAACAGGTTGAAAAGGGAACCAATATGTTCGATGTCTTCGTTTTTCCAATCGATTGTATCACGCGTATCCGGGCTGGAGAGAAGGTTCTGTGGACCAACCCGACCACGTAATGCCAGAGGCATCTAATATGTGCTGACAATCTGAAAAGAGGTATAAAGAATGCTTAAACAATCCATCGGTATGACCGAGAACAACGCAAAGCAGATTGCCGAGATGTATCTTTCCCGCTACAATCCCACCTATTGGGATGGCAGCGGCAAAGTTCCTTCCGAAGTAATCTTTGAAATTTGCCGGGTTGCGGTAGATAGTATGTACAATGGCTGCACGCTTGATATCCAGCTTTGCAAAATCGATGCCTGTCCTTGCTACGCCGCCTCCATCCATTTGTTTGAGGGCGGTTTCTGGACGGGTCATGGTATCGGCTGTTTCGACAAAACGGTCCTGTGCTATGACATCGGTTCCGTACACTCTCTGGCAAGCGCAATCATGCGTATCTGCGCCACCTATGAGAATCTCACCAATTTTCGTAAGGTTTTTGTTGAGCGCCTTGTTATCAGCAAAGAGCGCATGAACGAAATCAAGCAGTACACCGACGGAGGCAAAAAGCAGGACGAGATTGAGTTCGAGTCCGTTACCTTTGCCGATGGTATGTGCATGGATGTGCGCTGCGTCCCGCGCAAGGATGGTCCTTCGTGGTGCGAGGCTGCTATTTATTACGCGGACGAAGATGTTGTCACATCCGAGCCGTACAATTCGTTCTACAATCACTGGGTCTGCCAGACGGCAAACGCCACCTACCATCTCTATATGTGCGTTGCCGATACCGAGTGATGGTTGACGCTGTATGCGAACTGTATAAACTTAGAAGTGTACGATAGATAACATCTATATTTGACGCAACCATTGCGCTCGTACACTTCACAATTTCGCTTGAAGAGCGGACTTCCCACATCGGGAGGTCCGCTCTTTTTGTGTTAAGAATGCAGTCAATATTATCAAAAACCAGCTTACGCTGGAGAAGGAGAGCTAAGCCTTATGTTTTTAAACACAATTTATGAAGAAGATTTCCACAATTTTCTCAAAAACCCAACTGATTTCATACTTTCCGGAGTCGTTATGAACGAAAATGAAAAAGGTTATTATTATCGTTTCATTCGTGTTCCGATGGCAGATGGCGAGCATAGTGTCGAGGCATTATTTGGGCAAATGTGCAGTAACTATCCCACCAGCATGAGCAAAGACCATTTTTCTGAACAGCATAACCTTGAGTTTATGGCTTATGTTGTGGACCACGAAAAGACCTATGCTGAAAGCTATGAGTTCCTGCGATTGTTTGATGTCACCTCTGCTTACACCGGTCCCCATTCCGCAATGGGTGAGATGACGAAAACACTGTGGGATTATCTGGAGCAGAAAACAATTCTCGACCCTGACTATCTGAACACGCCCGAATTGCAGAACGAGGCTTATGAAAACGCTGTCAAACAGTATGTCCTGCAAAAGAAAGACACCGCATTTGAAAAAGACCTTCGTGAATTCCTTGAGCAAATTGATGACACCGCGACCATCGAGTTTTTCGCTAATCCTACCGGATGGGCGGAAAGGGTAGTCAATGTCCTCGATAAGAATCTCACTTCTCACGATGGCACACCTTTCAGCGAAAGCATCGGGAAAAAATTCGTTGCCGTCCAACATCTTACCAAATCAAGGATGCTGGAGTTCCAGTCTAAGCCACATTGTTGGGAAAGTGAGTGCCGTAGTTTGTTTGCTGCGACTGCAAAAGCAAAAAACATTCGGCTCGTTATTGAAGCCAATGGAAAAGAAATGCAGGTGCAATATCCTGTTTCCAACCTGATTACTTCTGAAACGATTAAGAATAAGGTCATTTCTACATGGGCTATTGCACCGCGTAAGCTCTGCAATGATGTGGAAGAATTTCTTGCGGAGAACTGCGCTGACTACAGTAAATACTGGTCTGATATTCCCATGAAGGCTGTCTCTCGCATTGAAAGCGGGCGCAAAGTTCTTTGGGAAAACCCTATTTTTGAGGAAACCAAAAAATAATTCCAAAAAGGCCTTGCATTCGTATGCGGATGAAGTATAATGGTATACATACGATAGATACCATATCTACCACCAACCGTTTCTCAACCCGCTTAACTTCAAGCAGACACGCCTTTTGATGTGTCTGCTTTTTGTTTTGCAGACAACGAAGGAGGTCCCACATGTACATCCGCAACTTGACCCCGCATAGCGTGACCGTGGCCGGCATCACCATCGAGCCTTCCGGCATAGTCGCTCGCGTCTCCGCAGCGACTGCCGATGCTGGCTCGGTGGACTTCAACGGGACCACTATCCCGCTGACGACCACCGTCTACGGCGAGGTGCAGAACCTTCCCGCCCAGTGCGACGACACTCTGCTCATCGTGAGCAGCCTCGTCGCCGCACGGTGCAAGGACCGTACCGACGTCTTCATCCCCAATGAGCCTATCCGCGACGCGGAAGGGCGCATCGTGGGGTGCAAGAGCCTCGGTCGCGTCTAACCGCACCACCCCTTAGGCAGCACTTGCCTCCTGAACGATACAGGTACTAAAAAAGGTGTTCCGAGATTGCTTGGGTTAACGGCAACGTAGAGCGTGACTGAATATCCACCATCGGGTCACATCAGCTCTATCAAAACGATGGATTGCAATATGAGGCTATATCTCAAAAGTCAGGACAGTCGGCAATGGGACGTCCTGCACCAGAATTTTCTGGCTGTAGAAAGAAGCTGTACTTATACAGTGAGCACTCATTGCGCCAGTACGAGGGCACCAACAGGGAATACATAACCTAGGTGATATACCGAGCTCGTATAACGCCATATCGGTGATTCTTGTCTGAGAATCGGCGTTGGACTTCACTCCCGGTGCAGAGGAGTAGTCAATCAGGGTCATCCTGAAGCGACGGGTAGCAGGTTTTTGACATCCTCCACGAGGATGGCTTGCTATCAGAATGAATTGTGCTGACACACGATTCGTTCCATTTGAGCCTTGCAGAAATGCGGGGCTCTTTTTTTGTTGTCAATTCGTGCGAAATGAGTATATTTGGAAATGTAGAAGCCAAGCACCGAAAGGAGAATCCATATGTGTTGTCTGAAAATTGATACTGAAACGCTGCTGGCGAACCGTCTAAACACTTGCAAGACTTATTCGTTTTCACCGGATGATTTGCAGCAAATTTTGACGCACTCCCACTCCGTAAGGGGTGGGAGTGCGTCAAGCTGATGAAGACAGGATTGCTCTGCGCAGCGAGTGGCAGCACGATGACAAGAAGCTGCCGATGGCGTATTTCGACTTTGGATACTCCGCCGCTGACATCAAGCAATTGTGCGCCGCAGCGGAAAAACACTGCACCACGCAAAATGAACAGTTGCCAAGTTGTGCGAACCGGGTAGAATAGGTATTGTACGATAGATACCATTCTACTAAGGCGCGTCTTGCGTTCGTACAATTCACAATTCTGCTTTAAGGCGGACTTCCTTCTCGGAAGCCCGCCCTTTTTTGCGTCAGAAAAGGAGTTTCGTATGTTTATTGTTGCAAAATCTTTTACCAACAAAAGAGGGGAGATGTTTCTCAAAATCTTTCCGAACCAGTACCCGTCCATCGAAACGGCTCATGCCGCTATGCAGACGGACTATCAGGAAGAACTCAAAAAGCGCCACCTCGACCGAAGCGACGAGGAAACAATTCCAAGCTCGTATTATATCGACACCACTGAGGCAGCTATATATGAGTGTCAGGATTATGCACCGAATTGGCTGACTGTCTCGGTTTTGTACGCCATCAACGAGGTTGTATAATGCCACGCATTATCAGACACGCCACAATAAAATAGCAAAAAGGAGACCACAAAATGTTTATCGTGATTAAGAGCGAACACTATGATTGCACGAACCTCATCTGCAAGAAGGACACGCTGGAAGAGGCGGTCGCCGCAGTAAAAGACAGTATGGCACAGCGCATCAACAAGAACTATCATGCAGGTCTTACCGGAACTGATATCACGCACGAAAACGAAGACCACTACGGCTTTTCTTTCACCTTCGATGAGAACCGCAACGCTGACAGTAGCGAACCCAGAGCGTATAGCACATATGACTACTGGAATGGGGATGACCAAGAGAGTGTCGAGTGGGTCGTTTACGAAGTCACAACCGACAAGCCCTTCTTTCTTCTTTCTTACGAGGAATACGAAAGCATCGAGCTTACGGGCTTCTACGACAGTTTCGATGAGGCGTTTGAGGAAATGAAAGAGTTGATTGCGGAAAGCGTCAATGATGTCTTCGACGAGGATGCCACGGCAGATGATGTTGAGGATATGGAAGACTACAATGTCTTCGTACACTCTAACAAGGACAGCCAAGACAACGGTGCGCCGCTCGCCTTCGCAAGCTTCTGCGACGATTATCCAAACCGCGAGTGGACTGTTTTCCATATCTAAAATATAATTCTTCGCCGCTCATCCTCGGATGAGCGGCACTTTTTTGCTTGCCAGGCTGTGCGAATGGCGTAGAATAGTAACTGTACGATAGATACCATCTACTTCAGCGCGTCTTGCGTTCGTACAATTCACAATTCTGCTTTAAGGCGGACTTCCCGAATCTGGGAGGTCCGCCTTTTTGAGTCTATCAGAAAGGAAGATTGAAAATGACCGTTTACGATTACCGAGAATTGACTCTCAAGGATGACCTGTGCCTCGACATAAGCCGCGACACGGACATCGAAAACCCACGCGAAAATGACTGCAATGCAGCCACTTTCTATTGTCTCAAAAGTCCTCGTCGCAAGATAGGCGATGTCATCGACGATGCCTACCACCTGAACGAAACAAAGCGGACACTCGAAAAAACGGGTGAGTACGTCATTTCGCCCATTTATATCTATGAGCATAGCAACATCGCGCTCAGTACGGTTCCGTTTCCTGATATTTGGGATTCTGCCTGCATCGGCTTTGCGGTCGCTAACATCAACGACTTCATGAAGCGGAGAATTTCCGATACTCCCGTATCCCGTTGTGAAGCCATGCACCGCGCCGAGGACTGCATCCGTAACGAACTCGAAGCATACAGTGACTATCTGGCAGGAAATTGCTGGCAATACTGCATCACGGACGAAGACGGCAATACCGTTGATTCCTGCAGCGGTTTTATCGGCGACGACCTTGAAAAGAACGGTATGCTGAACTACATCTGCGACTACATCGAGAAAAGATAAGGAGAAAAGACGATGAAAGTAAAAAGAATGATTAAGTCTGATGTTTCCACTTTCAAGGTTGGAGATATTATCAAGGTCAGACTCACCGATGACGAAAAGGCACAGGCTATGGCAGTGCAGCAGGAAGAGGACGGCATGGTTTTCTGCCTGGTTGATTGTCTGGCTAAAGAGTACCCGATGAATGAAACCCGTACCAATGAGGGCGGCTATGAAGCGTCCGACCTGCGTAAGAAGTTGAATGGTGAAATCCTTGACCGCTTCCCGGCAGACCTCAAGGCACTCATGGTTCCGTTTGATAACGGTGACTTTCTCCGTATTCCTACTGAAAAGGAAATCCACGGAGAGAACTACTACGGGGAGTACGAAAGTCCGTATGTGACTCAGTGGAAGCCTATGAAGCTGCGTAGAAACCGTATGGCACTTAAGGGCAAGAATGGGAACATGCAGTGGTACTGGGTTCAGAACAAAGTTCGTGAGTCCGCTGCTACCTTTGCTTATGTCTACTACAACGGCAATGCGGCCTGCTACAATGTTTCTCTCTCTATGGGCGTTCGCCCCGCTTTTAAAATCAGAAGTACCGTTGCGAAAAATCAACGAATCACCCATAGCGACTGACAAAAACCGATACCACTAGCCATCTGCACTCGTTGCGGATGGCTTTTTGTTGTTCGCGCTTGCATTAACGTGCGACTGGCATACAATAGTAATTGTATGACAGATACCATTTTACTTTGGGCGTTTTTCGCTCGTAAAATTTACAATTCTGCTTTGAGGCGGACTTCCTAATTTTGGGGGTCCGCCTTTTTGCGTCAACAAAAAGAAAGGGGTGTAATAAATTTGCGGAAGGCAGTTTTTGGATTGCGATTGTTTGAATGACTTCAATTTTGCTGCACTGACCGTCTAAAAGGGTGTACTAAACTATATCCGTGACTACATCGAGAAAAGATAAGGAGAAAACACTATGAAAATCACATTGAAAAGCAATAACGGCAAGAGCGTCACCATCCCCATCGAAGACCTGATTCAGAAATACTGGGCAGACGAAAACGACAAGCCCAACCGCATCGAGATGTCTGCCACGGTCGAAGATGAGACCATCCTTGCCGCCATGACGATTTGCGATGAGAAGGAGGAGAACTACCTGAGTGTTGACCTTGAAAGTCGAAACGAAAAGTTTGACACAGAGGCACTCTGGTGTTCTCTTGAAGCTCCGAACACGCTGAATCCGTTCGTAACCGGATACTTATATTCCGGCAACAACGAAACGGAAAGCGATGATTGGCTGCTTCGCATTGTGGACGGCTATCGAGCAGCTGATGACGATTCTCCGCGAATCGTTTTCGCGAACAGAAGAACCATCAGCGTTCAGGATTTCCGTGAAGAATCCGAGGGTGAAAACAAGTATAAGTGGTTTGCCGCCACGGAAAAACAGTTCGACAAGCCGTTCAGCTACGCTGATTTCGGAACACGCTTGGAGGAAGCCACGCACGGCTATGTAAAGCGTATTCAATCTCTGATTGCCTCGAAGGATGAGGCTACTGTAAACCGCATTGCGGATATGCTGGATTCCATGGGCTTTGATGCCGTTACCGGATATTTCGACCCCAAGGAAGACGAACGCAGCGGCGAGGTAGATTCTCTGACGGGATACTACTACGTCGATATCTAAAAACAACCAATTATAACAAGGAGTACATTAACATGGAACTGAAACTTTCTTCTAATTTCAGCGGAAAACCCGTATCTGTCGTCGTCCCTATCGAGAAAGTTATCGAGGTGTTCTGGCCGAAAGACGAGAAACCGCCTATTTCTCTTACCGTATCAACAGTTCTTGGCGCAGACAGGGCCAATGCGGAATTTTCTCTTGGTGAAGAAACCAAAGAGTCCTATCCCGGCATTTGGCTTACGACCGATAATGTTAAAAGCCATCGCCACTGTTCTTGGTTCCGCCTCGAGCTGCCGAACGATACCAACGACATCGTAATGGGTCATCTTTACGCCGGTGATGATGATATGGAGACTGACCAGCCTCTTGCCATCATTGCTGACGGTATTCGTGCTGACGGGGATGAATCAAAACGCATCCTTTGGGTCGATGAAGATGTAACGTGCGTTAAATCCATGAATGACGATTATCTGAATCGTCAGAAAGCCATCACCGAAAAACAACTCAGTGACCTTTCTTCCGGAATTTTTCTTCAAAATTTCGATTATATCGTTTACGGCAAGCGCCTTGCATCCAAATCTGAAAACACTGTGGAGTTCGTGGAAAACACTATCGTTTCCCACAACAAACAGGAGCTCGATGTGGTTGCAAGCGGTATGGAAGCTATGGGGCTTTCAGTCGAGACGGGTTATTACGACCCGGACGACGAGTCCTCCGTTGATGTGCCAAAGCAGCTTATCGGCTTCCATTACGTTGTTCTGAAGAAAAATGCCTAAACCATAGGAGGTTTATATGTACTGCAAAACTATCACAAAGGAAATCTTCGATTCCTATATCGCAAATTACTCGGATTCCGTTCTGGAAGGTGTTGTTACCAATACTTTCGAAGGCACCGCTTTCCGCCGCTTTGTGCGCGTTCCTTTGGCTAAGGGAGAACATTATGTCGAAGCGCTGTACGAGCAGGATTTCGGCTCTTTCCCTCTGGCTATGGGTGCGAATCATTTCAGCATTAAGAACGGTCTCGAGTTCATGGCGTTCATCGTTGACCGCAAAGAAACCTACTGCAAGTCTGCTGCATTCGCACTGCTCTTTGACGATTACCGGCAGGCGGATTCCAACTGGGTCACGGCTGAAATGAGAGATGCCTTTCTCGCGTACATCGAGAACACCTACACCCCCTCTGCTGAGGTGATGAAGGACAAAAAGTTTCAGTCCCTGACATACGACAGTGCCGTGAAGCAGTATGTGTATAACAGGAACAACGACACCACAGCACTCGATTTGATGCTGAAACTCCTTGAAAAGTTCGACGATTCCGTCATTGTTGACTACCTTGCAAACCCCACCGGATGGGAAGAGCGGTTTGCCAAGGTTCTGGAACAGTCTGGAATCTGGGATTCGTTCGCCAAGGAGTTTGCTGAACCTTTTGTGGCATATCTGGTTCAGACCAGGCAATATCTGGATGCGTTCAGCGCTGACCCTTCTTGCTGGGAAAGTATCTGCAAGAATCTGATGGCTGCTGTCAAAGACCGTAAAAATGTTCGTCTGAACATCGTGGCTGGCGGCAAGTCCATGCAGGTTGTATATCCTGCTGTCGGTATCGAATCCTACGACACCGTAAAAACCAAGAATCTTGCCACTTACGCAATTTCTCCGGCTCGTCATCAGGAAGAAGTAGAACGTTTTCTGAACGATAACTACCCGAACTATAGCAGTAAATTCCATTATGATATTCCTTTCGACTCTATCGTTTCCGTGTCGAGCGGACGCAAGGTCCTTTGGGAAAACCCGCTGTTCGGAAAATAATCGCAATACCGTTGCGTGCTTATGCGAATGGAGTAGAATAATAATTGTACGATAGATACCATCTACTGAGGCGCTATCCGCGTTCGTACAATTCATAATTTCGCTTTAAAGCGGACTTCCCGAATTTGGGAGGTCCGCTTTTTGCGTTCAAAAAAGGAGTGTATTTGAAAATGGTGAACAAAGCAGCCAGTACTACTTGTCATTCATGCGACAATCCGTACTATGTGCGGGCACAAATCATCGCAAAAAGTGCCGGTAGTCCCGCATATCGGTTCGGCATCGATGAAAGCGTAAGTCTTCCGGGGAACCAGCATGGCTTTGTCAGAGACATACTTGACGGCGGAAAGATATATGTCGTGCAGATGTTCGAATCTACCGAATACCGCTGCTATGCGTGGCTCGATATGAGACCGGAATACGGATACAAAGACATCGGTTCCGTTTACGGAAAGCCGAACCCTTACAAGCCGCTTCCTGTCAGCAACTACAATCACACGGTTCGATTTTTGCTGGGTTTCCTGTACTTCTATGATGTTGACTTGACGCCCGGCTATCAGAGCCGCCACGCCTGGAATGAGGCTCGAAAGGTCGCATATCTAGCCGATATTTTCGCAGGAAAAGATGCCGGAGAAATCGTATTTCAGGAAATTCCGTCGTCTGACCCGATGCCAAAGTATCAACTCATCAAAGGAGAGCAGGAAGCCATCACCCTTCGAGAGTTTTACGAGAATCGGCTTTTATACAAAAAAGCATGCTACAACGACATTCGTGCAGATGATATTTTCTGGTTCAGACACACCATGCTGCGAATGATAGTCTACGACAAAAACAACGAACCTTCCACTACACACAACGAAATACCGATTATCGGCAGGGTGCTTTTCGGAAGGTACTAACACAAATAAAGGAGAATATAATGAAAATCCAAAAAATCAACACAGGCATCCTTATCACCAAAACCGCGAAGCAGCCGAGCGCGAAAATCGAGTTTTCTCTGGATGAGCTCGATGCGCTTTCGGAGTTCTGCGAGCAGTTGCAGGACGAAAAGGATATCAGAGAATACCTCAACACTGCGGTGACTATTCCGGATTCCGCCGAGGTATCGGCTCCCATTGCCGCCAAGTATCTGCGCGATGCAGCCCTCTTTGAGCAGCTCGTGGACGAAACCAGACGGAATCAGGAAGAGAACCAGAGCGATTTCCTCACTGCCGTCAGCGAAGCAGTTGCTTCTATCGAAAAAAGCCGCGATGTCAAAGAATGGCAAGGTTTGACGAAGGAGACTGCGGAGCGTTTTGCCCGTGAATTCATGGCAGAACGGAATCCCGGTCGTTGGTCGGGGTTTGGTGAGGTCCCTGAAAGTGTCAGCCTTGACCCCCTCAATTTTCCCATCAACGACATTTATCCAAAAGGCAACAAACCCGCCCTTCGTATGCAGCTTATCAGTGTGACCTATCCCAGCCTTCACAGAGTTTGTGAGTGCAGCATTATTGAGGATGGTGTTGACCTGTGGGCTCGCCGCACGCTGGATTCCATGACTGCCGGTACTGTCGAGGACCTGGTCGAGACTGTTCTGTATGTGGCACGCATGTACGAGAGAAGCAAGTGCTTTGAACGCATTTATGTAAACCGCATCCAGATGGAGAAATCGGAATACGATGCTCTTATCCGCCATCTCAACGACCCTGACAGCATTAACGACGGGTATCAAATCAGTGATGTCGTATTTGCTGCAGACAACACCATTGTTTCCGTCCTTTGGGAAGGAAACAGCAAAGATGGTGTTTCTGGTATGGTAACGCTTGCCGTGAACGGTAAGACGGTATACAAGACAAAGAACACCAAGGTATTCTGCAACCATTGGATTCTTCCATACAACGGTGCCGAATACCATGTTCTTGTCGATGTACTTCCAAAGAAAACCATTCTGGAAGAAACTGTGTATATCAGCGAGCCGTACGCTGAGCGCATTGAGAAGCACCTTCGCGGCGAGGAAGCGCAAGGCGATGGTTCTTCGCTGGGGAAGACTGCGAAATTCTCCGACGGGTTTGAAATGGACATCCGCTGCTGCGGCGGCAAGGACGATTCTTGGACTGAGGCTATCCTGTACGATAATACCGGCAAGGAAGTTGTCGCCACTGAACCCTGCGATGGCTTTACCGGCTGCTGGGAATTGAAGGATGAAGACACCAACACGGTATATCGCGCCCATGTCATGACAAAATCGAACCTCAACTAACCAATAGCATTCAGCCGTCCGCCTTCGGGTGGGCGGCATTTTTTCTTGCCAAACTATGCGAACGGCATAGAATAGATATTGTACGATAGATACCATCTACCAAGGCGCAATCCTGCGTTCGTACAATTCACAATCTGCAAGCATTCAGGCAGACTCATCTTCGGGTGAGCCTGTCTTTTTTGTTTGCGAACGACAAAAAAAGGAGCTTTGTATGAAAACATTTATTCTCGAAAACATCCACATCAAAGGTCCCGATTTCATCGATTGGTGGACCGTTGTTGAGGTCCCGACTACCGAGGAGGAGAACCAATGAGCACACCAAGCTTTATCGGAGTACTTTGCAAAGAAGGAATCATCAAGTTCGTCTATTGCCATTCTGATGGCTACCCGTCTTATCTTGGCAAAATGCTTCTTGAGCATTATAACACCCCGGAACTTGCAACAGCACTCGTTGACCTTGGAAGTCTTTCGATGGTTCGGGAGCGTCTTGCCCCGGACGAGGGAGAAACGCACAGATTTGATAAACCTGTTCGTCACGGTCCTAAAGGAGGTATAACAACTGCCTATCATCGGGACAGAGGCGATGACTTGGAAATCGACAGCGTAGTAGTCGATACTCCTGTTGTTCTGAAAAACGCTGAGACTCTGTTCCTGAACATCCTCAAAGAGGAAAACATCACCTATGGTTATCTGTACAATGTTGCAGATAAACTTTGGTATGCCACTGATACGGTTCAAGACAACAGATTCTTCGTTCTGGACGAGAACTTCATTGACGCTCACACTTAACAAATAGGGAGGTTCATTATGACCGATAACATCATTACGGCTCGGCTGTTCATCGACATGGACGGCACACTCGCAGCGTGGCAGCAAGCCGCGTGTTTTGAAGATTTACTGCAGGAGAACTATTTCCGGGACCTGCCTCCGTATCAGACAGTGGTGGATGCCGTAAGAATCCTCTGCAACGCGCATCCCGAACTTGATATCTATGCGCTGTCCGCATTCATGCCGGAGAACCCTGCTGCGGTAGGTGAGAAATACGGATGGCTGGATGTGTATGTGCCGGAAATCGATGCTGCACATAGGATTTTCGTTCCTTGCGGAGAAAGCAAGGCTGCGGCAGCTGCCAACCGTCTGAAAATGCCGTTTATTGACAAGTCCTTTGTCCTTCTGGACGACTACTCTGTCAACCTGCATGACTGGAAAGAGAAAGGCGGCAGCGGCATCAAACTGCGTAATGGTATCAATGGCAACATCGGGACCTGGAAGGGTCCTTCCGTGAGCCGGTTCAACACCCCTGAAACACTCGCAACGCTCATCTGCCAAGCGGCAAAAATCAGAGCAAACGCCTGAGGCGAAAGGAGAAATAATCATGTTCCCGACTAAAGAAACTATCGAAATGCTTCGCACCGAATATCCCGATGGCACCCGCGTCCGCCTTGTCAAAATGGATGATGTACAAGCTCCGCCCATTGGCACGGAGGGTACGGTTGTCGGTGTTGACGGCATTGGCAGTCTCATCATGCATTGGGACAATGGTTCCAGTCTGCATGTCGTGTACGGCGAGGATGAGGTGGAGAAAATCTGATTCCTGCCTTGCAACAAAAAAGGAGAAAAGAAAATGAGTAAACTGACCAATACTATTCGCACAGAAGTTGACGAAGACTACTTCATGGATATAGCAGATTTTCGTGATTACGCTCGCAGCATGATGTTTCCTGACCCTGTTGGTATTGACATGAGCGATGAACTCAACGACATGGTTACAGAAGCCGTGAACAGCGGAAAAACGACTCTGGAAGATTCCTTCAAGAAACTGGTCAAACGCGACGCCAAAGGTCGTATCGACTATTCTTACAGCGATGGGTTTGACGGTTTTCGATATGGTCAGGAGCTTTTGTGCTTCTGCGATACCGAAACTGCCGCCCAGCGTCTTGGCAAAAAGTAGAACAGGGAAGGGAAGAACGTTCCACTCCTTGGTGGTTTGACATTTAATGTCAGAAAGGAAACAAATGAATAGATGGAATGTTTTTTGTAACGAAAACGCTCCTTATCGTATTTATTATCGTCAAATTGATATTGATGGATATGAGATGTATGTCATGTTTCCATTGCCAATGACTGGCATGGAATGTGGCTGGGCAGTATCGCATGGTGCAACTACGGCAGCTACTATTCAGGAAGCTGTTCAAAAGTTTTACCCCTTTATGGTAGAGTATATCTGCGATAAAGAGGATTCCGACAACGATACACAACAATACATTCTCAAAAACCTCAATTCTCTTGGCAACTCTGTGGATTTTTGGGGCAGAAAAAATGACCGTCAACATGTCATTGACAACATGAGCACAACGCAGAAATCGCAGCTTTTGTGCTACATTCTGCGAAATCATGAAGCCTTTGGCAAGATGACTTGCCGTGACTGGAAGAATTGGCTGCTGGATGACGCTGAGTCTCAGTTTGGTATCTGGTTCTGATGGCATTAAAAACGGCAGGCAACATCCCAGCCTCGAACAAAAAGAAGAGGAGAATTATTCTATGAGCTATGGTTTTGACATGGGCTTTGCGCAGGCGAACAGTTTGCAGGAAGCCATGGCGATTGCGCTGGAATACACGCAATTTCAAATGACCGAAAAGAATATCAGGAAAACCATCAGGGATAATCGGTATTATATCCCTTCGGTTCGTACCGGATATATTGCGGATGAGGAAAGCAAAAACCGCAGAACCGATGTGCTTGCGGATACCGCTGACCGGTATTGGCTTGAGGCATTGTTTACCTTCCGTTTTCTGTATTGGGAAGAGCACAAGCTGCTCGGTATCGTCATGATGCCGCCTGAGAACGCAAGCGAAAAATGGCCGCTGAGTGTATATTTCCAGAATTCCTGCGACCAGGATTATCCGCTTTCCGACTGGAAGGAAGGCAATATCCCGTTCTTTGCAAACGCCGCCGCAAAAGCCGAAAACTATACGGCGGAAGAAATCCGCGCAAAGTTCGACTACGAAATCGAAGATGAAAACCTCGAATATTATCGGCGCAATACTTGCTACAATGATATTTTTGAGGCACTCGCCCTCGAACCGTGGCTGTACAACCATTGCACGGATGTGCCGTTCGTAACTTTCGCTTTTCAGGGGATTCAGAGCGAAGCAGAACGATACCAGTATTTACAATGGCTGAAAGCTGAAATCCAGTAGCCGGTACTTGCCCAGATATGCGAATCGCATAAAATAGTAATTGTACGATAGATACCATCAAAAACACAATTTGTGTTCGTACAATTCACAATCTGCAAATAAGCGGACTTCTCGATTTTTGGGAGGTCCGCTTTTTGTTTTACTATGAAAGGAGTTTTTATGAGCAACCCAAAAAGACCAGTTTCTCCGGTCGAAGAGTTTATCAAGGCTTTCCATGAGATGAGCGCCCGATACGGTCGCAGCGAACTCTGGTACGACTACATCGATATGCACGCCATTGCACTTGCGAACACCTGTGATTTGCGGTGCAGGGATGCAAGAGAGGAACGGTACAAAGCCATCGTCCAGAAATACGATGAGAAGACCGTACAGCAGTTTGCTGTGCTTACCGCCATCACAATGACCGCGCTCTTGGAAAACCCTGAGCAGGATTTTCTTGGCACCGTTTACCATAATCTCGGATTAAGCAAAAGCCAAGCAGGGCAGTTTTTCACGCCGTACAATGTCGGACAGATGATGGCACGCATAAACATGCCGGATTCTCTTGTTCTGGACAAGTCCCGTATCCTGCGGGTGAACGACCCGTGCTGTGGTGCCGGATGCCTGCTTCTGGCGGGGTACAATGTGATGCGCGAGCAGTTGGAATCCACTGACCCGGACTGGGACAAGTATGTTCTGTTTGTGGCACAAGACATTGACCCTCTGGTCTGCAAGATGTGCTACATCCAGATGTGCTGTATTGGCGTTCCGGGAGTTGTCGTAGTAGGCAACTCTCTGTTCCCAGACGCAGAGCGGGCACCGACAGATTTTTGGTTCACGCACAAGTATTTTGCTTTGGACGAGAAAGCCCTTGAAAATACATACCAAAAAACAAAGGAGTGATACGAAATGCATATGGTCACCGAAACCTACCAGCTTCGCGATGGTGAGAAGCTGACTGAATTTTACAACGGCATCGACTGGGAATCGCTGTTTGAGTTTGTCCGCCACTATTACAGCATCGGCGTGGAACAGATGCCTACAACATGTCTCAAACCCAATGGTCGCATCGAGGTGAATTGGCCGGAGAATCTGCGCGATAAGTGTGGTCTTTTCGGCCATACGTACCGCGAAGTATATCTGCAGACATTCTCGTCCTGCTGCTTCCACGACATCACCTACGACAAGGACATTGTCGATAAGTGCCTCGCTCGTCCGGACTTTTATCGTTTGAATATTTCTTTGGAAAATGACTGCAACGGCACTTCTTCGGATGCTTATATGCAGCTGACATTTTCGCTGAAATACATCGAATTTTCCGGAGGGTACAACTTCGCAAGCCTGTTCAGTGCTGAATACCGTAAAGATACAGGCTGGGTCGTTGTTTCCGGAGAAGGCGAAGTTCTCATGGGGTCGAAGGAATAAGAAAAAGATTTGCCGCTCATCTTCGGATGGGCGGCATTTTCAACGCTAATGTAAGCAGGAAATCCGAGGTCGTGCTCAAAGCACATTGCGCGTATATGACACGATGTGGTATAATCCAACAGGGGTGATATCGTGAAAATCTGCACTCTTATTGGCGGCGTGGATGGTGTAGGCAAATCAAGCTTAACCGGTTCTTTGCGCTCCGAACGCAGCGACCTTGGTATTGTGGTAGACCCTGATAAGCTGACCGTTCAATGCGGCGGCGACGAGTACGAGGGCGGCAAGCTTGCCGTCAAACGTATCGAGCAAGCCTTAGAGGACGGCGTGAATTTCACGCAGGAGACAACTCTTTCTGGGGGATATCCGAAACGGCTTTGCAAACGCGCAAAGGAGGCAGGATACTATATTCGCCTGTACTATGTCGGTTTGGACACTGCCGAGGAAAGTATTCGGCGAATCAAAAACCGCGTAGAACGCGGTGGACACGATATCCCCGCCAAAGATGTCAAAGCTCGATTTTCTCATCGTTTCGAAGATGTCCTCAAAATTCTTCCGTATTGCGATGAAGCCAAGTTTTTCGACAATGACAACGGATTTGTTCTCGTGGCAGAATACCGTAACGGACAGATTCTTCCTGTTGGAACGTATCGTCCCATGTGGCTCAGCCAACTCATGGAGCAATTTGATTGACATTTTCCCCGCTCATCTTTGGATGGGCGGCATTTTTTTACTTGCCAAAGTGTGCGAACCGCCTAGAATGGTATTTGTACGATAGATACCATCTACTAAGGCACTTTTTGTGTTCGTACAAAAATTCATAATTTCGCTGAGGCGGACTTTCCGAAGAATCGGGAGGCCCGCCTTTTTGCGTAGAAGGGAGTATTTATATGGCAACCAGAAAAATATTATTCCGTGGTCAGACTCGGCGCAAAGGGGAGAAGACCTCCATATCCGGTAAGCCTCTGCCCGGCATCTGGGTCACAGGCGGCATCTTTCCTCAGAACAAAGGCTATGAACGCGCCATCATCTATACCCAAGACCCGAAGGTTGAGAAGCATGTTGTATATGCTGAAACAGTAGGGCAGTATACGGGAGTTGATGATGTGTTGGAGACCCCCGTCTTTGAGGACGACATCATCACCTTTTGGCAGAGAACCGACACGAAACACTTGCAGCGCTACAAGGGTATTGTGAAGTACGACGAGGCGCTGACAAGCTTTACGGTTGTTTCCTGTGAGCCCAACCGTCTTAGTGACCCCCTTTTCCTTTGGGATTGCTCCGATATTCATGTGGTTGGAAACACTTTCGACGGTGAACTCAGCAAGCGTGAGCAGGAAGTTTCGTGTACTTACGCGAAATGCCTTGCATTGGCAAAGGACATTGATACGCTTCAACTTTGCTACGGTCCTCGTTTTAGCGCTCTGAGGGTTGACAGCCTCTGGAGCAAAGCTTTTGAGTTGATGGATGATGTGACCCGCTCTAGAATCATTGAAGACTTGAAGTTCTTACAAAAGGAGTGGCGCGGGTATGAGGAGAAGCCGGTGAAGGATGCTCAGGAAATCCTCGATGCCATTTCCGAACTGTTCGGTAAGGAGGCGGCGTCCGAATGATTTCTGAGAACGAATACCGCAATGCCGTTCGATATCTGCAAAACCTTCTGAACGGCGGTCTCATGGGCGCAAGGGGAACTTCTCCTCTGATGACAGCTATCGAAGCCTGCGAACTGCAGATTCCAAAACATCCCATCTCTAAAAGCTGGTCGCCGAATCTCTGCCCGCATTGCAATGCTGACCTTGGCGGAGACTGCAACGACGGCTACTACGAGAACCCTCACTATGACCGCTGCCCTGTCTGTGGTCAGCGGCTTGATTATAGTGAGTAAAGGAGCGTGAAATATCATGATGCAGCAAGAGTTTGAGAAGCTTACGAAGGTAAAAGTCACCTCGAAGGAATACAACGTCATTGAAGCCGCATACATGTCTTGTCAAGAAGACAAGCAGGTTTTCTGCAAGCAGTGGCTCAAAAAAGACGGTATCCGGAATCTGTTGAAGGACCGGCTTGCGGAAATCAAAAGTCTGAACAGTACCATCAAGGAACTGGAAAAGAAAATTGATACCCTCGAGGACTGGAAACCATCCATCAAGTACGGAACTCATTATTGCGATACTTTCTATCGTAACCTTTCCGCAGCCTGTGAAAGAAACGGCAAAAATCTGTTCGCTGTGCAGTCCGATGCAGAGGTATTCATTGCTGCCCGCTTCGGCTTCAACGCCTCAAAGCTCGTCATCATCCCGGATGTGGAGACTTATGAGTCGAACCGACACGGAACTGTCCGGCTTGCAAAGGCCGAAACCAGAAAACCCTTGTATGTCAGTGAAAGCTTCAACTATGCACGATTCGATGTGCTTTGCCAAGGCGGTCATATGCAGTGGGAACTGGTTGACGGCAAGCTGTGCGACTACGAAAGTCCCAATATCTAATCTGCGGGGAGCAATCGTTTCCCGTGCCCAACAACGCACAGACCCCAATGCTGTCTGCGCACAATTTTCCAAAACCATATCAAAAAGGAGCGTATTTTTATGACCTTACCGACCAATCATCCGTATTTTTTTACTTGCCCCTCGTGTGGCTGCAAGCTGATTTCCGTATCCAGCGGTGTGAGGGCTAAGCCGCATTGCCCGGAATGTGACTACTTTGCCGATGACGCATTCGTAGTCAAGGACCGCGTCGTGAACGAGGCCATGAATGTCATCGCCGACAACGCGGAACTGGCTGAAAATTTTGCCGAGACCGTCAAAAACGAAATTGCAAGCGATGATGATACCTATGCACACATCGGGTTTCATCTGGCAAACGATATCCGGAATCAGAGTCCCGCATCCGAGGTGCTCTTGACCCTTTGCGGCTGGAACATCAACACGCTGCTCGACAAGACTCCGCCTATCGCCATCAGAGAATAATAGTAAAAAAGGAGAACGACAAAAATGTTTAACGACATCAACCTTTCCAACGCTTTAGCGTTGATTGACAAGCCCGTATGGGTCATCACAGAGGTTCGCGGCCGTAACAAGAACAACCGCACCTATTCCAAGTCCCGCAGCAAGAATGTGATTTATCCCGCCACTATCACAAATGTGCAGGTGTGGCGCGGGTATTCTCACAGCAAAGGGGATACCGGTTGCCCGAAATGTACCGTCACCGTCGACATCGCCACAAAGGACGATACCGGCACAGAGATTTACTTCGACCTTCCGAATGAGCTGCTGAATGTCACGGTGTTTGAAAGCAAGGAGGATGCCGAGAAGGAACTCGCATACCTCAATTCCAATAAAAACACCATGACCTATTCCGAGCAGCGTCAGCGCGAGGATAAAAACAACGCAAAGGTGTTCGGAATCGCATGATTCGGAGAGAAAATCGCTTTTCTCCCTTGCCTATTTATGCGAACCGAATACAATTAGAACTGTACGATAGATACCATTCATAAACGGCATTCTGTGCTCGTACAATTCACAATTTCGCTTTAAGGCGGACTTCTCATCACGAGAGGCCCGCCTTTTTGTTTAAATTTTCAAAAAGGAGTGTTTTATTATGACCGAAAACGAAAAAGCAAGAGAGCTCATAGCTACCTCTGAAACGACCGTGAAGGTTGACCCCCAGAATGGCTGGTATCTCAAGCGGTTTGCCGCCCTGCAGTTCGAAGGCTCCGTGGACAATTTTGGGACAAATATGCCAATTCATGTCCTTGAACAGCAACTTCCGAAAGAGGATACCATGAAGTTGGATGACGCTGTCATTGAAGGTCAAGAAATCGATTACAGCAGGTTTTATGACGAAAAGGGTAATGAATATTCGTCAGTTAGTGAACTTGTGCAGACACGGCTCGGCCTTGACGATGACGATGCCATTCAGGAATACAACAAGGAAAATCCTAGCTTGCCGTACATCCCGTATGAAAAGCTGCGGGACATGGATAAGAAGGATATTCCGGAAATGTTGTCGTCCGTCGTTGATGAAGCCGACTATGTGGATGCATACAAGGAAGTGACCCATGTCGCATCCTACCATGTGGAGGTCACTCCTATGAGCAACAACTATGAAGCCATGGGATTCGCGTTCACACATCAGGGACTCAAAGAATACGAGAAGCCTATCGACAACCATATTTTCTATCCTTGCCGCTGTTACGCACATGCAGGGGAGAAATATGGCCGAGAAGCGGGTGACTTCTATCCTATCATGGAGTTTCTGCACAGTGCCGGTGAGCAGCTTCTGCGCGAGGATATCAGACGGTACGACATCAAGCCCGCCGTTATCAGAACAGAGGAGGAGATGCACGAATTCTACCGTACGCAGCCCGATGAGATGATTCTGGCCGCATTGGTAGAAGTCGATGACAAGGTAACCGGAAAACGCTATTGCAGCATCCGCGTCTGGTGCTCCGGGCACGAGGTTAGGACCCGGTCTACGGGTTCCTACTATGTCCTGAATAAGCACTATCTGACTGTCAACAAAGATGACATGGTTGCCACATACCCGTATCCGTTTTCTTGTGACGATGGTGCCAACACGCTGTTGAAAGCCACGGACACGAATATCCTGACACCCGTGGAGCGCCTTTTCCTCTGGACTGAATACAAGAATCCGAATCCCATTGATACAAAGAAAAAATAAGGAGAGTTTACCATGAATACCTACAATGTTGTCATTTCTGTTTCCACGACGGTCTGCATCGACGCCGAGAGTCCTGATGATGCAATCGAAAAGGTAAGTCAGGCGTTAAATAACGGCGATGTAAACATGAGCACTGATATCGCCAACAACATCGGCTATTCTATGCGAAACGGCCACTATGAGGTGACAGATGCCATCCCGATGGATGAGTGAGGATGTTGAACTATGACAGAGATAGCATTTTTGGTCAAACCCGACTCTGAGATGTACCGCAAGTACTTCAAACAAAAGAACGAGCTGGACAAATTTGTCGGGTTCGCATCCTCGTTCATCGACAAATACTTCGTATCGCGTAACAGGGACTTCGATTACAGCTTTTCCACGAACATGCGCCTTACCGTGAAACTTCCGCCGAATGACGAAGAATGGTTTGGCGCACAGCTCATGAAGGAAAAGTCGGAGAGTGGGTTATGCGTGTTCAAGAAGAACTCGCCCATGAATAAGCGCTGGCACGAGGAAGTTACATCGCATATCAACCCCTATTCTCTGACGGCGAGCAAATGGTGGTTCATGGATTTTCCGTATTGCGGGAAATGCCAAATCGCCATGTGGGATGACGGCTGCGGTAATGTTTACGGGTATTATTCCACCCAGGCTGCGCGTCACAACTCCGGAAAATTGCCCGATTATGTGCAACCCATCAAGATGAGCGAGTATTACATCGCTCAGGAGCGCTGCAAGGAACTCGATTCTCTTTTGTCAGAGGCTGTGGACAAGGGGAACCGCGCATCTCATATCGGCTCCTATAAGGCAACCTTCAAAAAGACCAGCGATGGTTCGGACGGTACAGGCTTTGAGGATAGTACCAGCGTATGTTTCTCGGTTGAGCATTGTGCAATGCCGTCTAATACGCGAACCGCTATCGTTGGCCTTCTTCACGATTATTGCTTGAAAAATCAGCGGTCTCTTGATGACCTTGCCGAGTTCGAGTACCTCGGACCTGCCGAGAAAGCCGACAGCCCCGCCTAAATCGCAATTTTACGCATAAAAAATCAATAGGGAGTGCAAATCATGACTCGTTTCTACATTGAAAACGCAGAAGAATTCGACCGTGCATGCCGGTTACTGGACAAGCGCGATGTTCCTTACGACATCGATGGCGGTGACCGTATCATGGTCGCGGATTGCTACGCCATTCAGGTCATTGGGGTGTTCGAGTTGTTCGACATCGACTACGAGGAGGTATGAGCATGCTGCGACTTAACAAAATCAGTCCTAAAAAGCCTTGCCCCTTTTGTGGTGCCTTCCTTGAAAACGAAGCACCCAGCACTATCTGGTGTCATCCGCAAAACAGCTGCTTGCTGAGCCTCCGTGGCATTACCGGAGACGACCAAATTGCTCAGTGGGATACGCGCTTCGATGCAAAGGGAAAGAAGGTGCTTGATGATGCTGAATGAGCTTTTTGCTCGTGAAATCCTTGAAACGAGCATTGCGCTTGGCATCCTCCAAGAGATGAACGGCGGCGTCGTTATTTACCATGAAGCAAGCAAAGAAGACCCCGAAAACCTTCCTGCCGGGTGGTATATCGACGACAAGGATTATACCACGTTTTCGATTGCCACTGACCCGGAAGCTATAAGAGAACTCAAACCGTGTCTGGTTGAGGCTGGATATCAGTATGAGGAAAGGGAAGCGTTTTGGGAGAATATCCTTGGCAACACGGCTCCCAAACTTCGCTTGCCGATAAAAGTATCGCAAATCTGAAAGGGGGAACTATCATGACCGATAAGAGCATTTTTACCGCGACCCGTATTCGCGGAGAGGAAAAGGAATTTCTCGGCAGTGTCCTGCTCAGTTCTGAAACGGATACCGCTTCCGAATTTTTCCGCAACATCATCAAGAAAGATGTAAAGGATGTCGAGGTTCAGAAGACCGAAACTGGCTATGTCTTGACCGACAAAGCCGACCGCGACACCTGCTACATCCTGACCCGTACGCAGCTTGACGATGCTTTCTGGAACAGCTGCACAGCTGATAAGAAGCATTGACGCTTTTCCCGTCCACCGTTTGGTGGGCGGGATTTTTTTGTTGACGCCGGAAAAGTTTGCAGCACGAACGAAGCATTCGGACTGCAGGGGAAAGAAATAGTGGAGAGGGAATAAGGGCAAAGAGGCTGCTGCACTTGGATTTTTCCTTGTGCAACAGTCTTTTTTTGTTGACACCACTTGCGAACCGCATAGAATTGAGATTGTACGATAGATACCATCTACAAAGGCGCTATTCGCGTTCGTACGATTCACAATTCTGCATTCACTCAGGCAGACTTACCATTCGTGGTAGGTCTGCCTTTTTTGTTTGCAGACACTTTGAAAGGAAGAAATAGTATGTATAGTTTCAACTGCTTAATCAAGACCGATGCCAGCCTCGTTAAAGGTTCTCTTTCGGAAAGCCATGGCGAGACCGAACTTCTGGCGAACCTGTACGGAAAGATAATCTGCATTGAGGACGATGCGAACGGGATGAGCCCGACAGAAACCGTTCCGACGCCCGTGGATGTGTTCGATATCATCCTCGGTTATCGAGAAGCAAGCGAGCTCATTTCTTTTGCAGAAGACATGAAGAAACGAGCACTGCACGCGGCTCTTGAAACCGCCAGATACGCTCTGAAGAAGTGGGACAAGGACGGCATCAGCATTCAGAGTTCGTTGGAGAAGTGTTTCTGCACTATCCCGATGGGTTCCACGGAGGCGTACAACCTTTCGTGCGCTACCGACATCCTTTCCAACCACCCCTGTTCCGAAGCGTGCGAGCTGTTCTATAACGGCATCGAATGGAAATGCTATCCGGACGATACCGAACTGAACGATGTCATCGCGCATCCCGAACAGTACATCGTCATCCCTGTACTGTTTTCCGACAAATGATTCTTGACCTGTGCGTCAAAAAAGGAGAAGGAAAATGAATACTAATTTTTTTGTTGCAGAAGATGAAGTGTTTAACCCCAATAAGGTTCTTACACGAAAGGAAATGGATGCCTTTATTGGAAACAGAGGCATCAAAAGTTACGCGGGTGTTTTAAAAAAAGATAACAAACTCTTTTACAACCTTATCCGCGTAAAAGTTGCCGAAGGGAAAAACTGTGTTGATGCGATTTATGCGCGAAAAGCAATCGTATCGAACGGATGCTTGCGGAATGATTTTTTCTCTTTTGGAGAGTACACCTTCGTCGCATTTGTGACCAATGGGAAAATCTATTGCGACTTGAAGAACTTCTTCAACGAACGCTTCGGCATCGAATCCATGTCCTATGAGGATGTTGCGAATCAGATGCACGATGAAGTGGAGAACTATATCCGCAAAACGTTTACGGATTGCTACGTGGACACAGATATCAAAGAAACGGGCACAGCCGAAGCCAAATATGAATTTGTCTTTGGCAAAAAACGCCATATGTTTAACAACATTTCCTTTACGGCAAATCCTATCTCTTCCAGCGATGCCATTGTACTGTTTCTCGCCAATCAGAGTGAGTGGGCGAAAGAGTATGTAGAGAAGATGCTTGAAGAACAGGAGTGGAGCTTAAAGCACATTCGCCGACAGGTATCCATCGAAAGATACAAAGAACAGAAACTTGCCGAATACAAAAAAGCACCAAGCGAGGATTTGATTCAGGCAAAACTGTTTCACGATTTGGTTCCCAAGTCCGGTCAGGTAAAAGTAACATTGGACATCGGTGGAAAGCAGTTTGTCGGTAGTTTTGATTCCAAGTTCTTCGGCTATACGGGGGCTAATCTCGATGAAGCGATTCTTCCTGAGGCTGGTTTCAAGTATCCTGATTCTTTTGAAGGCTATTATGAGTTCCTGAAAGACAACGGGATAAACGTCGAGTGTAAAGACGGAATGTTCCCATTCGCTTTCGTGAAAGAAATCGCTGCGTTCCGTGGCGACAAGATTTTCTGGAAGAGGGAGGCTTGACCTATGGCTCTCAAAATCGGTCCTTGCCCTAAATACGGCAACACTACATTCATCGCAACCGCGCACGTAACCCAAACTTGGCTGGTGGACGAAGACGGCGACTTTATCGAAGCCAAATCTGACTGCGATGAAGTAACCCATGCACCTGATGCCGAGGATTTGTTCACATGCTCCAAGTGCGGCGAAGAAGTGGCCGCAATCAACGTATAAAAAGCGTTTTCACGAAAACTTTTTAAAAACCATTTGCTCGTATCATCGTCAAAATATCAGGGTGGGGTAACGGTTTGTTACCCCACTCAAATTTTAAAGGAGTGTTTATATATGAACCGCGTACCTGAGATTTTCCTGTCTGAAGTGTTTGGTGAACTCCGTATTATCGAGGAGAACAACAAGTTTTATTTCTGCGCTGTGGATGTCTGCAAGGCATTGGGGTATACGAACATAACCCGCGAGCTGAACATCCACTGCCGTCAGGACGGAATCAAGTCCGGCCGCGTTGAGGTTGGCGGCATTCCCCGCATTGTCAAGTTCATCTCAGAAGGGAATGTATACCGACTCATCTGCCGCTCCAATAAGCCTGAGGCTGAACAGTTCGAGACGTGGGTTTTCGATGAACTGCTGCCCACGATTCGTCAGACCGGCGGATATGTGAACGACCCTGTTGTTTTTGTGGACCAGTGGCTCCCTAATACGGATGCTAAAACCAAAGCTTTGCTTGTGACTTCTCTGGAAGCCGTCAAGAATCAGGACAAGGTCATCGGTGTCCAGCAGGAAAGCGTTGACTTTCACCGCGCTGTCAGCGCCTCAGTCAACAGCGTGGACTTCGGCGAATTTGCGAAATGCCTTGCCAACGACCACATCAACATCGGTCGAAATCGCCTGATGGCTTGGCTGCGTAAAGAGAAGTACATTGACGCCTCGAATATTGCCTACCAGAAGTACATCCAGCAGGGGATTTTTGAGGTCAAGGAAACGGTATATTACATCGGCAAAGCATCCCATACCGCACGCAAGACACTGATTACCCCTAAGGGTCAGGTATACCTTGCTAAGAAGGTTTCCAGCGGCTACAAGGGCTAATAGCATTATACTGACCACTGAAAAGTAGTCGGTATTTTTATTGACACCACTTGCGAACCGCATAGAATTGAGATTGTACGATAGATACCATCTACAAAGGCGCTATTTGCGTTCGTACGATTCACAATTCTGTATTCACTAAGGCAGACTTACCATTCGTGGTAGGTCTGTCTTTTTTTGTTTACAGCAAAACAAGCACTTGGAGGTGCATTATGAACAACAATGAAATACTCGTCCGCAAAGCTATCGAAGACAAAGAGCGTGAAGCAAACAGCTATGAAGACCAGGAGTGCTACAATGCAGCCTACTGCTATGGTTATGCTGCCGGTGCAACGGATGCGCTGTCTACCTTGAAGAATCCGGACCCAAAAGAACTCTTTATCATCCTGTCGTACTACTCAAACGAGGACGATGGCGAGTTTGACCGCGTCGGCAGCTGCGACAAGGTTTATCCTACGCTCGAAGCCGCCAAAGCAGCAGCCGACAAACTCTTCAAAGAGGACAAGGAAAACCGTCCCGAGAACATCGCTGTCGCTTACACCCTTGATGATTGCGTCCGCGATATCGAGGAAAACCCGCTGTATGTTGTCGGTGAATGGCAAAAGAACGCTTTTGGAAGCTATCACAATTTCTACGCAGTTTTCGGTGTTTCTCTCACCGAGGACTAAACGCAAGGAGGATTAAAAAGATGCTCAAGGTATTAGGCGGTCAATGCCGCAGTATTCCCGTTGTTGACGGGAAGGTGAATCTCGTTTTGAAGGCAGTTGTTCCCGCACCAGCAGACAAGGAAAAAGCTGAGAAACTCTGCTCTTTGAACGGCTGGGCACCGCACACTGACATGTTCAACAATCTTCTTATCACTGCTCCTGTATCTTTGGATGCATACCGCCTTTCGGATGGTTCCGTTATGAATGCTTATATCGGCTTTGCTGAGAAAGCAGCGACCGCTCTGGTCGGTAACAAGAACGGATATCTGATGGCCGGCGTCGCATCCTACGGGGCTGTTGGCTAA